AAAAAAAATAGGATTGATATAAACCAATCCTATTTAAAACATAACCTTATTTATCTATTGAATTGAAGTAAGTTTGTGGTTTTCAAGGAAGTCCTTAAATTGGTCGCTTGATACATCAAGCACAAACCCAGCAGCACCAGCATGTCCTCCACCACCGAATTTCTTACTTACCTCACAGCAATCTACGCCGTCTTCTACGCATTTGTAAAGAGAGAACCTAACTTTTCCACCTGGCATGATACAGAATGGCATCAGAGCTTTAATTTTTCTACCGTCTAACCAGTCCGGTGTAAGAGAATCAAATACCTTAGAACCTGATTCAGCGGTATTCATCGCTACAACCTTCACCTCATCGACGTGCGCTTCGAACGAACACCTACTTACCTCATCTTCGTTTTTGGCAGCTACGTAGTTAATTATAGCACGTCCTTCTTTAGCAAGATCATAAAAAATAAGATCAATTTCATTATCCTTCATATCTTCTTTAAAATGATCATACAAATACGACAATGCAATCAATACATTGAGTCTTATTTTTGATCTCAAGGCATACTGGACAGCTACTACCGTATCCCAGCCTAAACCGGATTCTTTATTCCACACATCGTAGTCTGACAAGCACCGGACGATCGCCGGCACCTTCCCCATCAGCAGGTCGGAAGCAAGTGCGCACGCACCGGAACCGACTCTCCTCAACCCTGGAACTACGAATCCCCATGTCTTACTGTCTTCGATAATTCCCTTGTGGTGATCTATCCACATCAGACTCTTTCCCTCATCAAGCCAATCTTTAAAAATCGTTTTAGAATCGGCACCGAAAGACACGTCAAGAACGTAAACAACATCTAAGTCACGCACCTTGCTGGTAACTTTCTTGACATCATCTTCATACGAATACGGGATATAAACAACATCCCTGTCTTTACTGTTTTCGTACATGGTTGCGATGGCTGCTGATACAACGCCATCTAAATCCGATTTATGATAAACTATCGCCGTTTTCTTTACCTTCATATCTATATTTTCATTCAAATTAATCAATTCATTTCTTTTTGTATCATAAAACGCTTACACCTTGATAGTTTAAATTTCTTGTACGTGATATTCTTTTGGCTTTTGCCATCAATATCACGAATGTTAAAACTGCCGGTTTTACGCCTTCCAAATATAAAGTAATAACTGTTTTCAAACATAACCCTATCAAACAAACGGAAACCAAAAACTTCAAAAGGAGATTGATTTAGTCTTTTTATCCCTCCTTTTTGAATCTTTTGTTTATGAATTTGACGATTATGTCTTCTTACTAATCTTACTTTATAATAATATCCTAATCTTATAGCATTAAAATTCTTAGAAATAACAAAGGCATCTGAAACATGAGATTTTTCAATGTCGTGATTGATTCTATTATATTTTGTAACATAACCGAAAGTCATAGAAATGTTGTCGTATTTAGACTTTAGTTCTTCATACAATCTCCATTTCATGATTCCCATTACGGCTGCGTCGCGAAGCGACTTGCCTCTTCTGATTTTTAAATCTATATTACCTTTATGGTATTCCTTATGACAGGTTTCACATAAGGTAATAAGATTAGATGGGGAATTTCCTCCTGTTTTCCGGGATTCAATGTGATGAACGTTAAGGATCTTATCTTTCGATTTTCCTTTACAATACTGGCATTTATGCCCATCCCTTGCTAAAACATATTCCCTTGTGTTCCAAAATCCAAGTTGATCACCTTCCTGATATTCTTTACCTGATATATTAGGATTCTTAATCTTTTGAGTATCAAATTGAGCTACCTCGATAACAATACGAAATATTGGTAGTATAGAGCATACATTGTCAATAACACGAATATGAGCGTCTACTTTGTATTTCACCGAAGGTGCTATCCATCCTGAACGCTTGCTTTTTATTCTATTATTAAAACGAGGTTTTCTATATCTTAACCTGTTCCGTCTTGTTTTCCGTAGCTCTCTTCTGGTAGACAAAAGATCTACGATATCATTTCTAAGAATTACTTCACTGCTGTAAAGTTCTTTGCTTTTCGTTGTAGCTGATAGACCAACGTGTTTGGTCCCAGCATCAACGCCTAACACAATTTCTTGTTTGTAATCAGATGTGACGTACGTTAAGCCCTATTCACGACATCTTGCTTAATCTTCATATCAGTAAGATCTTTTGCATAAAGACCTCCAGATATGGTTTCAACCAACGTCCCGTCAAAATCAAATAGTAGTATTCTTTTGTTTTTAATATACAAATCTTTCATCATTTTTCACCCCTACTCTTTTTTATTACCCTAAACTGAAGACGGAATAGATTACTGTCTTCTTTTATAATATCATACACAGCATAAGAATTTTCTCCTATATCCCATCCAAGATAATCGAGCAGGTCTTTTAAGTAAATCCTCTTGTATTTTACACCAAGGTTATTTACCTTAAACGATCTCTCGTCTTCAACATCAGAAGCAGCCAGATAAAAGACCGTATTTTCAACTCCTTCAAATATCTTCCCTTCTTCTAAGCCGATAACAACCGCATCCGTTACCCCCATCCAATTCAAATTATCGACAGAGATAGTCATTATCTTACTTTTGCTGATTGACAACTTCCGGATCTTGCTTTCTTTAGTTTTAGATCCTAAAAAATCCGTACTGTTAAAAAAATCTACTTTCATGGTTATAATATTTTATATTTATGTTGCAAACATACATAATAAATAATCATCAAAGAAATAAATAGGATTAAAATATGATAAAAAACCCATAGCACTACGTATTTAATAAAAATAGATCAATGACACAAGATAATAAAAATAATCGTATATTTGTCGGTATCTTAATCAATTAAAAATAAATGTCATGGCAGAATTGAAAATAGGTTTTGTAACCTTCAATCCGGGATCAGGTGACGGTGATCAGGCAGTCACCGTATCAGGTGAAAAATACCAAGGTCGTGTACAGCGCACGCAACAAGTAGAATTTGGTGCCGAATCAGGCGGTGTTAAGAAAACTGCTACCATCAACCAAGCTGCGGCAGCTGAGTTTGTAAAAATAGATCCTACTGCATCCGTAGGGAAAGAAGGTGGTACTGTAACGATCAACGGTACAAGTAACTCAACTAAATTAACGTTCTCTCTAACTCCGGACAAGACTCATCCTCTGACGTTGAATATACCTGCCAGTTATCAGGCGGCAGGCAAGGCTACCAGCAACGGCGCTGTTATTGCCGCCGACCCTGGTGCAACAGGGAGCTTTGCTTTCAGTATCGTATTCTCCGGTATTGCAGCGAACACTAATATAAACGATCTGGTAAGTACTCTTAAGGTTACGGCCGCTGGTGGTCAGACAGCTAATACGGTTATTACCCAGACAGCAGGTGATCCGTTCTTGGAAATAGACAAGGCGGTAATCAACTTGGATGCAAACGGTACTCCTCAGACTATCAATGTTAATGCTAACATCAAGTGGACTATCACACAAGCTGTTTCTAAGTTGGTAAGGACAGTAATGAAGTGATGTGATTATTCACGTCTGTATTGCTTATAAAAAACAAAAAGGGGCGTCTATTTGGCGTCCCTTTTTTCTATGCATTGTATGTAGTATTTATCTTTTTGCCTACTGACAAAAATCTTTTTTAAAATCATCTGTTTTCTGATATGGACTCTTTTCCCGTCATCTAATTCCCTCCATATTTCATTAAAGATCAAATCTATTAATTCCATGACCTTCTTATCGGAGACAAAATTCTTCCTACCGGGGCTGACCCATCCATCATCAGTCATCTTACCGGCTATCCTATTAGCTATCCTGCTTAATTCACGTGGGGTGCTCATTTTAATTTGTTTTTAAATATTCTACCTTTTTCACACTGAAGTATGCAGTCTCTCATGGGATGATCTTGTTCGTGATCGTCACACATCGGAAATTCTTTTCCATAGGGGAAAGCAATGTGCGGGCACTGCGCCCTGAACGCATCCCAGGCCGACTTCCTCACAGCCTCAGCTCCGGCACGCACGCCTTTCTCTCTTTCCTTGGCTGGGTCAGCATACACGTTTGAAATAGCTCTTTTCTTCCAAGTAAGCATATTGTAGTAAAACTTATCCACCAGTTTCCTACCCACTACATCAAACTTCTGTCTATGAATTAAAGGTGCTACCTTAACGACGTTCTTCCTATTTTTACTAACATCGACATAAATCAGCCCGGCATAAGACGGAACTTCATTTACGTCAATCATATTAGGCGGACAGGCGTAGTAGAAATAGTTTGGAGGATAGCTTATGACACCACCTACCTTAATAATGCCGTCTTTAAGAACCTTATGTTTTTTATCCTTTTTGAAGTCGTTAAAGAAATCTTGTTTAGACATCTTGACCTCTACTTCATAAGCGTACAATGATCTTGTTATGGCCAGGAAGTCAGATTCCCAATCATATATATGAAGATTGTTAATAACATACATCGGATTACTTAACAGATCCCTATTAAGGATCTTAAGCATTTGTTGCTCTGGGTAGTTCATTGTCTTACTTTTTTTAGAGGCTTGTGGCGGAATCGAACCGCCCTACGAGATTTTGCAGATCCCTGACTAAACCACTCATCCAACAAGCCATGTAGCCCATGCCTGAATCGAACAGGCAACTTTTGATTAGGACTCAAGGGTTTTATCCGTTAAACTAATGGGCCATTTAATGTTTGCTATGTTCACACACCACAAACACTTAGATAATTAACACTTTACACAAAATATGTACCGTTATCCAAGGAGGATTCGAACCTCCGCTAACAGAACCAAAATCTGTTGTGCTACCACTACACCATTGGACAGTGGTCCCGGAGGGATTTGAACCCACGATCTCGATGTTATGAGCATCTTGCTTTCACCACTAAGCCACAGGACCTTAAAAATATTCAGGAGCCTTCACAGACGCCTGCATATAACAGCTAAATTTTTAACCAATAATTATCCTAAAAACTCTCTCAACGCAAAGCTAAGTACTAACCCATAATATGGCAAACATTAAAATATAAAAAGGATTAAAATACCTACTTCTTTTTTTTCTTCTTCTTTTTAGTGTCTTTTACTCGTTCAGCTTCGTTTTCGGGCTCCACAATGTCACCGGCTTCTTCCTGAATCACATCCGTCTCAGGAACAACATCAGACTTCTCTGACTCAGCCACATCCTTATCTGACTCCTCATCTTTATCCAATTCCGGCTCAGCGACATCGTTTTTGTCTTTACCGATTATACCTATCTGGTAGCCTCTTAATTCTACTTGCATTAATTTCAGCTTCGATTCTAACTCTTGTATTGTTTTGGACCCAACAGAAACCTCGTTTTCCAAATCTCCGATTCTGATCCTGGCTTCAATCAACGCATTTGATTTCTTTTTTAATTCATATGATATACTGTTTTTCTTTTCTTCCAAGTTACTGATTTTGTAATTAGCCTCATCAAGATCAGACTTGGCTTTGTCAAGATCAGCCTTGACCGAATCAAGTTCTTCCGTTTTCTTCTTGACGCTTTTTATCAGCTTTTTCTGATTTTCCTTCAAGGCGTCAATCTTTTCCTTAGACTCAGAAAGATCTTTGCCAATAGATAAAATCTCTTTATCCTTTGAAGCGATATCTGACTTAAGTTCGGAAAGCCTTTCCTTGTAAAAATCAGCCTTATCCTGCATTTCCTCAATTTCTTTTGCAAGATTTTCGGATTTAATAGCTTTCTCCCTGTACATTGACAGCTTGCTGTCTGTGATGAATGTAAAACCTAACATGCTCATTTTCAAAATATTTAAACATTACTTAACTCCAGAACTACCAAGACCTTTTTCTCCACGTTCATTTCCGTCTTCTACCTCAATATCTGTCACCTCTTCCAATACCATTTTGTATTGTGGAACGATTTCCATCTGAGCTATTCGATCGTTTTTATGGATTACGGTCGGTTTTTTATTGATTTTAGTAAGATTAACCATATACTCTCCTTTGTAGGTAAATTCGCATTTACCGGGTGCGTTAGTAACTACCACTCCCTCGTCAAAAGAGAATCCTGATCTTCCTTCTACATTCGCACACCATCCTTCTGGGATATTCAACTTGAAGCCGGTTCCGATTCTAACAGAATAACCTTGATATAAGGTAATTGATTCAAAATCGGAAGGAACATCTATTTCCACTCCCATGTCATTCACCATCTTCACCACTCTATATGCACGAATATCACAACATGCATCTCCATCATGTTTGTATTCAGGTACCACTACATCAGGATAAAGTTTCTTAATACCTACCTGCACAGTCTTCTGATAACCTGGAGTCAAATATGATTCAGGCATTTTATTAACGACCTTATCTTCTTTTTTATGTTTGTTGTTCTTTTCAGAAACAGTATCCTTCTTGCTATCTTCTTTTTCAGAAAGAAGTCTTTCAATATCTTCTAACTTGTCCATGATCATATTTTTATAGTACAATAAACAATACCTTCTTTTTTTATGTCCTTAGTTGATTCATAGCACTCACGAAAAGTACTTATGTCTGCATCATTAGGATCATCGACCCACTCATCTCCTTGCTTATATTTTTCTCTGGTTTCTGAGTAGATCATACATAATTTATCCCCATGCTTCGCCATAATCCTTTCTTCTGTCACTTTCCTACGAAGTTTAATAAGGGGAAATCTTGTAACTATTTCTACCATCATTCTACACAATCTTTAAAAGCCCAAGAGATGTTATTCTCCTGGGCTGATGTTTATATTAAAATGGAAGGTCATCTTCTTCCATAGGAGGGAAGTTCGGCATCTGTGCTTGCGGCTGTGGCTGCGTCTGATGCTGAGGCTTGGTGCTCCTTGTAGTAGGCGCCTGGGCAGGTGCAGCAGGCTGAGCCGGTGCCTGATACTGTGCTGGCTGTTGGTAATTCTGATACGGAATAGCACTCGGAACAGACTGAGGTTGTTGAACCTGTTGAGGCGCGGCCGGCTGCTGGGTATAAGTCTGAGGGGCTGTAGGCTCTTGCTGAGTATTTCCTTCTAAACCTAATTTAGCCATTATACCTGCTCTGATATCTTTAATAGAAGCATTGAACCTGTTTGAATATTCAGTAATCTTCTGATAAGTGAAGTTGTTTTGAGCTGAATAATCGAGGCTTTTCTTGCCATCAAATCCTGTAACTTCAACAGGGTCAGGCCAACCATTTACGCCTTTTTTATAAAAACGTTCAACAAGCTGATCTTTTTCTTCGTCTACTCCGGCATATGCGATAATAAGTTCCGAAGATCCAAACTCGTCATCTTTCTTCTTCTTAAAGACATTGAAATAAATTTCACGACTGAAATCGATGTTTTCGTAGTATTTTACGAAGCTCTTAACAAAGCCCTTGATATTTCCTTTTTGATTGACGAGAGGTATGGAAATACAATAGTTTTCATTAAGTTCGTAATCTTTTAATACGATAAGGAAATTAGTAACAGTATTTCCATTAGAGAAAGTGCTTGACTTTAACCCGATGTAGTTAATGTATCCAACTACTCCATTATAATACTCTTTCCAATATCCCGCCGGCTGACCGCTATTAGGATTTATGTGCTGAACAAAACCTTCTTTTGGTTCGTTACTTTTTTCATACAAGTTACCATCTGAATTAATATACAAATAATAAGTTGTACCAAAACTTCTGTTTTCTCTAAAAGCCATATTATTATTTTTTTTATAGATTATACAATGTTTGATTTAAGACGTATGTTGATTCGTATTTAGGATTGAACATCTTTATCATCTTATATTGATCAGACCAATCCATAACAGTATCTCCTTTTATAAGAGATTTTACGGATGAAAGTATATTTTCCTTGCCGATAGAAAAATTAAAACACGGGCCTTCAAGCGCATTTAAAGGCATCGATTCCATTATTCTTTTTCTATTTCCAAAATCCTCAGACATTACCGTTATGCCGTTTTCTTTATCTACCTTAACATTGACAACATTATCCACTAAAGTCATGGAATTAAGAACCGATATAAGCAAATCTCTGTCGAACTTAACCCTCGACGATTTCTCGAATTTGTTACATACGTATTCGTAGTTAGGATACTGTTGTTCTACGTTCATATCCGATATAATCACATTATCAAAACATAAAAACGTCCTAACACCATCCGTGGAAATACTGATCTCCGTATCTTTATCAGACAGAAAGCGATACAAGATAGAAGCCGCTACCTCGCTTAGCATAATCGACCTTTCTTCTACTGCATTAGCATACTCTTTCCTGTTTATAAACAAACGGAACATATCAGTAGAAACAATGTCAATATAATTCTTCTTCACATTAATAAGAATCGAGCATATAGCCGGTCTAAACTCATCCGATCCAACAAACGCAAAAGATCTTTTCATAGACTGAATGAAAGATGAGCTCATAACACGAATGCCATCACCTACAGGATAAAAGAAATCAGGGAAAGCCTTATCCTCAATCCAAGTAGAAGAAAAAGATCCTCTATCATATTTAAAAACGATACTGTAATCGTTTTTAATCTCTATCTCTATATCCTGGTTATGATTTTTAAAAAACGAAATAAGAGTCCCTGCATCTACTAAAAAAGAAAACTTATGGTCACAAGAAATATCAGTATTCACATCGAAAATATCATCCGTATATGTTATACGTTCGTTCATGGCTTGTATCCGGATATGATCAAAATATAAAGTAATTTTTATATTCGATGTGACACAATCCTTTAGAACCTTATCAAACATCTTTGAAATGTTTGAAAGTTTCTCATTCATTAGTATGCCAGGAACTCTTACTTTCATTTTTTAAAACCTACGATTATGATTATCTAACACTGCAAATGTATTATTTTTAAATATAATTACGAATTAATTGGATTTAAAATGATTTAAAATAGATTAAATGGTTCTTCTTGCTGCTTCTGCTATAAGCATCGCATCAACTATACCGTCATGGGCTGTCTTACATCTTTCGTTTTTAACGAACGTATCGTTTGGCCACAGCCTTTTAGCGCAAGCCAATGACGTTTTCTTAGTATTTACCTTACTGGCTTCTATAACCTTATCAGAATGCGTCCAAACCAATTTCTGCCATGTTTTAGGGGCTATGAAATTAACGGAGCAACTTATGTCCGTAAATGCCATGCAAAGGGAGAGGAACAGCCCATGCAGTTGGCCTTTGTTCTCCATGAGGGAGGCTGTAGAGGACGTGCTGACCCCGTACAGTGCGTGGACGTCCTCTATGACAAACACTACCCTATCAGGATTGTTTTCTACGATCGTATCCCGGCAAAAAACATATTCTTTAGTCAAGTCTACCGGCCCTGAAGCTGATATTCTTGGAGTGGAGATTCTTGATATTAGTTTACTGTCTTGATCGATGCAGGCTATGGCTCCATCTTTTCCCGGATCTGCTGCTATATATAGTATCATAATGCACTAATTTAGATTCATGTCAATTTTACCAATGCTATCGTCATTTTCAAAGCCTCCATTGTCTGTAAGTTCGTAATCGATAGCCACAGCACCATTACTAAGAATGTAAAACCCTTTAAACTTCTTTCCTATTTCAATAGGATACACAACATTTACATCCCTTCCAATATCCTCAAACGGCATAGCGATATCTTCTGTATTAGCATCCTTTTGTTTTGCTAATACACCAACGGGTATATTTTTACCTTTTATAGAGGCGTATGTAACCATATACAGAATATCGTTATTAACAAACGCCCTATCACTACTCACCTTATCCAAGCTGACATATATAATATGTTTTATAAAACTATTGATATCTCCACATATGTTAATAGCCTCTACTTCTTTAGGAATAACGACTTCCACTTCTTCTGGTTTTATATTTTTCTTTTTCATTGCATTAATTTTTTTGTGTTTTGTTTTACTTCTTCAACAAGATCCTGATCTTTCATCATTTCCTGCTTAAGTTTCTCATTCTCCTTAATTCTTTTCACCCTATCGGCAAGAATCTTCTTATATTTCTTATCCGATATTTTTATAAACCAAGGACAGTTCCTTGATGGAATCCTTTTACATGGATAATCAGTTAGACCATTTGGTCCAAACTGCTCACATCTATTACATTTTTCTTCGCCTGTCATTACACTATATTTTAGGGAAATATTCTTCAAGTTCTCTATAAGAGCACTCTACTACAACAGAATCTCCTTTAGGGAGAAATACTAAAATAGAATCGATAGAAAAAACACTATCTACTTTTCTTACAAGTTGGCCATGTTTGTAAGAAGACATGACCAACCTAATTCCATACGCATCATAAGATCCTTTCCTACACGGAAGTATGTTTTCAACAACATAATCAAAACCTCCGATATTAACTTCATCGCCGGAACTGATTTCCATAATAGGAATCATTTTGGCTCTTCTATCTATGCTTATTTTCATTTCGCAACCTCAAATTTGATTTGCTCCTTTGGTTCATAATTCCATACCTCAAAATCATCAGCTACAAAATCATAAAATCCTTTCCCTTCCATACGAGACGAGATAGTAACCTGCGGAACCGGGCCGAAAAGAGAGCGACGGAGGAGCTCGTTTGCCTGTTCTTCGTGACGGTCATACACATGCATATCTTGGATGAAATGAGTGAAAACTGCGGGCCTTAACCCGGCGTCATGAGCAAACATCATCATCAACGCCGCATATTGAGCTACATTCCAGTAAGAAGCTGTAATCATATCCTGGCTGCGCTGATAAAGCGTCATATACAACTCATCTCCTTTAACAGATAAATTAATCTGGAACGCGCATTCTTGAAGAGGTTTTAGTCCATTGGTTTCAGGATCGAACATGGATGCTACTATTCTTCTTGACGAACGATCATTCTTGAGTGACCAAAGAATTAAATCTGTTTGGTTAAGAAAACCGTAAAGACCATCATGGATATCTGTCATACCATCTGGAGCTTTTCCGGTTCCCATATAAACATGTCTGTTCACCATATCTCCATAACATCCTTCTATCTTTCCATTATCATCAGCCCACTGATCCCAGATATGAAGACCAAGATCTTTGACGTCTACCGATCTTTTTTGCCAAATCCACAATATTTCTTTTATGGAGTTTTTAAGATTAGTAGGTCTAAGTGAACCAAGAGGAAATTCCCGACGAAGATCGTACTGGTTACATACTTGTAGGATGCGCTTCACCTTGACGCCTGTCCCGTCACCGTAGACCGGTCGCTTTACCTCTTCCCACGGCTGGCTCATTATAAGAGCCAAATTGTCTTGAAATATTTTATCTACTCTTGCCATATTCTTATTAGGTACTTATATACTATAGTATCACCATCTCAAGGTTATGCCAACAAACAAGAATCATTAAAAATTCTAAGAGGAATGGTTATAAAGACGATTAATTTCTTCTTGTTCTAAACACGGACCACCTACAACTTTCTCTGTCGCTTTTCTTTGTCTAACAAAATCTTCAGCTTCGGAAAAAGTTGTAGCATAAATATATCCACCATACTTTTCTCCATTGATTTCAAATTCTGTCACAAACTTCTTTTGTTTTCATAACTACATTTTTTCATAAATTAAACTCTTCAAAATCTATTTCAGATCCGGTTGACAAATTAATCATTGACTTTTCAAGCTCTTCCATTGGAACCGGTTTCACAATACCTCCATTACCAAGAGTCTTTTTATAGAAGTTTATCACCACCTGATCGCTGGTTTTTACCGTCTTAGGAATAGGTTGACGAAGATATAATCCATCAAGAGACTTTACTCTTGAAAGAGCCGTATATAGCTGTCCTGTTTCAAAAGAATTAGATACATCCATCATAGCCGCATCCAATGTCAGGCCTTGAGCTTTATGGATCGTGATAGAATAACCTATTTTTATAGGATACTGAATAATAGCTCCTACTACTTCAGATTCTATCTTATATCCGTTTCTTACGTATTTTACTTTCTCAAACGAACATGGTGTTATAACAACCTTAGTATGCTCATCATCCTTTGGTTTATCAAGGACTACTTCAATCTCCCCCTTTTTTATAGATAATACAGTACCAAGAGAGCCATTGAAGTACTCTCCTCCGTTTCTTGTTATCATAACTCTTGATCCTTCTTTCAAGAAAAGAGTTTTTTCAACCGGAGCATCTTTAGGATAATCACCGTTTATAACAGCTTCTAATTTTATTAAAGAGCCTGGTAACGATGATATTCTCATTTCGTTAATAGCCGTAGCTTTTGAGTTGGTAGTTACAATCTCAACATATCCTTGATTATTATCAGACTGAATACATCTGCTGTTTATTGTATCAAATACATCATCATCCATCTGCCCATCACGCACCTTATTAAGGACACTAATAAACTTCTCATCTTTCTGACGATATATTTTTTCAAAAGAAACCATTTCCATACCAGAAGCCATAAGAGACTTCGAGCTAAAGAAATAAGATGTATCGTATATTTCTCTAAAAAAATCCTCCTTAATCACAGGAGGAAGCTGAAACAGGTCGCCTACCATAATAAGTTTCACGCCGCCAAACGGATCCTTGTCTCCTCTTGCATGACGAAGTATATCAGCTACGTTGTCAAGAAGATCAGGGCGAACCATAGAAATCTCGTCTATGATAAGATACTTTATATTCTGTAAAATCTTCTCCGAACCTCCGTTGAATTTATGTTCGCAGTTATCCATAAACGCACCTTTTCGTATTTCAGGTATATACGGCTGCATTCCTATTCTAAAAAATGAATGAATGGTTTGACCACCTGCATTAACAGCAGCAACACCTGTAGGAGCTACAACAACCGCATTTTTTAATGCCGGTATAATACGCTTAAGGAACGTTGTTTTTCCACTTCCTCCTTTACCGGTTATAAACAGCGGTTTTGGTGACTTACAAATAGACTTAATAGCCTTTCCCTGGGCGACATTACCTTCGGACATAACTGAACGAAGAACGCACTCCATGATTTTTTTGTCGTAACTTATAGCCATCTTTTTTCTGATTTTGTTCTACAAAACAAAAGTATGAAAATAAAATAAAACATAAAATATAAAATGAATTAATTAGGATTAAAAAGAAATAATAAGTTGGATAAGTTTCTTTGTGACAGACAGTAATGTGGTTTAGTATGGGTGCAGTAATGGCATAGTAGTGGCTAACGGGTGTTTCCGTTGATGTTCTACGAGATTATCGTTTTTCGGCTCTGTTGGCGACTACTAAGAACAGACCCTCTCTCAAGTACCAAACATTATAATGATGAGTACTGAGATGAAGGATAAAGATAGGTATCACTATAGAATGATAGTTCTTCAAATGGTATATCCTTGAATATGGATTCACCATCTAATTCTTTATCATTATCTACTGTTATACTAATATTAGGTAATGATTGGATCGATATATCCATATTCCCTATCTTTTCCTTAAACTGTTCTGCCTTAACATACGTATAGATGTCTTCGCTTACCGATCCCACCGCTTTAGCCATCTCGCCGGCGAACTCAGCATACATATCCCGTACCTCATTAAAACCTGCCTTTTTGTCAGGAGCGGTATTGTTATAGGTTTTCATTCTCCTACTTACCCTACCGCAGACCCCGGCAACGGACGTCCCCACCTCAGCACAGCAGGCTTCTGCATCAGCCATGCCTGCCTTTACCGTGGCTACCTTCTCCTTACTCCACGCGCTAACCTTGTCGTATGATTGTTTAAGACGGTTTAAGAACATGTCCATTCTTCGCTTCTTATCTTCTGCTATGATAGCGCGATAGTACTTTCTTATAATTTGGTTTTGTGTACTTCGCTCATATCCGTCCCAGAAGTCTTTGTGCGCTTCTTTAGCCATAGAAGAAGCCAATGACCTTGTTTCTTCTTCTTTTGTCTTTTTACGATCTATGCCAAGGATTTCGCCATCTTCTGAAACAACTTCTTCTGCGTTTAGGAAACGTAGGATATGAGTATTATCTTTTAAGAAGAAATTGAAATCGTCTTTCTTACTCACTTTTTCTTTTTCTCCTTTCTCTATATCCTTCTCTCCAAAATACCATCTGTTTGTTGCTCCTTTTTTATACAAGGTCCAGGTATTTGCTATTTGCCAGAAAACAGCTCCGTGCCTATATACCGGAATCAGCTTACCTATTGGGTAGTTATGTTCGTTTGCTTCAATGTAAGCACGAGGATTATCTACGTATGTTATAAATTGTATGTTTTCGAACCTTTTTACGAGCTTGTCTTGTATCGCCATACCGACAATCTCTTTCGCTTTTGTTAGTCCTACATTCAAGTACAATGCAATTGTTTTATTACTTATCGTCGAATCAATTAATCCATAATACGAGTGGCTTCCGTCTACGACTTCCGCCCGAGAGTTTGTCTCTCCACTGTTCAGTACAGACTCATTGTTTTTGACTAAATTAACAAACATCGCCTCTCTTATCCTGTCAAGGACTTTTTCATGGTTTGTTATTTCATTTTTCTTTATCTTAATTAAAATCCTATTCTTTGGAATATTCACTTTCCCGCATCCGAGAGTAAGTTGTACGCCATTAACACGATATCTTCTTGCGACAAACGTACTATCCGTAATACGGAACAGTTCGTCAAACATCGGATGTCCTGTCATGTTCTTGAACTTCGAATACCCGATTCCAAGTTTATGAAGAAGATCTTTCTGGTTTTTGAATCTTATTCTCGAATCCCGGCGGGAGATTTTTATCATACAGTATAAAGCATACAATTCCATGAACAGCGAATCTGATGACCACTGCTCCAAAAGTCTAAGACTTATGTTAATATTTCTACCTAATTGTAGCTTCATATCCCATATTCTATTAAATATATTTAAAGCTATTCGTATGTTTTAATACATCCCCTCGGAGACCTTTCGGTCTCCTTGGTAGATGTAAATCCCGTTAGGGATAAGTCAGGATTTCTCCTGTAAGTACCCATCGCCAATGTTATAAGAGGTTTTATATAATGGCAACACTGTTTCGTCAAATACACTACTCCTGTTTAATCACCATCCTTAGAGCTACGGACTTGGGTAAACATCCGTAGGTAACTATCTATTCTCAAATAACGTAGTGTTTGTTTCAACACTTAGGCTAATAACCCGATCTCTGAAAGAGATGTATTAAACTTTTATAATAGAATTATATCAGGTTAATACTATTTGGGGTTATAATCTGTAACAAAAAAAAATCGGATGGATTTTTGGGGATATCCATCCGATTTGTGTCTTTTTCGTTCGGAAAATCCCAAAAACCCCGTTACAGATTTGAGAAGCAAACAATGAAAGACGATTAATATTTTTTTATCATTCATTATTTATTTCCTAAATCTGTAACGTACAGCAAATATAGAAACAAATAATGAATATCAAATAACAAAATCTTATTTTTTTAATGCTACAGTGCAAATATCGGGACAAATCCTGAATCCATTGTCATAAAATACGTTAATTTTAAATTTATAAATCCTTAATCCTTATCTTTGTATCAAAACAATAATCTCATGAAAGAAAGTGATAATAAAGATGTTGGTAATAGGGCTTATAGGCTTTTAGTGCCTTATTCCAATACGGTAGATATGGCTAAGAAGATACTTCTGTTTTATAACGGATACCTAATGGCCTCTGGTAATGAGAAGAATGTCATAGATGCGAGGCACTTAAATCTTCTTGCCTATTATTTTGTGTTTGGATATTCGTATGAGACGAAGAAGAAGTTTTCTCATTGTTTCAGTACCGATCCTCAATATGTATCGGTTTTGGATACGGAGATGAAGAAGCGTGGTATTTTGATTGACCGTGAAGGGAATTACAGGACCAGGTGTTTGTGCCCGGATATAGAGAACATGCGCCGTCTTTTTGTATTGGAGGGTTCAAGAGATCAATGTGCGTTGGTTTCTTTATTTTACAGAAAAAAAACTTTTGAAGCCGATGGCGAAGAATAATTTCCCTATATCATTTGAGTCACATATTATAGATGATGTGATGGATAAGACCGGGAGCGTTTACGACCGAAACCAAATACGTGACGTTTTTAGAGCCAGTATTTCTTATGCTAATAACTTATGTACGTACACAGATAACGTGTCTGTATCGTTCCCGTATGTAGGCGATATGGTTTGTAACCTTCATGAGATGGAGAGGCGCAAACACAATCTTGAGCGTCTTAAATCCAAGGTAGAAAAATTATCTAAGTATCAGGAAAAAGAACTTCAGTGCCTTGATATTAAGATAAGGATGATAAAGGATGCTTATGACTCAGGTGAGATAAAAGGTGGGGATATGTTGATAAAACACAACAAATTATCTATCTTTAAATCTCGTAAGGGTCATAGTTTTAGTGAAATACAAAATATTCAAGAACAGGAATTTAACAGATAAGTCATGAAAAAAAAATTGCAAGCGGAAGTTATATACGATGCTTTTATGGATACGATATTAAAAAAACTTCCAAGAAAAAAAGAAGATTATCCTGATTGGTACAAGGAACGTCTTGAAAAGTGTGAGGGATGTAAATTCAATACCAAGAACGTCCCTAACTCTATGCTTCCTCTTTCTTTATACGTAAGCAAGAAAATAGGTAAAAATCGTTGTTCTGTATGTACGTGCTTCATCCAGCAGAAGGCCTGGAGCAAGACAGAGGAGTGTGCGCTTGGGGAGGGGCTTCCCCGTCCTTCGTGGATGGATCGTCAGTATTCTATTGATTTTTATGATGAGAAGTCAAGATGGAACAGGTTAGAACTTATTACAATGGATTCTGATGAATTTAATGTTATTTCTACAGATGACAAGCAATACAATATTGACCTCTCTAAAGACGGTAAATCATTTGAAATTATTTTCGAACCGGTAGAAAAAGGGAACAGTATAAGGTTTTCATTCGTTCTTGAGTCGAAGCATGATATGAAGATAACAGCATCAGAGACATCTTGTGGTTGTACGTCATCTAATTTGAATATCATTGACTCACGTCACTTTAAGTTCAATATAGAGATACATACAGCAGGATTTGGAATAGGAAGATTCGTAAAGCACATGACTGTTCACTATCAAAAAAATGGGTCTAAAAAAGAGGAAAAAATTCCGTTTAATTTTGAAGGTACTATAATTCAAAAAAGTTAAGTTATGGGCGGATGTGGTAAAGCAGGGCATTTACAATGCGAGGATAAAAGGAAGTCCTTATTTTCTATGTTGCAGGCATCTTGTGACGATCTCCCCGATTATTCTGCCGGGGACATTCTCTATGCCGTACTTAGATCTTTTGCAAAGAAAAGAGGATTGTCTGTTTCTTTTTTAAGGACGTTGACAGACAGCGAGCTTTTTGAAGTGGCTGATTATAATTTATCAATGGAGTTGATGGACGTTATTATTCATGATAAAAAGGTTCTTGACAATGAAGAAGATTGATTTTGATTCAGATATAAAGCATCTTATTTCTTATTACAACCATCTACTGTCTGCGCAAGACAAGGTGGGGGAGGATATGGAAGAGCTAACTAAGGATATTATTAGAAAGAAGGATGAGGAAGACAACATAGAGTTAGAAGACTTTATTGATCTGGAGGAAAAGTCGTTTATGACCAACTTGTATCAACAAGAGATGCTGAAAGTATCTTCTTCTATAAAGGCAGTTTACAGGTTATCTATTAACGCCGGTCATGATCTCAATGTAGATGATGACAGTAAGAAGGTTCTTGATAGGATAGTAAATGACGGAGAATCAGATTTTATTATGTACGTTGATAATAATACTGGTTCTGTTGTATTCAAAGACGAATCTGTTGAGGAAGGAATAAAAAACATGTGCAAGTATCGTGTTGGTCCATCTTCTCTTGAAGACAGGTTTAATATGCTTAAGTCTCAGTATGAGGATTTTTTAAAAATAGTGAATAATGAAGGTAAGAAAGCCGACTAACGATGATGTCTCTTACGTAGATCGAAAACTTCTTGTGCTAAGGGATCAGATAGATAAAGCTGAACGTTATCTATCTGAAAACCCTTGGGATAAAATAGAAGATTCTGATAAGAGGGAGAAAGAATTTAGGTTTCAAAAAAGCTTGTCTGATAGCTTAATGCAATGGACTGAATCTTATATTAAGATGTGTGGGATAATGGATGTCTATAATCAGCTTGAGGCTGCCAAAAACAAGAAAAGTCTAAAAGGAGGACAAACAGTATCAGGTATTCAGTCTTTTGTCAAGAATGAAGCTAAGAACAAGCTCGATAAGTAGTTTTGTCATGAATTTTAACAGTAAAGAACTTTATATAAATATGGGTAACGATATCCCGTTATGGAATGACCTGTATTCTTATGAAGAGCAAGACGATGATGTCAAGCAATTCTGGGAGAATGAGGCTATGAAACTCCTTAACGGTGTTACCATAAATGGGGTATTTATACATCCTTGGCTATATTGGCATATCAATTTCTGGAAGATGATGATTGACGCAGGAGATGATCGTATTCCTGGAAATTCTCAGCTTCGTGATAATGAATGGATGTTTGCCGAATTTCTAAAGCAGGCTGAAGAAGAGAATAAAGGAATATTCATGTTCGGGTGCCGTCGTTTTGGAAAAGCCCTTCTTGATTCTGAGATACTTTATCTTGAGGACCGGGAAAAGATGATAGGAAATATTGTTGTAGGGGATAAGATATATGACGATAAAGGGAATTTGGTAGAGGTCGTAGGTGTCTACCCTCAAGGGGAAGTAACTACCTACAGAGTCGTATTCGAAGACGGTCGTAACGTTATTTGCTGCGGTAATCATCAATGGCGTGTCAATCATGGAGGAAAATGGCATGTTAGGAGTCTTAGAGCCATAGCCGGATTGGATTATAAGAGTATGTCTATTCCAGTAGGTGAGGCCCTGAACTACCCTACGGCAAAGCTGCCGGTTCCGCCGTCGGCCTACGCCTCGATGCTGGCGGCTTATCTCGGTGGCTATAGTGGGGATATGTTTTTCGATAAATACATTTGTAAGAAATTTCTAAGATCGTCCATAGATCAAAAGAAAGATTTTATAGAAAACTTCATTCGTTCTTTCAGAAACGTAGTAACCGGAGAAGAAGAGCTTATGTTGTCTCATATTGATATGGATGTCATAAATTTTGTACAACGTATGTTTTGGGCTTCAGGTTGGTATGCTAAATTGGAGGGGAATAAACTTATACTATCAAGGAATCGTAAGGAATTAAAAATAAGATCCATATCGATATACGGAAAGGAGCATGCCACTTGTATAACCGTTGATAATGACTCTCATTTATTTTTGACCACCAATTACATCGTTACTCATAATACGGCCATAATGAGCTCGTTTTTGGCTCGTAATGCTACAATGACATACAATTTGACGCATAATGTTATTGGGTCAAGTAAGGAGGACCTTATGAGTCTTGGTGAGTATCTTGAGTTTGGTCTTGATAATATACATCCTTATCTAAGAATAAATAGAACAGGTAATGATTGGTTTAAAGAGGTTATTATGGGTACTAAGACGGTGAACAATATTCGTGACGTTCACGCTCGTATTCGTATTACCAATATTGATAGCGGTAAAGCCGGTGCCTCTCTTAAGACCGCATCTGGAACACCATATACATCTATTTATGATGAGGTAGGTAAATTTCCATTTTTAGCAGCATACTTACAAGGTCGTCCTGCCCATATGATGCACGGTAGAATGAGGGGGATGATGATATGCTCCGGTACGGGCGGCAACGTTGAAAAGTCTCAAGATGCTCAAAAAGTGATGAATAACCCTGCTGAATATGGGTTTATTGTCATGAATTATGATATGCTTAATAAACGTTGTTTAAAACCAACTTGGCGTATTAGTCAATCCGGTTGTTTTGTTCCTGCTCAGATGTCTCATGCTTATGATAAGGAAACAACAACCTTAGATAAGTACCTTGGAATAGAGAAAGCTACAGGTCTTAAGAAAATAGATATTCAGGTATCAAAATTTGATGATAATACTAAGAAGATAAAATCTCGTCTTGATGAACTTGTCAAAAAGGATAGAGCTTTATACGTTCAGGAACGAATGGCATTTCCTTTGTCTATAGATGATTGTTTTCTTAATACGAATGTAAATAGGTTTCCTGTAGAAGATGCGTTGAAGCACAAAAGCCGTCTTCTTGAAGAAGGTAGGCCTGGTAAAACAGTGGATATTTATCAGATAGACGGCATGAAAATGGGGTATAATTTTAGCGATAAGCAGCTTGCCGATTATCCGTTTCAAGGTGGTAACATAGATTCTCCTGTTGTTATATATGAGGATCCACCAGAAGAAGGAGGTGTTTTTGATTACACTTATGTCTCATCGCTTGACCCCTATAAATCTGACAAGGCTGATACTGATTCTGTTGGTTCTTTTTATGTACTTAAAAGATATGTAAAAATCAACGATCCATTTGCTTATTGCATAGTAGCATCATACGCATCACGTCCTCCATCTTCCGATGATTTTTGTAGGAATTGTGAAATACTTCAAGAAGCGTATGGGGCCAAGTGTCTTATGGAGAATGCCGACCGAATGTATGAATTTTATCTTACGAGACGAAATAAGCAGCTTATGTTGCTGGAAGATGGCGAACGTCTTGCCGGTAAGATTATCCGTGCTGGCGCCCGTCAGAACAACAAGCTTGGTTTGGCTCCTACGGTTCCCAATCAGCGCATGCTTTTCAATACCGTTATTCAATATTGCTGGGAGGATGTTGTTGTTGGGTATGATGATGATGGTAATGAAATAACACAGAAAGGTATTTACCGTATCCCTGATATAGAACTTCTTGATGAGATCATAACCTTCGGCCCTGGGGCCAACACCGACCGTATCATAGCCTTCGGCCACGCTCTTCTTCTGGCTAAGTATTATGATGATATGGGTTACATGCCTGAAAGTACGACTCAGAAGGAGAATCAAAAGAAGAGAGAACGTAAAAAGATGGAACAGGTCAAAGGATTTACGGTAAGAAGACATAACCCTTACAAAATGAGATAGGTAGAACAATTTACCTATCTTTGTGAAAAAACATATAGCTCATGGAGTATTTTAACAGAGATCAGGCTTTTCCGGCCAGAGGAGTATTTTCAGGGTTGCCGGTACAGGCTATACCTACCAAGAGAAAAACCAAGGAGTGGTTTAAAGCTACTATGGATTCTCTTGAATTGATTGGTTTGAAGCAGCTTGATGAGAACCAAAAGTTCAAGGATTTTTATAGGATGATGGAAGGTAAGTTATCCTTTATGGAACTGAAAGATGTAATTCCTTATCTTAAGGATGTTCAGTCTATAAGGGACAATGTAAATATTCCATCATTCTTACGTCATTATGATATAATAGGTACGATCGTAAACGCTTTTGTAGGATGGTTGGGTAATCTTTCTGACAAGTATAATGTAGTTGGATTGGACGAATCTGAAGTGAATCAGTATTCTGCCACGAAGGAGAATCTTCTTCATAATTACATTAGAGAGGAATTTGACAGAAGGGTTAGGCAAGAGTTATTGAATAGAGGATTGGATCCGGATTATAATAATTTTGCCAGCGAAGAAGAAAAGCAGGCTTATGCTCAGCAGATACAAGAAGTGAAAGCATCTATGACCCCTCCTGAGATAGAGAATTTCATGAATACAAAATGGAAGACTGCCGAGGTTATATGGGGTTCTCATACGCTTGAGGCGGACAGGGGGCGTTTTTACATGGATGAGATAGATACCGAGAATTTCATTGACTATCTTCTTACCGGTCGTTGCTTTAGAAATTATCATGTAGGATACGACTATTATAAGCCGGAGAGGTGGTCTCCGTTGAATACATTTTACTCTAAGACATTAGATAGCAAGTATCCGCAGTACGGTGATTATATTGGTCGTGTTCATTATTATACTGCCAATGATATTATAGTAAGGTGGGGGCATCTTCTTACGGCAAAAGACAAGCAAAAGCTTATAGGGGGTGCTGATAATTTCAATGGCACTTATCATAATGGTGATAATGGAAGTTATGTAAGTTTATCCAAATCGGCGAGTGTAGGGATGTTATATCAGAATAAGGTAATACCTTGGAAAGGATATAATGATTATGCTTCTATAAAAGCTTATGAGGATTATTACGGTATCCCAGCCGGCACATATACCGGATACGATAGTAATGGCAACGAATATCACAGAACCAGATTCATGCCAAATTTAGAGCATGGTAATTATTATAACCGCGCCCAGAGTTTGAGCGACGAGCATGTTCGTAGTGATTTGTATCAGGTAACTGAATCATATTGGGTATCCCCGGCTCAGGTGTATGTAATTACCTACCAAACTGAAACCGGATTAGTAACTACTGAAATGGTAACCGACGAGCTTCTTCAAGACTTTTTACAGGAAAATGGTATTAAGAAAATTACCAGGACCATGAGTAAGGGAATGGAGAACCCGGAGATTAATACCTATTTCGTAGATTACGTTCCACAGGTGAGGTACGGAGTTAAGATCAGTGGCGGGGCTCTCGCTCAGGACAACCTGTATCTGGATGGAGAACCTATCGATCACCAGATAAAAGGGGATAGCAATATCTATGACTTTGTTCTACCCGTTGCCGGATATATCGGTACTTCTATGGCTAACAGGATTCAGCCATATCAAATATTTTATAATTTCTCCATAAATCAGATAAACAATATTCTTGAAAAGGAGATCGGTAAATTCTTCTTAGGGGATATAAATCTGGTTCCAAGTGAATACAAGGATTTGGGTGAAGATGTGGCTGATATATGGGCAAACCTTCTTGATGTAGCTAAGTCTGTAGGTGCTCTGACATTAGATACCTCATCTCAAAATACGAAAGGCGGTGTTCCTTTCAACCAGTTTGCCGTCTATGATTTGTCGCAGACAGAGCAGCTTAAAACAAGAATGGAGCTTGCTGAATGGTCAAGGATGAAGTGTTTTGAAATGGTTGGCATCACGCCTCAAGTAATTAACGGTCCCAACAGGTATGAGACTGCCACCGGGGTCCAGCAGGGCGTTACAGCATCTATGTTACAAACACAGATATACTTTGATAACTTCGGTTACTTCAAGAAACGCGCTTTGGATCTTCATCTGGCTGTCGCTCAACAATGCCAGGAAGAAGGAAAGGATATTTCTGTAATGTACACAAAAAGTGACCTTACCAGAGCGTTTTTATCTATAGGAACCGACGGTCTTAGCCTAAGGCATCTTGGTGTTCAAGCTTTATCCAACTCGAAGAAAAGGGATGAGCTTGAAAAGTTCAAGACCTTTATGTTGCAGCTAAATACGGCCGGAGGAGACATTTACGATCTTGCATCTATCTTCACATCAGATTCTATGGTAGAGCTTATACAGAATGCAAGGAATACTCGTGCATACAACGAGCGTCAGATGCAGCAGCAACAACAGAATCAGATGCAGCTTAACCAGCAACAGATACAAGCTGAAGCTGCTGAGAAGGATAAGCAACGTCAGCATGAACTTGCTTTGGAAGACAAGAAAGGTCAATACAGGATACTTCAAGAGAAGATCCAGGCGGCAGGCAGGGCGGCAGACGCCAAGAGCGACGCTACTTCCCTCAACTTCCTGGCTTCTGTTTCAGATCAGACCGTAAGGCAAGCTGATATAGAAAGCAAGGAAAGGATAGAGGATAAGAAGATCGAAAACGATTCCAAACTTCATGATGATGAAATGAGAATGAAAATGGAAGAGTTAAAATTAAAATCCAAAGAGCTTGCTCAACGAGCGAGGGAAGACGCCACTAAAAGGTATGTAGCCGGAATCAATAAGAATTAAGGATTAAATATCCCCAAATTTCATTAGAAAATCTCTAATAAAATTTGGGGATATTTAATTTTTAGTGAAGATTAAACACTTATAAGTTTTTTATCTGAAATATAGGTATTTAAATATTTTTGCAGTATGGGAAAATTAGAAAAAAATGGAATAGTAGAATTGGACGATATTTTTAGTATCGGTCCGATTGATGATGTTTATAATAGGGAAGAAGATATTCTGCCTATTAATGGTAATGAACCGGCTAAAAAAGATGAGAAGCCTGTAGAAGAAGGTTCTCAAATTAAAGAAGAGCTGGTTGTTGATCCTACTCCTGATCCTAAAGAGGATAAAAAAGGAGAAGAGAATGTAGTTGACGTTAATCAGGATCAGGTAGAGACCCCGGTTATCAATTACAGAAAAGTATTGGATGCCCTTTCTTCAAGGGGAATCATTCCCGATTTGAAAGATGTGGTGTTTAGCGGTGAAAACGGTGAAGAGATTACTATCAATGATCTTGATTTTAGTAAAGAAGATTCGTTGTGTGATATACTATCTACAGTCCTTGAAAGCCAGAAAGAGGACATTGTTAAGGATAAGATAGATGTTACCTCTGTTTCTGATATTACTAAGAAGCTTATCCAGGCTGATAAGGCCGGCGCGAATATCGTTGATATTCTTAAGCAATATGATACGAATGTCGCTCCGATAGAAAAGCTTGACATTGAAAACAAAGCAGATCAGATAAAGATCGTTCGCCATTATGTTGATCTTCTTGGGTTGCCTAAAGATGAAGCTGATGAGTTTTTCAAAGGCATTATCAATAAAGGTGAAGAGTATGTTGAAGCAAAGGCTATAAAGTACAAGGCTGATCTTGATAAGAGAATGGATGATATTATCCAGCAACGTACTAAAGAGGCTGCCGAAAAGAAGGCGAAGGATGCAGAAGATTTTAGAAGGTATAAGAAAGACCTTAAGTCTTCTATCCAGGAAAAGTATCAGCTAAATGACACTATGGTATCTAAAGCTCTTGATTTTGCCCTAAAACCTTCTGAATCGAATCCCGGAATCACTAAGGCATTTAATAGGGTAAGGGAGATGATGATGAATCCGGAAGAGGCGCCAGATTTGATTATGTTTCTTATGAACCCAGGAGAGTTCATAAAACAGAAGTCGAATCAAGCTGTAGTTGATGAGAAAAAGAAAATTTATAAGCTCATCAGCCACACAAATAAAGATAAGAGGGTGGCTCCGGTAGATGATAGAGGTGATCAAGTTCAAGGTGTGAAGTTCGATGAAATCAGTATAGATTAAAAATTAAAACATTTTTTCGTTCATGGCTAATGTACTTTTAACAAAAAATTTCCCGGCCACCATGAATGGTGACACGGTGATTGGATATACCGATGCTAAAGTCGTTAAGCAAAGTATCGTAGAACACGATCTTAGCTCTTTAGAAGATTGGTACTACGAAGATCCGGATAAGAATCATCTGGGTATGCTTGAGTTGTTTTCTAACATTACAAACTATCCTCTGCCTATGTATATGGGTATGATCAAACAGGATGCTACTATTACCGTAAATGGTATCAATGGTTCATTCCGTTATGATCTTCCGGTATCAGAAACGTATGAGGTGGTTACAGTAGAAGACACGTCTTTGAAATATGCAAAACCCGGTATTGATGAAAGCTTCTTTGAAATTGTGTTGAATGCACAATTTAAACAAGGAGATGTTATTACTTACGATGTGATTAACGGTTGCCAGGCTCTTATCTCTACAGAGCGTCCTCCGAAACAAGAAGGTGAAAACTGGAGATACTGGTGTAAGTTGTGGGGCCGTTCTCGTGCTAAATACTTCCCGAAAGACATGCTTCGTGCCGGTATTAAATACTGGAAGGTAACAAACGTTCTTGGTGAGTTCTCTACTCAGTTCTCTGGCGTAGGAGGTGCTTCTAAGGCCGGTTCTATGACTTGTGAATTTACGCTTGGTGGACACCGTGGTGTTGAAGGTGAAACGACTATGTACGCTGGTATTAAGTCTTTGGCTTATGCAGACGAACGTACACAGAATTTCATCGACAAGGCTTACCAGAAAGTTCGTCAGCTTTCTGAAATCAGAGGAGGTGATGCAAGTTATGCTATTATCGGTTCTCGTCTTGGTGACGGAAGCATTGATATGCGTACAGCACGTGTAGCTAATACGGTGTCTTTGTTCTGCTTGGCTGAATTGGCTAAGATGGAAGCATACGAACTTATGTTCATGCGTGGAGGTAGAGTCAAGGGTCATAATGGTGTTTTGATGAAAAACGAAGGCCTGTATCACCAACTGCGTCGTGGTTTCGTTATTTCTTACGCTCGTCCGGGCGGTATCAAGCGTGAACACTTCCTGGCTGCTGCTGACTATATTTTCCGTGGTCGTAGCGATATGCCGATTGAAAATCGTGTAATGAAATTCAAGGTAGGTGCTATGGCTTACAAGAACATCGTTGAGATCTTCCGTGATGAGTTCTTCTCTCAATTAGGTGCCTTGGCTCCGCTTATGGGTACAGAACGTATCATCAATAACCCGGTAACAGGATCAAACGATGCTCTTGAATTAGGAACTGTAAAGATCAAGGGTGTTACTATTCCGGGTATTGGTAAGGTCATTGTAGAACACGAACCTTCTTTGGATTACGTTGATATGGTAGATAGAAGCCAGTTGGTAGACGGTATGACTCCTATCACATCATATTCATGTATTATGGAAGACTTGACCGCTCCTGAATACTCTAATGCATTCGCCGGCATTCCTGCTTCAGCCGAAGCTCGTATTGGTAATATCAACAGCAACGTATTCTACGTTAAGCCTGATATCGGTTCTATGTGGTGGGGTTACGAACAAGGTAGATGGTCATCCAGAGTATCGGCTCAAGAAATTGTATCCAGCCATCCTCGTATGTCAGAACAATTCTGGTGCCACTCTGTATCGGCTTGTTGGGTAAAAGATACCAGCCGGTTTGTAACAATTGAATTGTTACCAAGCTCTTTGTAATCATAACTTTTAATATTAACTTGCGGTCGGCTTTAAAACCGGCCGCAAATTTTGTTTTCATAGGATATATAAAAAGATGGGAAAAAAGATTTTTGAAGAAAGCCATGAGTCTAAGAAACTGCTGGCTACCGTAGGAGGAATGAAGATATATTCCGACTCTATTTATGTTATAACAGGTAAGATGGATGAAGAAGCTCCTTCCGGATATCAGGAAAGAGGCATTTCCAAGACTCCTTTCCCTGGGAACAAGACAGTATCTTGTTGTGGATGGGATAAGGATCTTAGGGTATATGATACCGGTTTCTTCGTCAATTCAGCATGTTATAAAGGTTACTCACTTGAAGACAAGAAAGCTGAAATGGATATGCGTATTAAGAATATTCGGTATCCGTTTGAAGAAACTGTCAATGAGGACCTGGACCAAAAGAACTTCGATTTCTGGGATTCTTACAGAATTGACTTGTATGATGGTCGTCTGTTCTACACTAATGACGTTCGTGATTTATTTGAGCTGTATATAGCTATTTTATCCAAGTCTCTTACTCCTAAAGAGGAAGATGGTAATCCGATGTATGTCGAATCTTATTATTGTGTAGAAGACAAGACTACGGCCGTAGATATCAGGAAACAACGTCAGATTGACAAGGCTGATATTTTATACGAATTTATGAACAAGCTGAAAGGGTCAGAGGCTGAAAGGAAAAGTATCTACGATCTGCTTTTGTATCTTGACATCATATATAGCGTAGAGCTTGATCAGAGCATGGTTCAATACATATTCACTAATTGGATTGATGCCAAGAATACGAACGTTGATATGTATAAAGAAGCAAGCTCAAGGTTCTTATCTGACGACGAATCTTCCGAAGGGATGCAGGTGATTAAATTCCACCGTATGATCAGGGAAATGATCGAGGGCCTGGCTGTCACCGTCAACACCGACGGACTGTATCTGAATGGCGAGCTCCTGGGCGCCGACGCCATCTCTGCATCTATGGCTCTTGCTTCCAATAAGTCAATGTTAGAAACCAAGTCACGTGTTCTGGAAGAGTATAATGCTTTAAAGAACAAGCATAAAAAAATAGAAGGCGCTAAGTCTGACAAGAAGAAAAAGGAAGATGAGAAAGGTTTCGATGTTGATCAATACGCTGATAAAAAGAATAATTTATGAGAATCGTTGATTGTTATCTCCGGGCCTTACAGAAGGCTGAAGAAAACATGACCAACGGTGGTATAAAACTCGACAAGGCACGTTTTGTTCAGCTTTTTAATGACGAACAAAACCGCCTTGTTCGTTATATCCTTGATAAGAAAAACGAAGAGGATATACGTTATATACAAAAGTTGGTTGTGTACTCAAAAGAACTTGATAAAAAAGAAGATAAAGATAATCCGGAAAGTACTTTGTTTTCATTGCCTTCTGATTTCTTTTCTTTTTCAAACATATCAGGCGTATTTACCGAAGGTGAATGCACGGTTACTGATTTTACCATGTGGGAGGCTAAGAACGAAAACCCACATGAGCTTCTTGCCGACTTTTTTAACAAACCTGATTTTGATTTTAGGGAAACGTTCTACACCATAGGCGAAGATTCGGTAAGGGTGTATAAGTCTGGTTTTGATGTAGACACCGTTTATCTTACGTATTACCGCTATCCGAAGGAAGTTGACATCGAAGGATATATTAAATCCGATGGTTCTAATTCAACCGATATAGATCCTGAATTAGATGATAAATTAATTGGTATTATCCTTAACATGATTGAAAAGCAATTTGCTTTGAATGAAAGCGAATACGGACGTTATCAAATAGATTCAAACAACGTCCAATCTCCTTTATAGCAGAATAAAGGCACATCCTAAATTAAACATTATCAAAAAGCATTAAGAATTAATTAATTCCTAATGCTTTTTGTTGCTTATATGACTATCGCTATTTTTGAGACAGATAACAGAATATTAATTTTTAAAATATTATAAGGCTATGGCTATCCATAAACCGTATGACAGACACATTATCTGTCCTCCGCACGCTAAGTTGGCGGACGTAGATTCTTTGTTGCTTCAAGAAGGTCAGATCGCTATCTATGATTTGGATGGTGAGCAGACTAAAGATGGTTTGAAAGCGTTGAAAGACTTGAAAGGATATCGTAAGGACGAACAACGTTTCCAGATCAGAATCGGACGTAATGAGATGGTGAACGATCGTGTATCTGATGATAAATCATTCTCTACACCTACGTTTGCTATTGACGAAATCATAGAAGTATACGCTTCTGCTCCGAAGAGCAAAGAAATTAAAGTAGATGAGGTTATTTTCGGTTATAACGGAATTGACGACAATACCGCTATTACAGCAAGAAAAGGCGATCGTATTCCTATCCATATTAAGCTGACAGGACGTTTGTTCGAGCTTCGTGGTTATCCGATGGGTGAGGTGAATATCGATGATTACATCATTTTCGAAAACTGTCCAGGTCGTGAGGATATGTGTTCAGAATGTGATCCTTGTGAAGATGTTGATATTTTGGCCGCTATCTTGAAAACAATCGAACGTATCAAGAATCAGCCGATTGCAGGTGGTGGAAAGGTAGGTGATTTTGTAGAAATCCATCCTATCCATTCTTGTGATGAACTGGAAAAAGCTCCGGTGGAAACCGACATGAATTTCTATTGTATGGAAATGTGTGATACCGGTGATGCTTATGCCCTGGCTCAGCTTAAGGCTGCTTATCCCGGTTTGGATATTAAGAGAGTAGGACGTCATCTTTCTACATCCAAATATCAGGTGATGAAAGAAGGCGGTAAGCCTGCTGATTATACTCAAAAACTGTCTTCTATTATGAAAGGCTGTGAAGAGTGCCCTGAAGGATATACTAAGGTAGACGGCGGTTTGATTTATGCCGTAACGTTAGAGGATGATGGTGTTGATCAGTCTACTGTAGTAGAAAGCATTAAGAATGCCGTTAGTGGCACTGCCGAGAAAACAGCAGCCCAAGATGGCGGCGTAGGTATGTACACTGTGGCCGTAAGCAAGAAACTGACGAAGGCTGATATCGATGCATTTGTAGAAACTAATCCGACTGCAACAGTAACGTTCGTTGCTAAAACAGCAGATATGTGTAGCAATCCTGCTGTTACTACTGTTAGCTGGGAAGCATGTGGTTCTTGTAAGATTTCGAAAGAAGCTTATGAAATCACGTTGCCGGATGATGAATGTGGTAACAGTGCTAAAGAAGAATTGCAGGCAGCATTCCCGTATCTGACAATCGAAGATTACGGTACACCTGGTGGATGTCAACACAAATTCAAAACAACGGTCGTTACTAACATGGTTTGCGACGAATGCGATAAAATCTTCAAAGACTTCTTCGTATCTAAAGCTCCAGAATCTTATCGTGGACGTAACTGGAAACGTTTGGGTGCCGTAGCAGGAGATCAGTCCATTATCGCCGATCCGCTTCCTAAGAACTGCAAATGCGGTATCTTGTTCCGTGGTATTGACTACATGATTTCTCCGTCTGACTGTTTGATTGACCGTCTGACATTCCAGGAAGGATCTGTTCGTATTGCTGTAAATGGCGGTTATCCGGATGAACAGCGCGAGGCTATCAGCACGTACTTCAACCCGATCCATACCGAATACAAACAGCACTGGGCTCCGCGCACTCACCTCGGCGCTGAATTGCTGGATAAAGAACGCGAACAACGTATGTTCTTCGACTTCCGTAAGACTCACCAAGAACTTATGGAACGGATGTTTACCAACGAAGAAACTCGCTTAGACCTGTTGGCTCCGTATGCTGATTATTCAGTAACGCTGAAGCCGGCACGTTACTCTAACGGCTTCGGTAGGGTAATTGATGATCACATCACAGTACACTTCCATGTACCGTATGGCGCTCACGAAGGTATTCAAGACCTTATGGACTTGTTAGCTGCTTCGGCAAATATCAAGCCCTGCAAGATTTGATTTTCCTTTTTTCTATATATCCCAAGGGGGAGGAGGCTGGTCCTCCACCCCCCTTTTTGTAATAAAGCAATTTGAAATAGATCGATTTCATATGAATGGCGTGGATTCTTTAGTCGGTGCCTTAGGTAGGGGCATTGACAAAATAACCAACATAGTTGGAAAATGGGGTTCCTCCCAACCGGTAGATGACAGCAAATCCGGTATAAAAATAGGGGACAAAATCTACCAGGTGGTTGTGTCCTTAAATGGCTGTTATTGGTATCTTGACGAAGAAGGCAAGAAGCATCCTGTTTCTGGTATTCCTGCTACAACCGAATGGGAGTGGATTAACATAGCTGAGAAAGTTATCAAAGATTTCAAAACTTGCTACCGTACACCTGGCGGGAAGGTTGAAGTATGGAGTTGGTATCTTCTTAATGACCAGATGGATGTTCTTAAAGAAACTCATAGAATTACCGACAGTACCGACATGGATAATCCGGTAGGTAAAGTTCTTGCTAAAATACCGGACGAATGGGTTATGATCGACTGTGATCTTCCTGATATGACAGAACGCGACATTACGTTCGTCAACAGATGTTATAAAACTCCGGATGGTAAGGTTGAAATAGAAGGATTAGAAGCCATAGATGATAAGATAAATATCAGGGAATCTATTTATACTGTTATTCAATCAACTGACGATAATTTTCCTTCCGGGAATGTTTTTAGGCTAATTCCAGAAAATTGGGTTAGAATGGTTTGTGACTTTCCTGACATGACAGAGCGAGACGTAACTTACGTTCTTGAATGTTACACTACTAAAAAGGGGAAAGTGCAAGTAGAAGGTTTGGTGGCCATAGATAACATTCTTGGAGCCAGGGAAAAGGTTTATACCGTCCTTCAGTCTACCGATCCTGATATTAAGGTAGGGGCCGTGCTGGATTCCATTCCCGAAGATTGGGTGAGGATGGTCTGTGATTTTCCTGACATGACGGACCGGGAAATTGTTGAAGTAGACGAATGCTACAAGACAGATGGTGGTAAGGTCAATATAAAAGGTTATCAAGCTATTGATGGCGTTCTTGGTGTAAGGGAACAGTATTATTATATTGTTAAGACAACGGACGCCGCTTATCCTCAGTGGACGAGAATAGATAAGATACCTAACGAATGGACGAAAACCGAATGCGATTTTCCTGATCTTACGGAAAGACATATTATGTCCGTAGATGAATGTTACACTACTCCTGGTGGCAAAATACATCTTGGTGGATACAGGTCGGTAGATAGCATAATAGGAGTCCGGGATGAGTATCTTATTGTTTTAGAAACGACCGACCCTGATATACAAAGAGGCGCCACATTCAGCAAAATACAAGAAGGATGGCAGCGTATTGTCTGTGATTTCCCTGATGCTACTACATCCGACACGGAAATAGTAGAAAACTGTTATAAGACGGAAAAAGGCAAGGTTCAGATCCGGACATATATAACAATGGACGGATACGGAAATACAAGGGAATTGAGACATATGGTGCTTAAAACAACCGACCCTGATTACAATATCGGATCCAATATCGATCAGATACCGGTAGGATGGTTAAGTATCGAGTGTGATTTTGCGTCTGCTACACAGCGCCATATAAGACAGGTCAAAAACTGCTACGTTTCTGATGCAGGGAGCATCTACGTTGAGGGAGAAATCGTTTACGACAATGACCTTGACGTGGACAAGATGGCGCTGACGGTCATGGAAAGCACTGACCCGGCGATCGCCGTAGGGACGGAGCTGGCTGCCATTCCCTCTGGCTACGTGAGAACGGTTTGTAGATGCAATTGTTGTAACCACTAAATCTTATTATCATGAGTTGTAACGAATATTTTTTAGTAACACTGGAGTCTAAACCGACTCCAGTTCGTCATAAATACACGAATTTAACAGACGAATGGTATGGTCCTGATGGCGTTAAGTACGAGGATCCTGATACGATAACTAAGATAGAAGAACAAGCTACAGATAAGAATCGTATAGGGGATAACACCTTATATCAGAAACTTATTGAAATACATTCTCAAGGAGAGTCAATAAAATCGGACATCGGAGACATAGGTTCGGTATTAGATTACATAAATGGGGAGGAAGTGTAATGGGAACCATATCAGATAAGTTAATGAGGGTCATAAATACCAAAGAGGATATAAGGAAAGCCCTTATATCCAAAGGGTATGATGTACCTGCTTCCATACCTTTTAAAGAGTATGCGAAAATGATATTAGACCTGCCATGTAAGATAGATGATTTTCCTGAACTTCCTGGTGATGTTACTCGTTGGCATTTCGGCGGCCTGACGAACGAGATGATGGCGGCTATGGACGATCCGAGGATTGAGGATGTGGACCATAAAGGTCGGTTCCTATCCTTCAAGAATTTCGCTTGGTCTGGGATGTCCGGGGTAAATGGTTACAAGTTTGATTTTTTATTAAGTGAGTGGGTTATTGATAACAATCAAGTAAGCGAAAAATATAGTTACAAAATTGTAATTAATAATAAAAAAAATAGCGTACAGCTTTATAATAGGATTAATTTAGGGCATATAAAAATAACTCTTAAAATAACTGGCATAGAAATAAATAAAAGTACATTTTGGGTCTACGATAATGCCGGTACGGAACATAAGCAAGATTATACCAAAGACGGTATATATGAAATTGATTATACAGCTAATGAAGGAGCTAATATAATTTATTTTTACGTCCTTGGTGGTAACATGGGGCAATTGGAGAACCCGATTACCATCGAACAACTACCCCTCTACCCCGGCTTTATCCTCGGTGACGGAGTAGACGACTTTGCAGTTACAGAGAAGGAGCTTAACTTCGAGGATACCTATACGGTGTACACGGCGTTTATTCCGTTTCAGGATAATCCGACAAGGAATATGATTTTGTGTGGAGCTGATAGCAAAAAAACTTTTTCCATGCAATATTCGTCTTTGGTTTATGTATCTTTTATAGCGGGTAATAACTATTATATAAATGCTGATTTTGTTAATGGGCTTAATTTGTTTGCTTGTAAACGAAATGGTAATAATATATATATTAAGAACTTATTAACTAATAAAGTTGTAACAGGTACGTGTGGGGACTGGGTGGAAAACGCTGGGCTATATTATTTATGGAAGAATGCAACTTATGCATCTTTTGCTAAAGCAGCTATTGCTGGTCAAACAATCTGTAACGGATACTACTCTACGGATGAAGACGATGAAAAGGTTCTTGATTGGTATAAGAAGCAATATCCCTGGCTTTTCCCTGACCAAGCATGGACAGTGGTAGGCAAAACCAATGAGGACGAAGATCGTGCTACTATTGCCAACATTACGGGCAATGGTAATGATCTTGTGCTGTCGAATTTTGGGTTTGCAGAAGGGAGTGGGTATGGGTTGTATAAAACTCCATTTGAATTATATCCATCAGTTCAGCATTCGTCTAAATATAGTTTGTCTTTTTCAAAGTTTGCATTAGGGGATCACAATTTAATAATTGCACCAAAACAAAATGATTTAAGCTATGATATAAAAGTCAAAGTAACAGGATTAAAGGATGGTGTAAAATTTAAATGGGGGTGGATTGGTACAACAGGATACATAGATATAACAACAGATGGGATACACATGTTAAATAAACCTGCATCTCAAATTAGACAATTGCTTGTAGAATTTGCAGAAGATTTTGATCCTGATCATGTTGTCACCATAGAGCAAATCCCCGAATACGAAGGTTATCTGGTTACTGATGGGGTGGATGATAGAGTACAAGATAGTTCTTTTAAACTAAATAAAGATTGGACACTTGTGGGAGAATGGGTATTTTTAAATCAAAAGGCAACAAATGCAGGAATTACTAAACCATTCAGCTTTGTTGTCTATAACAGAACAACAGGATTAAGCCTATTCATAAATACGGGAACATCAGGAATTACTATAGAGAACGTTAAATCTATAAAAGCCATATGCTCTGATGGACGTATATACTTTGACGATTGGTCTGAAATGTTAATTAGTAAAGATCAAGACATAACAAGCAGTACCTCTGTTTTGTCAATCGGTTTTAACGGTACAGCATATACTCAAATAGCTTTTAAGAACTTAGGCATATATAACGATCAACTCCTCTCCAAAGACGACTGTATCAAAGCATATAACTATTTACAAACCCTAAAATCAAAGTAATATGAAATTTATTATCATACCAAAAGAAGTATTGTAACAGATAGTTGAAAATAAATAAATGCAATGAATATTCAACGAATTTGTTCATTGCATTTATTTTTATTTTATATTTGAGATATGAAATACAAAGTGAGTACATATGCAAAGATTCATGGGGTTACAATGCGTACCGTATGGAATTGGATAAATAAAGGAGAACTTGAAATTGAAAGAACTTCTACAGGAAGAATACGCATCGTAGTTGATGAAAATAAAGAAAAGACAATCGCTGTATATGCAAGAGTTTCATCTTCTGAAAATAAGTCCAATTTGATAGCTCAAAAAGACAGAGTTGTCTCCTACTGCATGGCGAAAGGATACAAGATAAGTAAGGTTGTAATGGAAGTAGGAAGCGGATTGAATGACAAACGTCCTAAATTAGAAAACCTTTTGAAGGACAATTAGATAGACATCATAGTTGTTGAGCATAAAGACAGGTTTTCGAGATTTGGATTTAATTTCATACAAACTCTTCTTAACATAAACGGAAGATCAATAGAGGTTATCAACCAAGCGGAAGATGATAAAGAAGATATAATGTCCGATCTTATCTCTATCATAACCTCGTTTTGCAGTAAAGTGTACGGACTTCGTAGGTCGAAAAGGAGAACAGGGAAAATAATAGAAGAACTTTCTAAAAAGGATAGTGTTGAAAAATGAATCTTGTTGAAAGACATATAATTAAGAAGAGCGACACGAGATACAAGGAATTGGATAATATATGCTTTTTATCCAAAAACTTGTACAATGCTACTTTATATGCTTTCAGACAACATTATTTCAATACGGAAGAGTTCTTGGGATATCTTTCTTTAAATAAAGAGTTTGTCTTATCCGATAATCCTGACTATAGGGCACTTCCTTCAAAGGTTTCACAAGCTACGATGAAAATAGTCGAGAATAACTACAAGTCGTTCTTTGCTCTCAAAAAGAAAGGTGAAAAAGACGCAGAAATCCCAAAGTACTTGAAAAAGAACGGTAGATTTCCGGTTTATTTTACATATCAAGCTGTTTCTTATAAAAGCAGAGAAAGATACTTAAAGTTATCCGGTACCAGCGTTTACATAAAAACGGATAGGAAAGCCATCCAAGTTAGAGTGATTCCGAAAGGTGATCATATCGTAGTCGAAATCGTTTACAAAGCAAATGAATGCAAAGCGAAAGAAGACAATGGGATTTATGCAGGAATTGACATAGGATTGAACAATCTTGCAACAATCGGATTTAATAACGGAAAAGGATTGATTATAAACGGAAGACCTTTGAAATCAATCAATCAATATTACAATAAGAAGAAAAGCGAACTTTCTTCAGAACTTGAAAGGAGGAATAAAAGCAAAAATAGCAAAAGACTTAACAGACTCACAACAAAGAGAAATAACAAAGTGAAGGATTATCTTCATAAAGCGAGTACGATGTTAGTTAATCAATTAATTTCCAACAATGTTTGCAAAGTAGTAATAGGCAAAAACGATGGGTGGAAGAAAGAAATTAACATAGGAAAACGAAATAATCAGAACTTTGTAAACATCCCTCATGCTGTTTTCATTGAAATGGTTTGTTATAAATGTAAGCTAAATGGGATTGAAGTTGTTTTAAGAGAAGAAAGTTACACTTCAAAATGTAGCTTTATTGACAACGAACCGATCAAAAAGCATGATTCCTACGCAGGTAGAAGAGTTAAAAGAGGGTTGTTTAGATCAGAAAATGGAACATTCATAAATGCTGATTTAAACGGAGCTCTCAATATTCTAAGAAAAGAAGTCGGAGAATTTAATTATAATCCGATAGAGGTTTGTAGTTCACCAAAGAAACTCCGAATAGGACTTTCTTAAAGAAAAGCATATTTCTTTGAATTTCATTGAAATATGTAACTATCTGAAGAAAAGAGACGTGAATTAGGAACAGGCAGCCCAAGAACGAGCGTAGACGGTTCTAAAGTTATTTTACATGTAGGACATTATGATCGTCTATTTAAGTCTTTAGACATGCAGGCTGATGACGAACCTCAATACCCGTATCCGGTATATGACAGCCCTTCTTCTGAGTTTGAATCTGTTCTTTCATCTAAAGAATGGGTGTCTGATGTTAATGACGAGCGTCTTTGATCTTGTTATGGTTGGGACAATTGCTATATTTGTAAAAAAGTTGAATAATTAAAGCGTGTGGTAGCGTTATCTACCATATAATCATCATGTTTCAGATAATAATAGGATGCGTTTTGGCTAATATCCTTACGATAGCAATCATCGGTTTAGCCCTGTATTTAGTGTATCGTAAAAACGAAGACCGTTTAAAGGCTTTGGATTCTAAGATTGATCAGAAGGTTGAGGACGTAAAAAACAAGGTTGGGGCGGTGATGGATATCGTAGACCAGATCAAGAAATTGTTGGACAAAATCAATAAAAAATAAAAAATGGCAGAAGTAGGTTATAATAGTAAATTCGAAGGTCAGGAGGTTGATTCCAGGCTTGAGAATGTGGTGCAGGCCGCTCCTGGAACAAGTTCGGAGTCGGGCAAGGGAGGCCTCATTCCGGCTCCCCCTGCCGGAAGTCAAGACGGTAGCAAGACTCTTCTTAGTAATATGACATGGGGAGATCATGTAACAAAACAGTACATAGATGATGCTGTTTCGGCGGCAGGGTGGAAGAAGCAAATTGTTAGCAAACTTCCTACTGTTGAAGAAGCGAAGGATAATGTCATGTATCTTGTAAAAGACGATGTGGCATCTACAGAAACTAAAAACGTGTATAACGAATATATTTTGGTTACTGAAGACGGTGGAACTAAGGTACTTGAACAGCTTGGTATGGTAAGTACAGGAGTAGATTCTGGCTATCTTGATTTATCCATATTTTCTGGTTATACCGGATCTCTTGATGAAAATTCGTTTGCAAAAGTTTTGGATGCATACAATAACAATATCACATTAGGTAAGATAGATGGTGATTATTATCATTTGAATTATTTTTTAGAAGGTAATGATTTTGAAAATAATTTTAAATTAAAAATAGTATTTGCCTCATTTGCTAATACCGACTCAGCGGTAGGCGCATCTGAATATGATATAGAAATTCAGGTGGGGACTTTTGTTGTTATTCAAGATAAGACATATGAGGCTATGAACAATCTGGTTACGTTGTCTAATACGATATTGTCTTATTTGAATTTTATGGCTATGCCCCCTAAGGTTGTTACAACATTGGAAAATTTACCAAAAGGTGCTCATAATATCATAGCCAACGTCGCTTATGCTACGAATCTGTCTATGACCGTATCTTCTGAGTGTGTTGGGAGGGAGTGGCAGGTGCGGGTTAACAACACCACCGGCACGGACATCACACAGCCGCTTCCTACCTCTGGACGGTTCCAGAGTATGTCAGGCGATAGCGTAGTGATACCTAAAAATAGTTTTATAGAATTAAGTATCTGGTATATCAATGATAAGTTGGTTATTAGAGTAGGTGAACAAGCTTAACAGAAAGGATAGAGTATGCTTTATGTAAATAAAAACGTAAAAGGTTTTTACTGGGGGGAATACGAATTAGACTCTTCTTCTTACGAAGTAGGGTATTCTTACCAAGATTTCTTAGATGGTAAATGGGTTTTCCTTGATTCTGGTCAAGAAAAATTCCATCAAGACAATCCTGATGCGAGTGTGAAAGAAGTTATTGCCATGCAGCTTGACCCTGAGCCTCCTGGACCAACTGAAGAGGAGTTGCTCGCCAAGGCTAAGGATAAGAAAGTTTCTGAGGCCAGGGAATATGCTTATTCTGATGCTGTCCGTTCTTATAGTCTGGATGGTAAACAGATATGGTATAACAGTAGCATGAGGCAGAAGGTTAAAAACGATATTGATGTAGCAAAAGGAAGCGGGATATATACCGTATCCGTAGCAGATTCAGAATACGAGCTTGATATTGCTAATACGGCAATGAATGAAATGCATGTATATGAATCTGAGTGCAACGATCGTACTGCTGCTATAGAAAAGGAAATAGCTTCTAAAACCGATAGGAGCGAAGTTGAGTCTATGAAAGTAGATGAAGGTTATCCTGAGAAGTTGGTAAGGACAAAGGATCAGATCATAGAAAAAAATAAGATCCTTGAAGCCAATGATCCGGAGAAGGCTACAGCTATGTACATGAGGGCGATGATCAACACGCCGGCTATGTTGGAAAACATCGACCAGAATCTTGCTCTTAAGATAAAGGGATTGTACCCTATCTGGGATAAGGATGGAGTTTACGGCGACAAAGGTCTTCCTATGGGTACGGCTGTTGTAAAAGGGCAACGTTTCCGTAGCAAGAACAAACCTTCGGATTTGGATTGGACCCTGTTTGAAGTAAGGCAAAATCATAATCTCCAAGCCGACTGGGTTCCTGGTCAGGGAGGTGGAACCGAAAGTTTGTATATGGTTGTTCAGGAAAAACATTCAGGTACGATAGACGATCCTATTCCTTGGGTATATAATTCTATTTTAGAGAATGGAAAGTATTACATTGACAAAGAAATTAAGTATCTTTGCATAAGAGATTCAGGCATCCCTTTGGCTTACGAGAATCTTGCTGATCTTGTATCAGCCGGATATGTAAGGGTTGTTTAGGTCGTGATTTGTTGTTAATGTTATGGATAACCCCTGTATATTTATTTATGCAGGGGTTTTTCTTTAATCCAATACCTACTTATTTTCATATTCGGTAAGGTTCTGATTATCTTTGTGAAAAAGGTTAAGTTATGGAAAGAAAAGATATTATAAAAGAATTGAGTCAGTATTTTAGTATTGTTGAATTAGTTGGTCCTAAAGAGTACGATAGAGACAAAGATCTTTGCTGGAGGTATTTAAGAACTGAATTGCTTCACACGATACTGGTTTTAAGGAAAGACATCTTAAAAACTCCGATGACGGTTAATACCTGGAAGTCGGGTGGAAGGTTTGATGAGCGTGGGTTTAGGAACAATATCTCGGATATAGTAAAATCTAAAACCGTATCAGGGTCGTTGTATATCAGTCCTCATATGCTTGGAGCAGCTATCGATTTCGATGCCAAGGGTATGACGGCAGAAGAGACAAGGAATAAAATAATTCAGTCGCAGGATTTACTTCCTTGTCCCATTAGATTAGAATCAGGTACCAATTGGGTCCATATTGACGTATATGACTCTCTTGGAAGTAGCAAGAAAGTAACTATGTTCTAATATGGCTTATCGTTTTGTAGGAAGGATGAATTTAGAAAGTTTCTGGGCTTTTCTCATTTCCGGATTATCAGCGTTGTGGATGAATTTCCAGGAGATTCACCACCTTATATATTCTATATTGTTTATATTAGCTATAAATCTTTTGTTAGCTACTATAAAAAGTATCAAACACTGCTATATCCGAAGAAAGAGAAAGAGGCCTTTTAAGATATTGACATGCATAAGCGAAATGGAAGTTTTGAAAATCCTTCTTGAGTTCGCGGCCTGCTCTTTCGGGTTGTTTACCATATCCGGAATGGATCTTATTATGTCTATGGGAGGACATAAATCTCCAGAGTTTATAGATATGCTTCTTCAGTGGATTACGATATTCGCCTTAATATTATACGGTGGGATGGCATTCAAGCGCCTCGGTGACCTTGCACCTGATTTAATGATAGTAAAAGGCGTTAAGTATTTCTTTAGCAAAGTAAGTTGGTGGCAAAAAGTTCCATTCGGAGAAGAGCTTAAAGAAGGTATTAACAACGGTGATATACAAGAGCTTTTAGACGAAGATAAGGAGGGTAAAAGATGTGTTTGCAAAAAATGAGAGCCGGGCATGTGTTAGGAGTTCTTCTACTGTGTTTTATATCTTTCTTATTTGGTAAAACATGCAAGAAGAAAGAAATAATACACGATATAGAAATAGATACGGTAATAGATACCATTATCCAACCTATTCCTGTTCCTCAGTATATAGTTGACGTAGGGGAGGTAGAAATACCTTTCCCTATGGATGCTATAGTTAAAAAAGATACGATAAAAGACACTGTTTATATCAATATACCAATACAGAGAAAAACATACAACACAGATGATTATCGGGCTGTTATAAGCGGATACAGACCTAATTTAGATACGATGATCATCTACCATAAAAAAGAAATAATATACGAAAAGAGCCGGCGATGGGGCATAGGACTGACGGCAGGGTATGGAGTTGGGCGCGAGGGCTTCTCCCCCTACTTAGGCGCTGGAATCTATTATCGGATATGGTGACAATCACCTCACCTTTTATTTAATGTCCAATAGTTTAAACTTTTATCACCTCATTTACTTATCTTTGTAGAAAAAGATAAGGTATGAACTATATCGATATTTTACCACAGATAAGAAATAACATTTTCTATGTCAGGATAGTAATGACCGACTACGATGTAGAAAATCAGATGGTTATTAGAATAGTAGCCAGAAGAAATGACGGCCTGTACAAGACGGAAGTAGTGCAGTATCCAAATGAAGGAACTGATTACAACGGAGAAATCATAGTTCCTATGTTTGGTATGGCTAAGTCGTTGGTAGCCCAAATAGTAGGAGTCAAGATAAATGGTACTGAGGTACGTGTTAATAGTACTGAAGTAGAGGGAGCTGATATAACAGCCAGATACGATGATTCCCTTACCAGAATGGGATGGGAGGAGAGTATGAATAACATCCATCTTGATTTTGAGGTTATAAGCACAAACAATCCTAAAACGCTTCGCATAGCTGATCAGTCTGAATGGGGGATATTGGCAGACAGGCCGGCTATTATAGAGATCGTACCACCTGAAGATGAGAATAAGTATGTTTATTATCTTGGTAAGAATCAGTTGAATGTATTCAATAGTAAGACCCTTGGCATAAATCCAGGTCGCGGAAATGATTTTGAAAACCTAAAAGATGGTATATACGATATTACCATAAAAGGCAGTCCTTCCTCTTATTCATTTAACAGAAAGTATTTAAAAACGGATCTGATCCGTCTTAACATAGATAAAGTATGGGCCAGGTCAACTGTGTTATGTGATCATGAGGATGATGACATTATTAATAAAATAAAAGAAATAGAATTTTTGCTGGCTGCGGCTGAAGCTAATATGAGATTAGGGAATTTTGAAAACGTAAAACAATTATACGAAAAAGCATCTAAATTGATTTACGTTCTCAATAATTGCGAAAATTGTGGTTGTAAAATATAATCAATTAAATATCAATAAGTTATGGGATGCGGATGTGGAAGAAGCAACATTGCTTCTGTTAATAAAAGTCGGGCTATAAAGCCTCAGTCGAATACGACACCTAAAGCTGATTCTAATGCGGCTTGTATTCAGAAATACGATGAACTTGCTGTATTGGACAAGAAAATCATAGACCTTCATCGCAAGTTCAGGTTTGTAGGAGGTGTAAGTAAAAGGTATGCTGATATTCAAAAGCTGGTAAGAGGGTGGATCGTTAATTTGAAGAACGAGTGCCCGGATCCGGATGATCTTGCTACTTATTCTGAATATATAAATAAAGAATACGCCAGGTATTTTACCTCGAAATGATATGGCAGCTACCGGAAGTACACAGCAAATCCTTTTCCCTTCATCTTACTTATGTGAGTGTGCTGATCGTTTTATAGCATGTAAGGCTGATCAGTATCTACAATATCATAAGTATAAGGTAGGTATCAAGCCTGATATGGATACGGTTCTTAAAATAGATCGTATGAGAAGAATCGTATGTGAAGGGGAATGTGGGCTGTGTCCGGACGAGATTCAGAAATTTAAAGAAGAACTTAATAAGATCTTGTCATGAAAAAAATGTATTACAACAAAGAATACAGAAAAGTTTTCAAGAAATCGGACTGTCCGGAAGATCTTGGTTCTGAAGAAACTTTCATCGTTCATGAAGCTGAATTTTGTTCGGATATAAGCCAAGATGATGCAGATAGGAAAGCGGAAGAGTTTGCGGAGAAAGAAGGTCCGTTGTATGCTAATAAAGTAGGTGGCTGTTGCGAGGTATATTATAACACAAGACAGGAAGGGGATTTCTTTAAAAATGATTGTCCTGATGGTCAAAAACAAGAACGACCTACACATCATGTGATAGAGGCCGGGCGTGTATGGTCTAAGTTCAGTACCGAAATAGCCAACTACGAAGCTGCGAAGATTCTTGAGCAAGAAGGGCAGGCTGCCGCTAACGAATCTGGAGTATGTAAAACCGTTTATTACAACGAAGATCAACATGGTTGGTTTAGTAAACGTTGTAAGGAAGGATGGAAGGCTCCTGAGAAATACAGGAGGATATACGCCGGTACCGTAACGTCTTTCATTAGTGTTGATGATGCCAATGAAAAGGCTAAGAAGATACTGGAAGAAGAGGGCATGAAATGGGTTAATGAAAATACCAAATGCGAGCCCGTTGTTGATGAATGTCAATTTGATTTTTGAAAATGAGCAACGTAAAATTTAATCCGACAGAAGGTGAGAATGATAAACTGGTGTCGGTGTTTTCTGAAATAAATGAAGGTCTTGATACGACTTTGAATTACACTATTTCCGATGAGGGGAATAAGGCTAAGAAGAGCATCGTCGTTAATCAAGTTGGTAAAAGGGAAAAGTTTTTATCGAAGAAAGGGGAGGGATCTGAACCTTTTGTTTTGTCTGATGGTAATACTTTCAACGTTCTTAAAGAAGGTGCTTCAGGATCGGCATCCGCTTGGGCTGAGGACCAGCTTCCTCCAGAAGCCACGGAATCAGTTGGCGACAAAAGCCTTCTCCCTTCTTGGGATTTTTACCTTATAGACATGACTCAAAATACCGGAGACAAAGTGCGTCCGGTTGGAAAGCTTCGTAAGAACAATCTCCTTAGATTTGAAAATGGAGATTTTGCTCCTACGGTAGGCATAACCGAGGAAATGAGAGCCGAATGTGATGTGGAGTTGTATTTGGATAGCGGTCATAAAAATAAGTATTGTAATGCTGGAGCATTTGACGCTAAGGCTTTTTACGAAGAGTATGGTATTGGTCAAAAACTTTATAATGTATCAGGATCAGAGGTAAGGATTTTAAGACCTTGGGAGACTACTTCAAAGAATTATAGCATATTCTTAGGATGTAGCAAGAGTCTGTATGTAGTTGATAAGGTAGTTGGCAAAAGCGGGAAAATATGGTCTGGTGTGTACGACGCAGACACGGTTCCTATGCTGGACGGACTTGACCTGCGCCAGACGTGTCCTGTGCTGCCGCCCACGGCCTTATCTCCTGGACCGGTATGTACAGTAGACTCCAAGGCAAGATCTTTCTTTTTCTTGTATGAGGGAGAAACAAATTGTAAATCTGGATCCGGAGCTGGTGACGCATGTACAATGTTCTTAAATGGAAGAACTTATCCGAGATGCAATGATGTAAGTCAAATCAATATAGCTAAGTATTCAAGGGCTAATAACGTAGATCCAGAATCTTCTTATCCTTTTTCAGAAGGTGGATTTTTGACTTTGAATGCGTATATCATATACCTTGAAATGTTGTACGGTACTAAATACTTAGTTAATCCAGACACTTTCGGTTCCGGAATATCAAGTAATAACGGAATAGGTAATGATGTCAATTATCGCAAATACGGAGGAGTGAAATACCGTAAAAAGGGAGAAGAGTCGTGGCTGTATGGAGCATGGGCTACAGATGCTTCTATTATCCATTATGAACCTACTAAAAAAACTTATTTTTCTAATCTCATAAATTCAGAGTATCCTAAAGAACAGTGCATGGAAAGTCAGATGGCTGCTTCTTTTGCATTTGAGACAGGAGTAGAGGAAGGATTAGAGTTTGATTTTTATGGAGGAAAATATTGGTATAAGAGCGTTCAGGGAACCAAAAGTATGGCTGAAGGTCATATGAATGTTATTGTGTTTAAGGAAATGACTGGTACCATATCAGCCTTAGACGAAAATGACGAACCAGCAGAATTTGATTTGGAAGTTATTTTAAGGATGTCTTTATTCGATGGTATGAATTTGTCTGGAGACATCTTTAGATATTGTGGAGGGGGATACGAACAGGTAGGAACTTGTTTAAATGATCCTAATGTCACTCGAATAGGTAATACTATTGATATTTATATAGAGCCAGATCAAAAGAAATGGACATATGAGAAAAGGTCTACTATAAATAATGGTGAGGTTTTTAATTTTGAATCTAAATATAAAAAGATAGCAACTACCCAAAATTTAGGAGATAGTTATACTTTACACCGTATCCCTTATGCCGGATGGAAGGATAAAAAAGGGGGAAGTATCGGAACAGGAGAATGTTTTTATACATATGACAATTGCTACTGGGCTTCAGCTATCGGCATAAAGTCCAGAGTGGTTGCTCGTTTCGGCGGTTATGCGTACAATGGCTTTTGCTCGCCTCGTTATCTGCATGCGCATTACGCCGTTTCTGGTTCGTATCGCACCTATTGCGGCCTTGCCCAACTGTTGTTAGACGTCGGTCAACCGCAGGTTTGATGGGCATTTCATTTCAAAATGTGAACCTACTTATGGTAAAGATGCTATTCTCCCTATTACCGATGTAGAGATAGAAAACAGATGCGGATACGTTTTTAAAGGCAGCACTAACCGCTTGGAATACATTGATTGACTTCTTATTGTGATGGTGTGAATGAAAATTGTTATCTTGCACCAAAAAAGAAAGTCATGAACTCATGTAACACTTGTAAAGATGACAGACCTGATATTCTGAGATCTAATATTTGTATCGGGTCTGATCCATGTAATGACTGTACGGACAATTGCGAGATTCTTCCAAAAGAATGCGATTGCCCGTATGGTCATTTAAGCGATCATTGCATTCATTATACAGGATGCAAGACATTCATATCCAAATTAACTCCAGGTATGCCTTATAATGAGGTTATGCATAATATAGAACTGGTTTTTGAAAACATAGATAAGTTTTTGGATAGGATGGTAGAAGAGAATACGCTTTTAAAACAAAGGGTTGAACAACTTGAAAAACAGTTACAAAATGGAAAAGAGTGCACAAATTGGTGAGGGCTTAAGTGGCAAACACGTATATGTTCCACATGTGGACGAAACGCCGGTGCCATGCCCGGACGGATACACCTGCACGAACTGCGTGTACTGCGCGGACGGCATCAACGCTGGCTACTTCAGTCTGGCTCAGAAATCTGATCTTACGGCTTTAATCAATGCAATGATATGCCGTATGGAATATCAGGATAGGGAAATAGAATTTTTAAAACAAAAAATAAATATTTTGAGTAACAATGGCAATAACAGGTAACGGTTGTTTTGGCAGTCATGGTGGGTGCGAACGCCCGCATCATTGCAATATTCCTTCTTCTAACATATTCTATGATGGAGAAACTATAGAAGAAGCTGGTTTGTATCATGGTATGCCTTTAGACGGAGCTTTGGCTAATTTAGCTAAATACGTTTCAAGGGCTATTAACGTAAGTGGATCTGTCAATACGGAAGTGTTTGACGGTACTTCTCATGTGGTTCTAAAGAAAGATCCGGCAGAGATTTTGCTTGTGTCTTATTGCGGAGGTGTTGTACCTTCTGATATGTATAAAGTCCAGGGTCGTACTGTTAAGTTCTGCCGGGATATGTGTCAACAAGACGAATTTGCTGAAGTGAGGGTCGTGTACCGAGAAGAGGCAAATAGTTCTTATGGGTTCCATTGTTAATTTAGGAGGATAAGAAATGGCAGAAAAATGCAAAGGATTTATATGCGGGGGTAATCTCGTTGATGGCTCTGTGCCTTCTGATAAGTTAGATAAAGAAACTATTATCGAGCTTATTAAAGAGATTCTAAAAGAGGAAATGCACGAATCTTGGCTTAAGGAAATAATAGAAACCATACTTAAGGAATCCATTGATTCGGATTGGCTTCGTGAGTTCTTTAAAGAGGTTCTTAAAAAATATGCTAAAGAGGAATGGTTTAAGGACATTATCTGCGGCTTAGGATGTGTAGGTGTACAAGAGATATTCGACGTTATTCCTACTGACATAACATTTGAAGCTACAGGAGGTACGGCTACGGTTCAGGTGGTTGTCGATGATGGAGTTGAATGGGAGTTGACACTTTAAATTAGGAAGGATAATTATGTCGAGAGAGAAAATATATAAGATGGATGATGGTTCTTGGCTTACCTCGGACAAGAAGGAAGGTGTCGGTCGTGATAAAATGAATTTCGATGCTCCATCTTGGAAAGGAAGGGAAGATAGGATCACTATCCGAATTGTGAAAAAATCCGATACTGAAAGTATGAAAGCTATTACTTTCAGGCAAAAAGGCATTAAAATCACAGAAGTCTCGGTTAGCAGGCTGGAGTTCCCTATATCTGGTGGAGATAAGCAGATCCTTATTACTACCAACGCCGCTTCGATCAATGCCCTTATTACGGGTGAGAAAGATATAAAGGGTGTCATAAAAGCATTTACTACCGCTTCTGGTCTTAATATTGACGTCAATGATATTAGGCTTGATTATGGTTTCCCTGGTGATCCGGGTCTTGAAGACACGTTCCAGGTTTCGATGATTGTTTCCATGCCTGGCAATGAGGATGGGAATGAAGTTAATGAGAACATAACTATAAATGGTGTACTGATTCCTATTTATCAGCCTGGAAAGGTCGTTCCTTACATTAAATTGGATAAGGAATTTGAACAAATTGAGGGTGATGAAACAAGCACGCAGTTAAGTATAGAAAGTAATATAAAAGATTATGTTATTGAAATAGTTGAATGCGAGTCTGTGGATAAGGAGGAGATTCACCTGGACAAGGATGTTGTTGATCTTGATTCAGATGGATCACCGGAGGTAATCAACGTAAGTACAAATCCTGAAAATTTAAGATGGAGGATTAGGAATGAAAGTAGATAATTGTTGGGCGAACATAGATAAGAAAGAAGGCGGTCTTAACAGTAAGGTTAATATTTACTTTGATGAAAATGATACTGGTGCCAACAGAAGTGTCAAGATAAGGGTGTCTTCCAGGGACGGTAGCGTATCTGAAGAATGTACGTTAGTTCATAAAAAAAAGGAACAGGTAGTTTATAGAAATAAAAGACAGTCAGCTCTTTTCACAAAAGAAGGATGTAATCCTGAGACAGAGAAAGGGGAAGAGCTTGAGTACGTTGTTGAGGCCGGAAAATACACGTCTATCATATCTCAGTCTGATGCTGATGACAAGGCTATGAAAGACATTGAACAAAATGGTCAGAACTGGGTTAATGAGCATGGTCGTTGTATAACCATATTATGGTACAATGTCAAGAAATCAAAGTCGTTTAGAAAGAACGATTGTGATCCTGATACCGAAGAAGGAAGTTTGGTTACGATGACAATCGAAGCCGGGCAATTTTCTTCTACCATAAGCCAAGAAGATGCCGACCGTAAGGCTGAAGCTGAGTTGAATGCCAAAGGTCAAGACTATGCTAATTCTCATGGTACTTGCAATACCATAAAATGGTACAACGACAGGAAATCCAAGATGTTCCAAAAGACAGATTGTGAGGTGACTGAAGTTGGATCTATGGTAGAGTATGTTGTAGAAGCCGGCCGCTTCTCTTCTTCTGTTTCTAAGGAGGATGCTAATCAGAAGGCTTTGGATGCCTTGGAAGCTGAAGGCCCAGGTTATGCTAATGAGCATGGTACATGTGAAACAAATTTATGGTATAACGTAGAGAAGTCAAAAGTATTTTATAAAAATGACTGTGAAGATGGGTTTATCGGAGCGCCTTATACTTACACAGTAGAAGCCGGTAAATACACATCAGACGTAAGTCAAGAAGATGCTGATAAGAAAGCTCTTGATGATATAGAGAAAAACGGTCAAGAACAAGCCAACCTTAATGGTGAATGCGTTGAGGATCCTAATTATTTTATAGGAAAGGCTTCGGCTCGTGTTCAGAAAAATGATTGCGATGCCGAATCTCAGACCGGAAGCTTCGTTGATTTGACTGAAAAGGATCTTGCCGGATATCCAGATGCTTTTGTATCAAGGGAAAGCCAGGAGGCAGCTAACGCGTTGGCTGAAGCAGCTATGGAAGAACAGAAACAAGATCTTGCAAATAAGAAAGGTACTTGCATAGATAAAAACCAATTTGTTGGTGTATATAGCAAGGTATTCACAAAAGACAATTGTGAAGGAGAAGGCGTAGGTTCGCAGGTAACGGTAGACCAAGACGATGTAACTGGTGGTCCTTTTACTTCATACGAAAGCCAGGAGGCGGCTAACGCGCTCGCTCAGGCTGCCGTCGAGCAGCAGGGCCAGGCCATAGCCAACCGGGACGGCCATTGTACGTGGACTGGTAAATACAGTGAGGAATTTACCAAAAACGATTGCAATGAAGGCCAGGTGGGGTCTAAGATTACCGTAACCGAACAAGATGTTGTTGGTGCTCCTTTCACATCTACCGTAAGTCAAGATGATGCCAATAACAAGGCTCAGGCTGCTGTCAAAGAGCAAGGTCAGGCTATTGCCAATAATAAAGGTAATTGTGAAGATATGACGGTCTATACCGGTCATTACAGCAAGAGATTCGTTCCTGAATGCGAGGCTTGTCATAAAGGTGTAGAGATGGAAGTTACGGCTGAGATGGTAAATGGAAGCCCTGTTACGTCAACGGAAAGTCAAGACGCGGCAGATACAGAAGCTCGTAGGATCGTAGAAGAAGGCGGTCAGGCTTATGCTAATAAAAACGGTAATTGTACGCCATTAAGCACCGATCCTGTATGGGAAGACGTAGAACCGGAAGAACTTAGATGTAGCGAAGGTAAGTCTCAGAAAAAGCAACGTGATACCAACGAATGTTCTGAAACCCATAATCAGGAACGTTGGGTAGACGGCGGAAATAAGGTTTGTAGCTGGACCGGTCATTATTCAGAAACGTTCCAGAAGAACGACTGTGAGATACCGGATTCAGGAACAGAAGTAGAGGTAAGTGAAGCTGATGTTGAAGGTAATCCTTTTACTTCTTTCGTAAGTCAAGAAGATGCTGATAATAAGGCTAAGGCTGCTGTTAAAGCCCAAGGACAGGATATTGCCAACCAGAGAGGTAAATGTAGGTTCGTAGGTGTATATAGCAAGGAATTTACGAAAGACAATTGCGGATCATGTCAGCATGGCGTTCCGATGAGCGTAACACAAGATATGGTGGGTGGACCGTTCTATTCTAATGAAAGTCAGGAAGAGGCAAATAGGCTGGCTCAGGAAGCCGTAGAAGCACAAGGTCAGGCTTATGTTAATAAGAACGGAACGTGTGAAACAGATAACACCGATCCTGTATGGGAAGATTCGGAACCGCTCGAAACCAAATGTGAAGGTGGTAAGTCTTATAAAAAACAGGTTAATACCAACGAATGTTATGGTGGAGAAAACGAACGATGGGTAGAAGGCGGAGATAAGGTTTGTAGCTGGACCGGAACATATAGCAAGCAATTTACAAAGCAATGTGCTGACGGAGGTGTCGGATCTAAGGTTACCATAGATCAAGATGATGTAACCGGCGGTCCTTTTACGTCTACCGTAAGTCAGGAAGACGCAAATAGCAAGGCTCAGGCTGCCGTTGAACAGCAGGGGCAGGCTCTTGCTGACGCACAGGGAACTTGTACCTGGACTGGTAAGGCAAGTAAGGTTTTCACCAGAAACAATTGCGGAACCTGTCAGCATGGTTCTTCTGTTACCGTAACCCAAGATCAAGTAGGTGGTCCATTTACGTCCAATATCAGTCAAGCTGATGCTAATAAGAAGGCTCAAGATGCTGTAAATTCCCAAGGTCAGGCAGTAGCTAACAAAAACGGTGATTGCGTAGCTGATAGCACAACTCCTTCTTGGTCGGATACCGGAAGTACCCGTTGCGGCGGTTGTACGTCTCAGAAGCAACAACGTGACACCAATCCATGTTCTTCTTCTTATAACGGCACAAGATGGGTTAATGGAGGTGGAAAATCTTGTACAGCCTGGTCTTACTACGGAACAGGAGATTGTGTGGGCCATACTCAGTATAATGCTTATCGTGATAGCTGTTCTGGTAGCATAAATCGTCAATATTCTGTAAGTTGTAGGAATTGCTGTAATTGTGGATCTTACGGTTCTTGGCAAGAAAATGGATGTAAGGATGATCAAGTGAAATACGTTCGTTATGATGATTGTGGTCGTGCCGACTACAAATACGAATATGAAGTTGGAAAATGCGGATATGCTCCATACGAATTTCAGTTCCATGATGGAAGAACGAGCAAGTCGAGGTCTGTAACTGGAGAATCTCAGAATATTGAAGAAGTTATCATAAGTACTAAGAGTAATTCATATATAGGTTATTCTGTAAAGTCAAAACCTTCTTGGTGTTCTGTTGATTACAGAGACCAGACATCTGAAAGTATGAAGGCCGTGGTGACGTTATCTGCCAATACAACATCTTCTCCCAGATCTGGTGATATTGTTTTTGTTCAAAATGAATCTGGAAAGACTGTTACTTTAACTGTTACACAGGAGGGATCTCCTGAAACCGTCAATGTAAATTTTGGTCCTGCTTTTAATAAACCATGTTGTGGTACGGAGTATGATAATTGGACAGTTGTTATTTCAAATAGTTCTAATTCGTACACTTGGGATAAAAACACAGGATTACAACCAGTAGCTCTTGGAACATATAATGTTGACATCTCATATACTTGCACAATGGGTAGTTCTAATACTATAAAGGCTCAAATATATACTGGTGGTGGATACACAGACACTATAACAGTAGATAAATATTCAGGCGGAAATATAGGATGGGATTTTGGATGTCAATAAAGCTGTATTTCATTTTGGTTATTAGAACAAAAATGATTAATATTGCACATCATTCAATTTTAAATTTTTAGTATCATGGCTTGTAAAAAGAAAGCTCGTCAGGGTGGTGAAGTCGATAAGAAAGACAAACCTAAAATGCGCCAAGGCGGTAGTGTTGGAGGCGAGATGAAAAGAAAGAAGACGAGCACTAAAAAGTGATTGAAAACCAGGGGAAGGTGCTGATCACCTTCCCCATTTTAGTAACATAACAACAACATATTATGAGCAACAATTTTATTAGTAAAGGGCAAAGGAATGTCTGTGTGACGTTTGTGAAGTATTATCCTGTGTTGATGCAGGTTATTATGTTAGCCAGCATTTTTGATGAGTTTTATCCTTTTAGTATCACTAATTGGCTGTATCCGATATTAGGTCATTCTCTATCATGAGACCTATTTCTCTTGGCTTTTTCAAGAATGTTCAGGTTTTGTATATGGCATAGGTTATTGATCTATAGCATGATTTTTAATATCTGTGTAGAATGGGTTACGGTTAATATTGAGATGCCTATTGAACACAATATCGTAGTGTGGTCTGTTATGGCTGTTACTCTTTTGATAATCATTGCCTCTATTGTTTTAAGATTTAAAACAGGATGTTTTGAAAATGAAAGAAATTCTGACAGAGACGCTGCGTAAAAGCGGTGCGGCGGTATGCGATAAGATAAAGGAGATGTTTTTAAGCGGGGAATGCGATCATCTCACAGCCAACGATCTTGAGACATGGACGCAGCTTGCTAATCCGGCTAAGTACTATACCGGAGAAGAGGCTGTTTCTTATCTTAATGTAACTTCTAAAAGATTTTATGAATATCGGAAGGCTAAGTTAGTTCCTGATCCGGTTAAGATAAAGGGATTCCCTAAACCTTTATATACGAAAGTTATGTTGGATGATGCTATAAAAACCATATCCGGCATGAGTGAAAGAGAGATTTATATGAGGATCTTGAATGCTAAATCAAGAGAATCAAGAGCAAAAGAAAGGAGGGGAGCATGATTACAAATGGTGAATTTGTATCAAGAGTCGTAAACGGTATTCATGCCCTTGACAAAGATTCACATGTTAGTCGGAGATGGATATTGAATATCGGTAGAACCAAAGCCGAATCTTATACAGCCCAGAGATGGGATGATGGGACGTTGCTTGGCGACCACCGGCTCCTGACTTACGTTACTTGTCTGGAGATGATTGAAGTTGATAAAATAGTTTGCTGTGATGCCGAATTTGCGTTGTGTAATACACTTATGCGGTCAAAGCATAAACTTCCAGGACTTCTTTATTCTGCCCTTAGACCGGCTATTACTAAGGTGACTAACGTAGATAACACCATATTTTTTAAGTTCGCTGAAATAAAGTCGTATCGCAATGAACAAAAAAGACCGTATGCTAAATACGTTAAAGAACGTCGTCCTTTTTATTATGTAGAAAACGACTATATTTATATACCGGATTTTCATATAGAGCTTATTAACGTAGAGTTCTTTACAACAAGAAGAAAGAAGGCGCTGGAGTTAATGGCCTGCGATCCTACACCTAAAGGGTGCGAGTCTGAATGGGAATACGAATTTATCTGTCCTATTAAGTTAATTGAGTACGTGGTAGCAGAGACGATAAAGGAAGTAGCGTTCAGGCTACAGATTCCTGTCGATGAAAATCCGAATCTTGATTCCAATCAGAAAAGTCAAATTGTTCAGTGATTCTTTTTATTGGATACCCGGCCATAATTATATAGTTTGGCCGGGTATTTTTTTTGTACTATTTCAATGCAAGAACAGGATTCCCCCATTTTCTTTTCCATTTATCTCCGAGGTAATTTATCAAGGAATTGTAATCTTTGATAAAACCGTCATCAACAACAGAGGCTATGACGTTCTCTATGGCTATTATATCATTGAGCTCATCTTTACTGGCAGTATTCCTTATCCCATCTTCGTGTTTATTGAAAACAATGAAATTAATAGCTTTAGCAACTCTTTTTATATTGTCTTTCAAGTCATTCTTGTTTGGAACTATTCTGCTTATTGCGCTGCACATCCTAACATATGCATCACCAGCTTCGTTCCGGTTTTCTATCAAGCCATCCGTGAGCCAAATGACAACCTCTGCGTAAATCTCTGGATCCATCTCTAATGCAATCATAACAAACAGATAGGGATTTACAAACCATCTCTGATTAACACCCTTGCCTTTTTTGTAAGCAAGATCTAATTTTGATAGATCCATTATATTGTTGATTATCAACCCATTATCATTGAAGTGGAGGTTTCTCCGCCTCAATAAATCCCTGTCGCTCAGCTTATTGACAAGTTCGAAGCATCTTTCGTTGAATGACATTGTAACCACTATGTCATTAACCTTTTTATCTTTTAGCCCTTTTTCTTTTCTCTTTTTATTCATGGCCGAAACGGCGTCTGTTATACACACATAACCGTCTTTTGACATAACAGAGACGTTCATTCCTAACAAAACTCGATCTTTTGATTGTAAAACAACATTCGATTTCATAACTTTACTACGTTTTTAAAATTAATACTTATAAGTCTACCTGTCCGTGAGGATCGGTAGACTTTGCAAATATAGAATAGTATTTCAATGCAACAATACATTCTAATGTTAATTGTCTGAAATGTATAATTTTAATTTTTGAATAATGAAAAGAACATCAATACAATCACCGTATTTTGCAGCCTACTATCATCGTCTTATGAAAAGAAAGAATGGTTTTAAGAAAGGCATGATAAGAGACAGAGGGGAGGTTTTAAGACTGTTGTCTATTATATGGAAAACCGTATCAGAACATTATGTGGAAGCTGATGCCGGTGTTTACGTAGACAACGTAGGATACTTATGCCATGTACTTATACCGGGGCAGCGCTTTGCCGTCAGACGGGACCTGGACATCGTGAGCAGGCTCGGAACCAACGGCTATCTCTACAACCACCTGGCTATGGATTTCGCAGACTCTAAAAGATATTACCATTTTGTAATACAAGATAGCTTGAAAAAGAAGTTAAGGGTTAAAATGAATAAAGGACGAAGATACCGATTTATGTACAATGAAATACTTGCCAAAAGAAGGGTGTTTAAAGATTTCCAGATTAAGAGAGTTTTCGAAGACAAGGAATTAGGTCATAGAAGGTCGTAGAAAAAAAATAGCGATTACCATTTGTAGATATAGGATAATCACTATTTTTGCATATCCGTCTACTTTCGCAAGCTGACGGATATAATGCTAACAAAATATCTTTATACAAATAAAGCTCTATGGAGGCAAAGGTAAACAATTTTCAAAACAATGCGAAGGGTAGTAACATTATTTTGACGTCAGAATCCAACGAAATGGATTTATCTGTAAAATTATCTAAAATTTTTAGCTATAATGGCCATAATGTTTCTTTTATAAAAACTTCTTATGGTATATTGTTAAATGCCACGCAGATGGCAAAAGCATTCAATAAGAAACCTGCCGAGTATCTAAGGTTGCCGTCTGTAAATCAATTAATTAAGTCAATGGTGGGATTTTCCCACCTTTCTGAGAATCAGATAGTTACAACCATGTTTGGAAGTCCTGAAAATGGAGGAGGCACATGGATGTTTGAAGATCTCGCCATAGATTTTGCGAGATGGTTGGATACTGATTTTAGATTATGGTGTAACTCGAAGATAAAAGAATTTTTAACATCAAACTTGGTTTCTATTCCAAATTTTACTGATCCGGCAGAAGCAGCCGAAGAATGGGCTAAGCAGTATCGTAGAGCTCAGCAAGCGGAATCCATTGCTTTGGCTGAACATAAAAGGGCGGAGCAAGAAAGAATGGAAAAAGAAATAGCTGTAAATACGTTAGAAGAAAAGAAAGGGGATATAGAGTTTTCTGAGTCATTTAAAAAGGTGGATCATGAAAACATGTGGCTAATCAGAGATGTGGCGAAGAAGCTTGAGCAGAATGGTGTTATTATTGCTGAAAAGAATCTTCGTTTGTTTCTTGAGGAAGTCAAGTTTATGTTCAGAAATGGGTAGGGTAGATGGGAGTTATACAGTGATATTGTCAAAAATAAGTTTGGTGTGTATAGATCATATTTTGTAGATAAGTATTCTGGGGAAAGAGTTAATCAGCAAACCATCTACATGACTGGTGCCGGATATGAAGTCACACTTAAGGGGATAAAGGAAAAGTGTAGGAGCCTTTTCTTGAAGTACGGCAAGTTTGAAGATCCTAACTTTTGAAAACACAAAATAGGGCGTTATACATATTATTTATATCTTTGTGGAGGTCAGGTTCGTTTCCTGTCCTCCATTTTTTTTAAGAGATGACAGTCGAAAATTATATCATAGAGTTAAAATCGTCTTTAAGATCATTTGACAAGCGTGATCTGATAGATGAGGTATCCATCTACAAATGGGTAGAAATTGCCCTGAAGAAGTTTGGAGGCGATATTACTATGCGCAAAGAAGCGGTAGTGGATGTCAAGCGAGGGCAGGCCCGTATGCCTGGTGATTACTTTGATCTTATTCTGGCTTTTAAATGTGATTTTAAAGGATATGAGGTGCCAGAAGGTGACAAGGTGATACCAGAACTTCAAAATACAATAGCCTGGAAAGAACGCACCGAAAGAAGTTATAGGTGGTGTTCTTGCGATGAATGTTGTAAAGACGAATGCGAGAAAGTGATAGTTGAAAAATTTTATATTAACACCTACGATCGCGATCATGAAGTTCGTTGCTATTATGACCGGCCGGTAATGTTAGGTCTTGCCAAGCCTATGCTTCGTGATTCTTGTTTAAGTAAATGCCGGAATAAGGTAATAAAGGATAGTCCGTATGAGATAAATATCGTAAACGGATTCCTGTATGCTAATTTCGATGGTCCTATTTACATGCAGTACCGGTCTCTTCCTTTCGACGGAGAATCTAATATAATTATACCAGACACGCCTCAAGGTCTGGTATTGGATTATGTAGATAATTTTGTAAAGATGAGATTCTTTGAGGAACTGATGTATAATGGAGAAGCACAAGGGGCTGCCGATTTGTTCAAGTTGTATGCACAGCAAGATTTGGTTAAGCTGAAAAATGCTAAGACCGAACTTAAGATGATGGGTATGACATTGAAAGGCATGTACGAACCTCTTAGACGGCGCCGTGCTGAGTTTGAGATATATACTAAGGCGTATCCTGTAATTGACAATATACTTAAATTGGTATGACGGAAGTAGTTCTATTTATATACTTGTCTGGCGTTATTGCATCTATGATTGTTTGGTCAATCAGGCAATTTAAAGGAGATGCGAGTTTGGTAGAGACAATGTATTGCCCGATAGTATTTTTGTCGAGTTGGATATACGTATTCGAAATATTTAAAAAATAAACAAAATGTTAGAAGTTGGTGCAAGCGAAATAGTAACTGCCGATAAAATGAGAGGCGTAGGACCGGCAAATATTATCTTCACAGCCGGCCCTAATCCGGTAGCCGAAGATCGTAGAGGCGTAGCCAAGGTAACGGCTGGTGGAGAGAGTAAGAACGTTACAATCACACAAGCTGCCGGAGAGCAGGTCGTTGTAATTCCTGAGTTCGATTATCTTGTTCTTAGATACGGATGGGAATCAGAAGACGGCTCCGATTTTGATACTGCAACCGGTTTCACCAATACAGGCATCTCGGATGTAGATAATAAGTACGTTGGATGGAGTAAGCAGTGGGCTACTACCCAACAACAGGTAGGTGATTACCTTATTTATGGTGGTGATAACATGCAGTCAGGACTCGAAGGGGCACTTATTAAGATGAAGACCTTGCTATCAGCGCCGGGCATGGACGAGTCGGAACCTAATATCAATGCCGATATCTATGGTAATTGGTATGGGAATAGAGGACGAGGAAATGTTGTTGTGTCTTTTACAGCCTACCTTGGAGGAGAGATGGTTAAACAAGGATTTAACTTCATTAACGAAGGTGGTGAAGAAGTTTACTCCGACAGCATCACTACCAACGTTTCGGCTCATGGTGAAACCAATTACCAAAATATAAAAGGTTTGTACACTAAGATGGGGACGATGGTCTACAATAAAGAAAAACGAGATTGTGTGATCGTAATAGGGTAATGGCATGGAAGATCTGTGGAGTAAATACGATAAGATAAAAGAAGTCTTCTATAGGGATTTCGTTTATGATTCCAGCTACACAGAGCAGGCCTCGTGCATCCCACTGTCGTCGGTGAAGAACGGGGCAGGCTGGGTCGGCGACGGAATCATTAACCTGGCTCAGTATCTTCAGTTTCTATACACGGAAATAATTCTCGGTAATAAGACAGAAGATGATGTTCGTAATGCCATATTGGTACTTACTCGTCTTGCTGATACTACTTATGATCTATTTTTTAATAACAATAAAGGTATTTATTTCAAATTCGAAAAAGGATTTTTCTTAAGAGACGATATCCATAGCGAAGATGCAATCAAATTCGGTCTTACCAAGATAAGTTCCGGGTACACTAATGGTATAGAGTTAAAAGACGAAAATCCATGCTTCTCCCCATTCACTTCACAAGATCAGATCTGGAATCTGGCTCCTATATTAGCTTTCTTGTCAGAAAAAGGATTTGAAGAAGCCAGGCAAGTAGGATACGATATTTTTGAGTACGTTATTAGAAACGGACACAAGATATACAATCCTTATTACAGTGCCTTGCTTCATCATTGGACATTCCTTCCTGATATGGATACCGATAAGGTTAAGCCGTGGGATAGGGTTAGCAACCGTAACAAGAATCTTAAATACAAAGTTAAGGTTAAGAGAGGGGCTAACAATTGGTACTTCTCTGGAGGGTTCAGATGGGCTTTTAAGAAGTTTGGAGGCGAGTGCAGTACATTCTGGCATTGCCTATGGTATAAGCCATTTATATTCTTAGCAGATAGGGTATATCATCCATACATATGTAAATGGTTTGGTATTAAAGTTAAAAACAATTCTTATTATTGTCTTGGATCTACAAATGAAAAATCATGGTACGGTCCTAAGTTTAGAAAGAGGTTGGTTAATAAGTTTAACAAGTCTTTGGAAGGGGGAGAGCTATTCATGCCTTATCTGGTTTTTCTTCATGGGTGTGAAGACGTTGATAGAAGCAGCTTAGAGTCCTACCTTAAGGAATGGGAATGGGATGGAGTTAATTCTCCTATTGAGTTTTTGATTTTGTGCAATTGGTATAAAATGATTTTTGACAATGAAAATATATTATAAATCAAAAATAGCCAAGTTATTTACGTTCATTGACGGCTACAAAACAATTATGTTATTTGGAGCCGTATTTACCGAACGTGATGCTATATCACTGAAGGCCGAATATCATGAAGAGTCGCATTGTAATCAGTATCATACAATGTTTTGTTTTGGTATGTTCGTGTCTTTGCTTACAATAGGATTGTGTCTCTTATTCGGTAATGTAGGATGGTGGATGCTGTGGTTGTCTCTTATTCCGATATTTTTATACTATTCATGGTATTTAATTGAGTACCTGATTAGGTTGTGCATATATCGCGATCATGATAAGGCATATCATAATATCGTATTTGAAAGAGAAGCCTTCGACTTAGAAAAGTATTGGAATCGGCATGATGTTTTGAGGAAGGAGTCGGAAGGGTTTAGTTTCCTCGGTTATTATAGGAAGGAGTATCATTATGAGTAGGAGAAGATATTTTGAAGAACAGAGATCTGGTAATGGAGCTATTTATCATTGTGTAGAAACAGAAATCGAGCCTGGAGATAGGATCAGGTTATTTAATTTAATGAATAAAATCAAATCCGATACAATTAGCCAGGATAAGATAAATAGCGTATTGAATCAACTTAGAGAAGGAACGGCCTTTAATATTCATACTCATAGTTCAGTTTCTTTTTCGTTTTCAAGCACCTCTACCGGTTACGAACCAATGGCAATATGGATTAGATTTGACCCGTATCCTGCAAGTGAACAACAGGGTATTATATACAAGTTTCAGATAAATGACCAGAGGTACGTTTTTATGTTTTCTAATAGATACGATGGAATGAGAGATCTTATTAATAATGCAGATGAAGATGTTGATTGCATTACTTCTGCAACAGAGAGTAGTATATATCACAATAATTCTTTTTATATATTTGCGTAAATTATGAGGAGGAGATTCGAATATAAAGACAGGGAGCTTGAAGACTTTCTTATAAGGTTTTATCCGGCTGGCAATTACACATGGATAGTTCCTGATGGCTGTTTTCTCGTAGACGTTTTTTTAGTTGGAGGCGGAGGCGGCGGTAGCTCTGCCGGCGGTGGAGGTGGTTATACCAAGACCTTCAAATCTGACAACAAAGGCTGGAAAGACGGAGAAGCTATTGCTGTAAAACCTGGTCAATCTATTTCTATAACAGTAGGAGAAGGAGGAGCAAAAGTTTATCAAACCGAACAAAATGTTCCTGGTAAAGATGGTGGTTATTCTCAATTTATGAGCTCGTCTTATAGAGCAAATGGAGGAAAGGGAGCTAATATGTGGAAGGGAGGAGATGGTGGTAGTGCCGGCGGTTCGTCATATACGCAAGATGGTGCTTCGGATGGTGGAGACACTAATGGAGAAGAGTATGGAGTAATCAAAGGTCAAGGTCATACTACCAGAGATTTTGGAGAATCCGGCGGTAAAAGAAATGCCGGTGGTGGAAGCGGAGAAACCTATACCGGAGTAGTATTCCAAGGGGGAATATCCGATTATAGTGAAGGATCTGGAACAGGAGGATCAACAAACGGATCTGGTAAAGGAGGAGGAGGTTATGGCGGCGGAGGAGGCGGCGTCAGATACTCTAAGGTTTATTCCGGAGCCGGCGGTGATGGTACTGTGTTAATTAGGGGTAGAAGATATAAATCGTAAATACAAAGACGGGGTTTTAGAAAGTAACGTGACGATAATGGATCCAGTTGATAATTATTTCTATAATTATATTGATATTCAAATAAGAAATTTCAATGATAATCCTATCCCCGATTTTTATGTAGGTGTGGTCGATAAAGTAGGAGACTGAAAATGTATTTCTTTTCTTCACCTACTTTAGAAATCCATGATTAAATCTCTTTTGTTATCTTTGTGACAAACAGTTATTAACATGGCATTAGAAGATAACAGAAACATAGCGGTTCCTCAAACAGGTATGAATCGCGATCTGCATCCGTCGAGTCTTACGGATCAGCATTATACGTTTGCCTTGAATGCCAACATCGAATCCGAGGATGGTAATGTTGGGATGAGATCTAACGAGCATAGTAATCTTAAATGCATTGATTTCGATGGGTTTAAAGTTATTGGTTACAAGAATGATCTTACTTCAGGCAATATCTATTTTTTTATAACAAATCCTGAAACAGGCGTATCTAAAATAACTTATTTCAAGCCTGAATCCGATACAAGTATCTTATCCGATTCCGATATAGAATCTATGGTAGAAGGATCGGAGTCGTTGTGTTCTGGCATGAAGACCTTGCTGGAAGACAACGAGCAAGATCCTTGCCTTAAGCTCTCTATCTACCATCCTATAAAAACCATAGAAATAAAGACAGAGAAATGTGGAAAATGTATTTACTGGACTGACGATTATAATCCTCCCAGGTATGTTATTGTAGACAAGGCTCTGACTCCTGATGATGAAGGTGATATATGGTATCATTATCATGGGTATAAGATATGCGATAAAGAATACGATAGGAAAAAGTTCATGCAGGAGAATGGTTGTTTTCTGGCATGTGAGAAACTTAGGGTGTTTCCGCTACTCAAACCCATGTGCATAGAGCCGGCTCAGATAGAGTACGGGGGCAGTCTGCGCTCAGGTGTCTACCAGGCTACTGTGGCTCCTTGTGACGAGTTTGGAAACGAGCTTGGAAGTTATTCTAATCCCACTAATCCTGTCCCTATATTCGATGAACAGTATATTACTCAAAAAGATGGCAAATGGGGAGAACGTACTAATTTAGGTATTAGGTTTGTCGTATCTAACATAGATCGTCAAGTTGAATATTTTAAGGTTGTTATCATTCAAAACACAGTAGGATACAACGGAGAAACCCAACCGGTTGTTGACTATTTTGTAGAAGGTATTCACCCGGTGTCTGAAAAAACGATCTTATATTATTCGGACCTAAATAATAAACGAACTACATTCGAACACATATCCTTAAAAAAACCTGTATATAACACATCAAGGGGGATTGTAGCTGTCGGGAATCGTCTTCTCCAATATGGTCTTACGGCGGAAAAAGAATGGAATTTACAGCCTGTAGTTTCCCTCATGGGACACTTCCTTCAATGGCAGGCATCGGTAGCCCACGAAGATCTGTATAAGGATGGTAATGCCTGTTCATTGTATGTGGGGTATATGAGAAATGAAGTGTATCCGTTTGCTATTTCTTTTAAGTGCTCCAACGGTTATAAAACTCCGGCATTTGTGTTAATACCTCCCCCTTATAAAGATGCTGCGGCAGAAATAGAAAATAAGGATACTGATAGAGTATATAAGTCCATAAACCAATATGCTCCTCCTTGCTCAGGGCAAGAGCGTAAATTCAAGTGGCAGTATTATAATACGGCAGGAGATCCGAAGGATTTTGATGATGAAGAAACCGGACAAGAAGAATGTAAGAATCCGGCTACTATCGGTCAAACTATAACATTACAAAATGATTTTAAAACTTATACGAACGTTAGTTTTACATTCAGAAGTCAGATTATAATAGATGAGGTGATTAATTATTTTTCATCTAATATAAAAGACATCGCATGTAATACCGCTACAGAAGAACCTAATAATGCTGCTGCCAACGAAATATGCGATATATTCAACAGCTACGGAGACCCTGACGATCCTAATACGGAGGAACAAAAAGAAGTTATAGATGGTATCGAGGCTCCTGAGTTTGGAGCCGAGTGTACTGATGCGCATCGCCAGTATTCGCTTATTACAGCTCCGGTAGATCGTATTGTGGGTTTCCGTGAAGAATATACGTATAAGGAGCTCGAGGATATGGAGCACGTATCCACCGACTACCTATATACTACCGGCGGTGAAAAGCAGGATAAGTATTCTGTGTTATTTAACTGGGAACTACAGGAGCAAATGATAGAGTTCATGGACAAGTATTTCTTTGCCGATGACGAAGATGGCGGTCATTGGGCTGGATACTGGTCGGGTGATGACGGAACCAAGGCGTGTGCTGTATATGATTCTCTGTTACAACCGTCTGTTATATTACAGTCTATAGCCGAAGCTATTTATGTTCTGGATTCTATGCCGTGTACTTGCGGATGTTTTATAGAAGAGCCTTGTCTTAATCCTACTGTTGCCAGAAGCGATTATAACTCATTCCAGTCATCTTCTACACTTCTTGGAGCATATCTTCTTATGAATGATGTGTGGAATGATGATAAAGGAGAAAGTAAGGTCTGCTTCCCGGACAGCAATCACTGTCTTCCAGATTGGCGTGCCGGACGTTCTTCGAGCACTATCCACAATGACGCCTACAGGTCAAGGATAGCGCCTGGAGCCTTGATAAGGGACACCTGGCCTGAGATAGAGAAGAAGATAGATGATTATTCATATAATTTCCTTGATACCGGTTACGTTTCAGAAGGAGATTACGGAGATGGATGGACCTGGGATTCTTATGCTAATTTAGCTGACAATAACGTAGGCGCTCTTATTCCTGAAGATGTTAAAGGTTCTACGATGTTTACGTCAGAGTTGTTGGTATGGAGGTTTACGAAATGCGTGCTTCGTAACGCCCGTTTCCTTCATATTGCAAGACCTAAAGAATGGGATGATCCTGATTTCCCGGCCAAGGACAAAGTTCTTTATCTGGAATCTTTGGGTAAAATAGATGGTCTTATGGATGCTGTGTCCACACAATATGTCCGTCTTTCTTTTTGGAAATCATTAGATCCAAGATACAAAGGAAGCAATAGGAAGATAGATAAGGATGATCTCAACTTTGATTGGGAGAAGATTATGGATGAAGGTGATAATTATGTTATTGTTGGAGCATCCCGTCCTTACTTTGGGCACATAGGCGAATCTTTCTTCGATAAGTACCCTGATGGATTGTATGTAGCCATAGACTGTCCTATAGTATCGTGCCCTTGGATTTTTACCGTCCGACAGATTGATTTCTGTAAGGTTAAAGACGATGGAGAAGAGGAGAACAGTAAGAAACCGTCAAGAGGTTTGGTAGGCACATCTTACGTCCTTGGTAAAACTATATACCCCTATATTTTTGGTATCAGAGAAAAGGAAATAGACAGGATAAATGTACGGGCAAAAGAAATATCGTTAAGGGCCACAGTAGAATACTCCAGCCAGTGTACGATATGCGGGGATCGCCCCATAAACTGCGCTCCAAGGAAATACAAGTACGGTGATTTCGCTTACTGGGAATCGTCTGAGAAGTATCCTGCTAATTTTGAACTGTATGACAGCAGCAAGGTTAAGATAAGTGATCATGGTTATGAAGGCAATTCCAAGAAAGCATACGACAATATCGTATCCAAGCTTACTGAATACTACGGTTCCCCTTCTACGGATGATAAGGGGATGATGTCTTTTAAAGGTCATAAATATGGTACGGTAGATACCAGTACCGTCTTTTGCCAACAACCTATCCGGCATTATAAGTTCCCGGACAACGATCATATGCTTTTCATGAACCGGGATGTTAGGTCTTATGATGTTCCTTCTGATATTTATCCTATAGGAATATTAGTAGACGAGGATATGATTAACGTCTTCCTTGATTTTGCTGTAGATTCCGGATTGATAACCAAAGAGCAGCGAGATATGGTTACAGGCTATGAGATATATAGAGGTGACAGACGTCTTAATCGTTCTGTCATAGCTACTGGAATAGCTTATGACATGTATAAATATTCGGGTCAAAATTCGAATCTTAATCTGTATCCTAATTATCCGTATAATGATTTATCGGATGACTCTTTTAATTACGCAACTGAAAAAAAGGTATCGTTTATAACCCACCCATTTTTCAGAAGAGGAAACGTGTGGTATGCATTTAGTTCTCCTGATATTTATTTCAATAAGCCTGAGACTCCTACGGAGGTAGCTATAGAAGGTTTTATAAGGGGAATGTCTGTAGGAAACTTTGATGAGGTTGAAGATCATCCCAAATGGACGATATTAGGAAAACAATCATATAAGATGGCGGCCACATTAGCCAACATCGAATCCACGGCCACCATAGCTTCTCAGATAGCGGAAGAGCTTATGAACCGTTCTACGTCTGCGTATATAGGTGTGATAGGAAATATCAATATGGCAATGATCTTTGCTTCAATGATTGCCACCATATCTGATACGCTTGCCAAAAGACCGGTATTGTATGGTAAGTACAGATATGATTGGCTTACGACATTCATAAACAATGGCCCAAGAAGGAATCATGCTTTTTATTATACATCTGTAGGTTACTATAATAGCATGATGGGCTTTGATGATACGGCTCCATACGAACAAAACAGATTAAGAGGATTGGCTAACACCAAGAGTCTTAAATCAGGTATGTACCCCATATCCGATCCGTCTACTACATCATCTTGGGTTACTGGAGAAGATGTAGATGATGATAACCAAAACGCTTCAAAAGATTTTTTGTTTATAAATAACATAGATAGGGAATCTTCCATGTTCTTATCTTTTGGAGATCCGGGAGAAAAGGATCCTGATACAAGCATCTTAAATTCAAAGTATCTTGTATCGTATCCTATGCAGGCCCAGGTATATGATACAAGTCGTATCCATGACCCTGTTATCATGGCTTCTGATGCCGGATCTAAAGAGTCTTTTGAAAGGACGAAGATGTTGTCTTATATCTGTTCTCCGTATATGAAGCTTATGCGATACAGGCCCGATCAGTATGGAGCTATAGAAGATATAAAATGGATATCAGTAGGAGGGTGTGGATTCTTCCAAGGAGGGAAGCAACCTTTGTTTGGCGGTGACACCTACATATCGAGGTTTTCCATGAAGCGAAAATTCCCATTTTTTTATAATACTGCTTTTGGTATAGGGGATATGATACCATTTGCTTACAATGATTACCGGAATGTTGGATTCCCTAAGTATTTCGTTAATTACGATACTGGAGAAGATATGCTTGAGCATACTGACAACGAACGTTTTAATAGCTGGACATCATCAAGCAAAGGAACGTATTCTTTTTATCCAAATAGAAAAAGTTTGTATAATTTAAATGGTGAAAATGAGGCTAAGAAATATGTGGATGGTAGATTTTATCTGTGGTCTTATGGTATTCCTCAATTCCTTGTAGAATCGGAAATAAACTGCAATTTCCGATTAGAAGGAGTAGAGCCTCATGAATGGTTTTATCCGGCTCATGGTGATTTTGCTTGGTGGACACAAGAAAAGAACGTGTCTATCCATAGGGACAATGATTACAAGATAAGTCCTATCTACTCATCAAGAATGACGTTGACACCTAATGTATTGCCGGCGACATACGAACGTCGTTTTTATGATTGTGCTTACCAGCGACCTAATGGTGTTATATGGAGTAGGGCTGACGTATCTGAAAACAGTCAAACAGATCCGTGGCTGACATACAAACCTATGGACTATCATGAGTTCCCAACCAGCAACGGTAAGCTTATTCACATGAAGCGTATTGAATCCGATCAGATTCTTGTCAGGTTTGAGGACCAGGTTTCACTCCATAACGCCATAGACGTAATCAAGGAGCGCACCTCCCCAGGGCAGGCCGAGATGGGCACCGGCGGTCTGTTCGCGTCCCGGCCTCTGGAGTACAACACGACCGACCTTGGTTATTCTGGAACCCAGAGTACTGAAATAATTAGTTCAGAATTTGGTCATTTCTGGGTAGATACTAAAAGAGCACAGGTGTTTATGACCGATCCGAACGGACGTAATCTTAAGGAACTTAGTGTAGGTATCAGACATTGGCTTAAGCGTCATCTTCCGTTTAAGATTCTTAGATACGGAATAACTAATATCTTGACCGGTGCAGAAATGACAGAAGAAGATACGGATAACAAATTTATCGGTCTTGGTCTGTCTCTTGGATGGGATAATAGGTATAAGAGGGTACTTATCACGAAAAAAGATTATATACCTGTTAAGAACCCGGCATATTATAAATATGATGGTGGAAGGTTCTTGTATAATGAAACAGAGGTGTTGTCAAACGATAAGGAAATATCCTTAAAAGACGAACAGTATTTCAAGGACGTGTCGTTCACTATCGGATATTCGTGTCTGAAGCAAGAATGGATATCGTATTACTCATTCTGCCCTGACTATTATATAGAGCAGCAGCAATATTTCCAGACAGGAATAAACTTCCCGGCATCAGATGAAGAAGGTGGTCTATGGAGCCATTTGCTGACGAATAAAAGCTTCCAAACATTTTATGGAACAACATATCCATTTATATTAGAAGTGCCGATAAAAGAGAAATATAACGGTTCTACGTTGGCTTCTGTAGAATACGAGCTTGATGCAAGGAAATACGTCGATGATGTGAATTACACTCTTGACAGGAAAGTAGGTTTAGATACGATAACTATCTACAACGACACAAACAACTCAGGTGAAATTCATCTTGTTCCAGAAGAAAAGAATAATTTAGCGCAACGTATATCGTATCCGAAGATCGTAGGCGACTATACTGAGGTCCTGGATACTGAGGTATATAGAAGACATAAGTTAAATGACTTCTTCAACAGGGTTGACGATGACCGGTCAGAGACCCCTATTTGGATCAAGGACGATAACGATATAAATAAGTCAGTTAATCCTGATTCTCTTAATTTCAGACGGTCATGGCTGGATAGGTTGCGTGGTAGCTGGATGCTGATGAGGATAAAGAAAGTAATTAGCAACCGAAAGATTATATTCCAGTGGTTGATTTCTGAAGATAAGATTAAGAATAGATAATATCGTATTACCCTCTGCCTATTAGCAAGTAGAGGGTAATACTTTTAAGTGCAAGGCTGTGTATAACCACTTTATATTATTCACTACATTTATTTATCCAAATTAATACATTTTAAATCATTTTAATTTGTAAATCATATTTTAGTGTCTATATTTGCATCGTAATCAAGAGAGATTATGATATAAAACAGTGGTGATGGAAGGTGATACTTCGGTTTGTGTCATAGGTTCGAGTCCTATATTTTTCATGTAAGAAAAATTAGATCAGTTGGTAGATCAAAACCTCCTTTCATATCAAAACACATTCCAGGTTTTCCCTGTTTTAATAAAATATATAGATGGTGAGGAGTTCGGTTACTTCGAAAATTAGCGTAGTGGATAACGCGGTATTCTGTAAAAATACTTTTCATTGGTTCGAATCCAATATTTTCATTTTAATTATCCGGCTCCGTTTTTCCTCTGTTTGAAATACATAAAAACCAATGAGTGGTGATGGGGTTAGTTACTTCGAATTTAGCTCAGATGGATAGAGCGATACTCTTTTAAAGTATAGGTCGATGGTTCAAATCCATTATTTCATTGTTTACACTAACTTCAGGTTTTCCCTCATTGAGTATTCATTTTGATATATTTTTTTTTCAAGCAGTGGTAGTAATATCACTGCTTTTTTTTGTATAACACTTTAAAGAAAACAACAACAAATGGGAAAGTTTAACAAAAAGGATGAAGGTGTTAAGCCTACGATCGTGAATCACATGGGAGAGAAGGCGTATAAGCCTAACGCAGAAGAAGAGTTGGTATCTACGGTAATGACTACCATGTTATCTGATTCTTATTATGAGAAAGAAAAAGATAAAGTAGAAAGAATTAAGAACCTTATGGATCAGGTGGATCCGTATTTTGCAGCACAAACAGCATTGTATGTTAGGAAAGAAGGAAAGCTTAGGTCAGTAACGCATCTTATGGCTTCTGTCATTGCCAGCAAAGCATCGGGTAAGGAATGGGCTTCAAGGTTCTATAACAAGATCATTATGCGTCCTGATGATATGAGTGAAATTCTTGGCTGCTATGCGGCTCTTAACGACAAAAATCCAAAGAAGTTAAGAGGTATATCCAGTGCTATTAAGAAAGGATTTAAGACGGCTTTGGAAGGTCTTGATCCGTACCGGATTGATAAGTATAAGATGGACAGTAGGGTCATTACTATGGTTGACTTAGTAAACTTATTTCACCCTAAAGGCAATCAGGCTAATAAAATGGCTTTCCAGTACCTTATAGAAGGTCGGTCTTTGTCTGGATTATACGAAAGCAAGATTCTTGAAAAAGAGATGTCTAAAGCCGGACAGGATAAGAAAGACAATAAGGAAAAGAAAGAAGCTTTAGGTGACGCTATTCGGGACGTGGTTTCTAATGTAAAAGGCATGCCTATTTTTAATATGGTTCGTAACCTTGTAAACATAATCAAATACGCGCCTGATCAAATAGATGAAGTTTGTAGGCAGCTTACAATAGAAGAGAAGGTACTTAATTCGAAGATGCTTCCTTTCCGTTTTGCTTCAGCTTTCAAAGAGGTTGAAAATATGGGCACTGATGGTTCCGATAATGATATTGTATTTGAGTCGGATAAAAAACGAGCTAAATTAACAGCGCGTAATAAATATAAGATTTTAGATGCGTTGGAGAAAGCCATAACCATCTCCTGCAAGAACTTGCCGGTATTGGAGGGGCGGTCGGCTATCCTGATTGACCACTCTGGCTCTGTACGTGGAGATATGGGAGGGTCTTCTGAAGTGTCTGCCTTTAGCAAAACAAATACGGCTGTCATTGGTAACTTGTTTGGCTGTATGATTGCTTCTGTGCTTCCTGACGTATTTATTGGTATGTTTGGTGACAAACTTATCAATTACGAATATGATAGAAGCAGAGGTGTTTTGTGGAACAACAAAAAATCTTTTACTGCCGGAGGAGAATGCGGTGGTGCTACCGAAAACGGTCTTTTTGCATTCTTGGAAAAGTGCGTTAAAGATAAGATCAAAGTAGATAACTTGTACGTTATTTCAGATATGCAGATAGGAGATGGCGAATCTATTGTATGGGAGAAAAGTTCCAATTATGAATATGGTAAATTCGCCGAACTTTTGAAAGGATTCAAGAAAGTGAATCCAAATTGCAAGATCGTTTCTATTTCTATTCAAGGATATGGAAGTGAGATGTTTTACAGAGGATCTAATATCTTGAACATAGCTGGCTGGTCAGAATCTATCTTCGATGTTATTAACAGCAAGTTCTGTGGATATAAGAATATGATTGAAGAAATTAAGAAAATAAAAATATAATCATTGATTTTGCTTCAATAGTAAACAAGTTTTAGCTTTAAAGGTATAGCCGAAGAAGTACGTGAGTATATCTTCGGCTTTTTTGTTTATCTTTGTTGAAAAACAGTTTGTTATGAAACAAGTATTATTTGACATACTCCCACGCCTAAAGTGCGTGGGATTCTTGGATACAAACGCATGGAACCCCAGTATTTCTACTGCTGGAATTACCCATGCTCTCCAATTCGGAAATGCCCTTCCGAAGAATATTTTGGGCTGCAAGCAAATCACGATCATTTACAGACCCACATCTTGAGCACACCCATGTGCGGTCCTTTAACGACAGGTTTTTATTGACATAGCCACATTCACAAGTTTTAGAAGAAGGATACCATTTATCAATATGATGGACTGTTACACCATATTTTGTTGCTATATATTCCAGTTTGTCAACAAATGATGAATGGGATAAATCGGATATTTTCTTACCCCATAGACGTTTCATTGCTTCAATGTTTAATGTTTCAAGGAAAATGAAATCATACTTTTTACAAAGTTCGTGTGCCAATTTCCATTGGAAATCATTACGTAGATTTTCAATTTCCCTGTACGTTTGTTGAAGTTCAAAACGTCTCCTTTTTCTATTATTAGATCCAATTTTCGATCTCGAAATACATCTATTGCATTTCTTGATCTTGTTTTGATATTGTTTGAAGAATAATGGAGAATCGATTTTGCTACCGTCACTTTTAGTTAGATAAGTTTTCAGCCCAAAATCCAATCCAACAGATGCACCATCATGTGTCTTTCTGTTGGATGAAAAAGGATTATAATCTGCAACTATAATCAAACTGAAACGTGAGCAGGTCTCTCTTACTATCCTTATTTGTTTAATGTTGCCTTTGTACGCCCTACTGTATGAGAATCTAAATCGTTTCTTTCCTTTGTTGATTGTTAGACAATTACCATTCAAAGTAAAGCCGCCTTGTTTGAATACAAAAGAATTGAATTTCTCTGGTGATTTAAACTTAGATGGTCGTTTGGCTAATTTCTTAAAGAAACGATTATAAGATTCATCAAGACGTTCAAGTATTTCTTGTGTTGTTTGGGAATGAAGAAGATTTCTTTTAATTCTTTTGGTAAAATGTTTCTTCATCTTACCAACCGGTATGTATTTCCCAAACATCCCATAATACCTTCTCTGTAAAGCTAACGCATGATTCCATACAAAACAACACTCACGAAGCATCTTATCGAGATATTTCGTTTTCTTTGAATGGTATATGTTGTATTTGTATGAAATCATTTTTATCTGTAATTTTGATTCAAAATCAATCAAACCAATTCATCCACCTTCTAAAGTATGGTGGTTTTGTTGGTTAAATAATCATAAATTACAGTTTTTACGCCGGAGAAGATGAGCATGCCGCCTATCTGATGGGATGGTTAGTTGATAGGGTCTGTGATGCTTACCATAAGTTTAAGAAGGAGGAAGAAAAATGAAAGAAAAAGAATTTGATTTTGTGATATATCCACTAAAGTTGATTATCACCATAGGGTTAGATTACAAAACATTGTGTGATCGTTTTGAGAATGCAGAATTGGATCATGAAGGAGAATGGGGAGATGAAGGCGATTTAGATTCAGAAGTCTCTTTTATGAATCTTGTTCGTGATAAGGGAGATGATAGAGCTTTTAAGTTATTATGGAATTTTCAAAGTGAGAATGATATGACTATACAAAACATATGTCATGAATCATTTCATGCAGCTATGTCGGTATGCCAACATTGTAATATGTCTCTTGGTTTTAAGGTGGGAGAAGATGAACACGCAGCTTACATAGCTGGATTTGTTGGTAACTGCGCAGGTGAAATGTTTGGATTCTTAGAGGAAGAAAAAGATGGCAAAGAAGAATAAATCAGATTGGAAGCCCTCAGAAAATATCCTAAAATATTTGAAATCGTGGGAAAAGTTTGAGCCTGAATTATATGACGATAAGAAGGGAAATATAACAATCGGGTACGGATTTCATCTTCCTCATCTTCTTAAAAAATACAAGAATGGTATAACAGTAGAAGAGGCCGATAAGGAATTTGAAGGTGTAGTTAATACGTTTGTTCCGGAATTTATACGAAGAACTCCTAATTTCAAGAATCTAAACAATAATCAGCGAGATGCTTTGTTTAGTTTGTTTTACAATACAGGAGGACCAGAGTATTCTAAAAGCCCAATGCTTTTCAAATACCTTAAAGAAGGTGATTATGATAAGGCAGTGAAAGAAATAAACCACAATGAAAACGAGAAAGGTATGGGCGGCCAGAAGAAACGCCGTGCCTTCGAGCGTCGGGTGTTCTCTACGCCGACATACCAGCCCTGGACGGTGGATGATGACAGTAACTATGTCCTGATTGAAGACAAGCCTGTAGAGAACGAATCTATAGAAAAAGATACTAATGATTCAAAGTATGAAGACGCTCGTCATGTAGCCGCAAAATACGGTGATACAGGGTATGTAGGTAGAGGCTATGATGGCAAGAAGGTTAGAGTATCTGATTCTATTATTGAGTCGGTAGGGATATCCAATAATGCCGATCCTAATAAATGGTATGAATCCGTTAATCCAATATTAGACACTGATCCTATTAGTTTGATCGCCGATTTTATTCCTACTATGAAACGTATGTTGGATCCTAATAGGGAGCGATCTGGAAAAGATACGGCTACTGACTTCGAGGAAAAGATGTGGAAGGCTTATACGGATGGGGATATAAGTAGGCTGCCGGCAAGCAAGTATCGTTTTGATGACGATGATGATGATGCTCAGTACGTAGGATTGCCTCAAGAACAAGCTATTTTGATACAATCTTTATTAGATAAAGAGTATATGAACAACATGCTTGACGAGGCATATAAGGATGCTGATGAAAAAAGTAAACAAAAAATAAGAGATTATAAGAAGGTACTTGATAAACTAAATAAAAATATATTTGAAAATCCAGGAAAATGGATTTTAGTAAATGAAGGCGTAAGTCCATTTAGAGAAGAAGTATATGGTGACAATTTTGAAAAAGTAAACGAAGCTTCCGGATTAGGTGCGTTGAAGAATTTCAGTGTAAGATGGGATCCTGATGCCGGTATGTTAGATGTGAAGGATGATTATGATTTTAGTCGAAAGAAGATAGCGGAAGACATCATACCGGAAAGGGATGTCCCTCTTAGAATAAGGGAACGTATCAAATACGATCCTAAGAAAGGTAGTGTGCTTCGAAATAATGACAAGGCTTTACCTAAAAGGTTTGTAAGGAAATACGAAGAAGGTGGAGTAATTGGCAAGCAGCGTGAAGCATATGAATACTTTACTAATAAGAGAGGTATGTCCAAGATACAGGCGCTTGCCATCATAGGTAATCTTATGGCTGAATCCGGTCTTAAAGATGACATATACGGAGACAACAGAACATCATACGGCATACAGCAATGGCATAATGAGCGCATGGATAAGCTATTCAAGCACGCTAAAAAGAAAGGTCATTCTACACCCACATTCAAAGACCAACTTGAGTTCTTAGCTGACGAATACGAAGGAAAGACCGGATATTCTAATTTCTTATACACAAGAAAAGGAAAAGAAGGACCAGGGTATTACAACTACAGCCGGCAGGACTTTATGAACGCCGATAACCTTAAAGATGCTGTAATAGCTTGGAACCAAGGAGCAGGGCGCCCTCATAAGAGTGTTATAAGAAATGATGACCGTTATAACTATGCTATGGAAGTTGCTAAAAATCTTGGTTTGGAAATTGAAGAAAATTCCGTATCTTCGTATGGTCAAATGGGATTCGGAGATGATGCTGAAATAGCAGCATCGGTAACACTTCCAGAGGTAGAAGTGGCAGCCACCCTCCCTAATCCGGAAGCCCCGTCCCAGGAGGGACAGTCCGAGGAAGAGAGATTCCGTACATGGACTGAAACGTATGGTAAGGACATCATAAATCATTTACTGACGTTAGACGGGAAAAAGGATGGTGATGACAGTGATTACAGCATGATGTATAAACAGCATGAAAAAGAAAGCGAAGAGGATAAGAAAATGGCTTTGATTAATGCCGTGCTTCCCAATATTCAGCTTCGCATTAAAGGCGTCACTGATAATTAGAACAATTATTTTATTTCTCATATTAATAAAGCGAAGCCGGATTTGAGACTTGTTATGCGGATACCGAAGGTTGAAGAACGATATCAAGATAATCCGGCTTTTTTGTGCGATTTCGTGAAGGATGGAACTATCATCGCCTTGGTTTAACAGAACAGACCTACGTACCTCCACTGTCCTGACGGGCATGGACGCCCGTCTCGCCTACCAGCCTGCCTAATTCTCCACTGGCTACCTAATATAACTATTAACGTCACTCCATCACCTATCTCCCTTCAGTCGATAGGTTCAGTCGTTTTTAAATATTATAAGTTCTTTCGCATCGTTCCCTTCGGTCACGATACTCAATCTTTTAACACAATTAGGCGAACAATACAATGACGGAAAAAGTAATTTGTCAATCCGTTCACTCACTTAACTCCCTTCGGTCGTTAAGTTCATTCACTATAAACAATTATGTGAATAAATGGTAAAGTATATAAAATAATATAAATAATATAATGAGTAAGATCATTGAAAATGGTCTTAATATTAAGGAAAACGGAGACTATTCATAGGCGTAGTTTTAATTCAAGATTTGTTGTCCCACTCCTGACGGTCAGACGGTTACGTTCAGAGTCGTTTTCCCGTCTCTTGTTCAAACCGTCATAAAATAAAAAACCTTGTATCCTATTTCTCTCAAACCGGATACAAGGCAGTGCATTTTCTTCTTTTTATATAAAATCATATATTTGCACTAAACAAACCAATATGGAGACAAAAATAACTGAAATAATGAATCCTCACAAGTTACACGACAAGCTCTTCAAGAAAGAGCAGGTCTCTCCGATAGAAGTTATATACAATAGCTTCAGCAACTTAGGGTACAATGTAGTACGCCGTCCAGCCGGTCAGTGTTTAGGCAATTTGAGATATTTTAATCTATTTTATGACAAACATACTCATCATTTCTATCAGAAAAACAGGAAGTTGAGATATTGTAGTAATTTTCTCATATCTGATTACTGGAAAGATAGAGTGCGATGTTTCATAGTTTGGAACTTTGGATTTGGAAGATTCTTTCCGTACAATGACTTTATTGAGGCTATGGTTTATGATTATCTTCGATATGGGAGAAAGTCAGTTCCTTATCTTAAAAGCGTGCAAGAGGCTGAAGAAAAGTGTGTAAGGTTCTATATCCGGTCTCAGATAGATATGCTTCGTAAGGAAGGATATGCCGCTTATCGGGCTAAGTTCAAGGAAGAACGTCCTCAGTATTTCATCGGAGACGATAGGACGGTGTTTAGATGCCTTGACAGCTCTTTAAAAAGAGAAGAGAAGATTGCTGCATGCGTAGCCCACAAAAGGGCTTTAAAAGAGGGGATAATGACTTCCTTCATCAATCACCTTAAGAAACATCCTACCACTTTATATTCGTGGTTTTCATCAGAGGTAGATAGCGAAGGAAAGAATAGGCTCTGTCTATCTGAAAAGGCTGTTTCGTATTTGAATAAGAGACTGGTTCGCAATGGGTTAAAGTCTCTTTCTGCATCATATCTTTTTAGAACGTTTAGAAAAATGGTGAAGACCTTGTTCGGTTCCAATGTCAGGTCGTTTTTGAATAGCTGTCTGATGTCTGTTTCAACAGAAGAGGTTTTAACCAAATCTATGAAGAAAATAGTTTCCAAGACAGTGCTGTTTTTGTACAAGAGAGCGCTTAAGAACTATCGCCGGGCATGCGGTCTTAAGTACGACCCTGATTCGGGCGGTTTGTCTGCCGTACATGATTGATTTTTAAACGTATCCCATAACGTTGGATTTTCTCGTTCGTTTCTCTTATCTTTGTGAAAAAAGATAGTATGAGATTACGAATCATAAAAAATCGTCCGATATTCGCTCCTGGCGGTAGTGTTCAGGATAAGAGACAGGATATTAATGTATCCTCTACTCAGCCTATTCTTGATTATGGAACGCCTGTTAATAAATGGGGTGAATCTGATATTCAGAATATATATATGCCTTCTGATGTGACTTTAGAAACAGAGGAGGGGGAGATAAATCCATTTAGTAGTATGCCTACATCCGATCCGTTTTTTGAAAATCATGATGCAGGATATGCAGGATATCTCGCTGATAATAGGGGCATGGTTAAAAACGTAGAGAAATCAGTCGTTGATAATGCAATGAATTTAGGTGGTGTTGATGCTGATTCCTCTAAAGAAAAACGTTCCCAAGATGGTAATCCTCTTGATCCTATGACTACCCCATATTATTCACCTGATCTAACCGGCAGAGCTCAAATGTTCGGTACAAGTCTTGGTCGGATAAGAGCCGGTAATAAGGTCGGTGCTAATGTGGCTCAAGCTGCCTTGTCCGGTGTTAGTTTAGGATTAGGTCTTACTCGTAATATCATGGGAGCTTCATCTGCTGCGTATGCAGCCAGCAGAGACGAGCAGGCGGCGAGGGAAAAGCTCGAAAAAGAGCGCCGGCAGCAATTCATCAAGTGGGAACGTGAAGGTGGTGGCGTGAATTTAGGTAACGGTCAGAAGATGGATACGTCTGATATGACCGGCGAATATATTTATCCTCTTCCTAAATCTATGGAGGATAATGCTAACGTAGAGATAGAGAAAGGCGAGTATGTGCTGACGCCTGATTCAGTGGGGCCTATGGAAGCTAAAGGAAACAGGCATGAGAATGGAGGCACGCCAGTTGATTTACCGGAAGCTTATATTGTTTCCGATTATCGTAAGATAGATGATGAGTTCGCCTCTTACGTTAGAGAAAACTACGGTATTAAGGCAACGTCTAAAGATACGTATGCTACACTCCTTGATCGATATAAGAAGAAGATCGGTTTGTCTGATAAGTACGAAGATCAGGAGCGTGTATATAAGAGATTAGAGAAAAATGAAGATGTAAAAGATAAAAATACATCTAATCTTAATGCTTCTATTCTTTCCAAGTACGTCAATGAAAACCAGAAAGAGATAGACGAGCTTGAAGCACAATTTCGTTCTTTCGCTGAAATCGTTTATGGCAAACAGGAAGAATCTAAGCGTAACGAGAAGATGGATGCTTTCTTCAGGGATGGCGGGGTTGTTGATCTGAATCAGGTAAAGAAACAAGCCAAGGCTTTTAATATTGCAGAATCAGATGCCAAGAACTGGATATATGACGAGTATGTTAAGCAAACCAGGAAAATGGCTGAAGGTGGACCTACTCAGAAGGAGCTGGAGGAACTTAGAAAGAATGCTATCGGCTACAATAAGCTTATCAATCAGTTATTTGGACGAACTCTTAATATGACTATATCTGATGTTAGTGGTCGTGAGCAGATTCTTAATCCCGATTCCAGTGTCAATGCCAATCAGAATCTACAACATAGAAGCAATTTAGGATACGGAAGGGTAAATGATAAGGCGGTATCTAATTTGCTTGATGTAAACCGATGGGCTAACAAGTACAATACGGATGGTGATTTTGATACAGAAGGTTTCCAGAAAGGATACAACAGGCAATTAAATGCATTGTGGGCGTTAGCTGATGTAGGTGCTATCACGAATGCTGATGCAGCCAAGAAATTCAGAGATGAGTACGGATTCTGGGGCCAGGATGCCGGAAGCTACAGAGGTAATCAGGCTTATAATTCATTTGCCGTAGATGATAAGTTTGGTCAGACAACAGCCACCCGTTCTTATTATGGATTGGACGTTGTTTCGGCAGAGCAAAAAAGATTGTTAAACGAAAAAGGAATTAAGAATTATGTTGACTTATTTGGTGATAAATCTGATGCCGCTAAGAAGATTCTGGGCTCCGATTATAATAAGTTTGTTGCTTTAAGAGATAGTGGGTTAATGCCGGAAATAGACTTCGTTCTTGAGTCTGTTAAACCAGAAATGAAGCCTATTGAGGCCGGTCCCATAGCACCAGACCTTACACCGCCTAAGATTGGATCTCCTGGAAGGATAGAGGTAAAACCGAAAGCAAGTACGCCTGCGACTGCAACCGACACCGATACAGAGGAGGTGGTTGAAGACAACGGACCTAAAGGACAGGGCAGACCGGCGGCGTTCGGTCCTATCTTCCCGGAAATGCTAAGAACCCTTGACACTGGCTTGGAGATAGAAAGCCTGGAAAGACATCAGGCTCCGAGAATAGACCCGGTTCTTCAATCTGCTGATCAGTATATCAACGAGCTCAACCGTGCGACATCGGCTCAGTTAGACGCAGTAGGTGACGTACCCGACTCCCAGCGAGCTGCTATTCTGGCTAATATGAACGCCATAGCTGGAAGCAATATAGCCAAGTACGTTAATGAAGTAAATTTCAATAACGCAAGGCAAATAAACGAAGCTGATAGATTCAATGAAATGGCTTATGTTCAGACAGACGATAAGAACATAGCGGAAAGGCAACGTTATGAATCTGGATTATTGAAGGCTATGGCTATAAGGGATGAAAATCTTGCTCGTTATTATGATAGCATAAACAGCGAGATACAGAATAAGTTCAATGTTCGTACATCGTTGAATACCATAGCTTCCATAGCTCCGAATATGAGAATGCTTCCAAGTGGTCAAATTGTTTACGTTCAAGGTGATCAGGATGTGATGAATATGGGTGATTATTCCACTCCTTACTTGAGAAGTTTAAATGAAGAAGATGATGAAACTAAAAGAAGAAGGAGGACCAAATAGTGGCTTCACAATATAGTATTTTAAGGCAATATGCCCCGTATGTTAGTCCTTACAACATAGATCTTGTTAAGGACGTCATGATGTACAAACAGCAGAAGGTTGATGCTGCTCGTGAAAAGATCTATACCCAGGTAGATTACCTTATGGGTCAAGAGATAGATAAGCCTGAAGCCCGTGCTTATATGGAAGATAAGATGTCAGGTGTGATTGCTAACATCAATCAAAAATTCAAAGGCGTGGATCTTTCTTCTGATGGTGTTACGAGAGCCATACAAGGAGAGATTAGTTCGGTGTTGGATGATACGGTCATTAACGCGATTGCCGGCACAAAAGAAGGCAAGAGGGTCATGAAGGAAATAGAATCTATAAAACAGAATCATCCTGAACTTTATTCTCCTATTAATGAATGGCATGCTTTGGATCCTTATTACAAATGGAGGTCAGATGGTAAAGCAGGATCAAGGTTAGGAGGTCTTCATTATTCTCCTTATGTCGATTATACTAAGGAGATAAATAAGCTGGTTAGTGACTTTAGGAAAAATAACGAAGGCAAGAAGATTCAGACAACAGAATATGATGTTAAAGGTAATCCTACTGGTGGTATTATAGAAGTTAATGTAGATGAACTTACAGATTCCCAGATAAGGAATTTTGTGTCTGCTAACTTATCTGAAAACATGAGGAATCAGATGAGAATAGAAGCATCGTACATGGCAGCCACCAATCCGGTGTTCAGTAATCCGGATTTGGTTAGTCAATACATTGGGTCTTATGTCGAAAGATACGATAGGCACATAGGAGCATTGGAAGCAAAAAAGAAATCAGTGGGGGATAATAAAGATATTATTGATCGTATTGACAGTCAGATACAGGAAGCTAAAAATCAGAAAGCAGAAGCCAAGAGGGAGGCAGATATGATAATAGCTTCGTCAGATCCGGTAGCGGCCGCTAATTTTGTTGTTACCAATAATCTTTTCGATAAGATGACTGATGCATGGAGATACGACAATACAAGTTTTGAAAGGAAGAAAGATGATCTTTATTTTGCAAGGTTGGCAGAGGATAGGGCTCAGCAAAAGTTTTTGACTGATAATGCTAAGTCTATGGTTGAAATATCGTTGGCAAAAGAGCAGCTTGCTCAGGCCAAGATTGAAACCGAATACATGCGTACTTACGGTGCCAAGATGGGAACTGAAAGCTCATCCGCAGGCACGACAGGCGCAGGCGGCATGAGAGTGCCTATGGCTCCTATGGACGGGCCTACGGCTATTAACTCTGGAACAGGTAAGACGGGATCTGTTAATTTGGCCAATATTCCTTACGAGTTACTTAAATCTCATTCTACAGATCGTAAAGCCAATTTATTGAAATTATATAACTCATTATCTCCTACAGATAGAAGCAATATCGTTGCAGCATCATACGAAGAAGAAAAAACTGATCCAGGATTGTATGCTAATATGACTCCTGAAGAGCGGATATATTCTTATTTGAAAAACAATGGAGGTCAGAAAAACGGATATTTCGGGCAAGGCAATAACAGATTATCTGAAGCTTATGATGCTTTACTTCTTTCTGATTCTAAGGCAAATGGAACTACAAAGGCTATAAATAACATAACTGATTATCAAATCGATAATATAGTTACTGAAAAAAATAAGGATATTATCAGGAAAGTTCGTAATGCTAAGTTTATGAAAGGAAATTCTTTTATAAATCTTACCGATACAGATGATAAGGCTGGAGCTTTCCTACTCGCCACGGCCATAACAACTGGCGTATCTGATGCTGTAGGGTTTAGAGAGTACATGATGGATCCTTCGAGAGGAATAGATATTCTTAGTGCTATATCTCCGTCATTAGGAGCTAAGGCGAGTGCCGGCAAGTTGGGGAAAAACATATCTGATGCTATTACAGGCGAGGATAATGGTTCTTCTACTGGTACGTTGGCTCTTATTAATGGAATGAAGAAACTTAATGGTGATCCCGATTTTAATATATCCGATTATATGACTATAGATAAGGATGGTGATATAGATTTAAAAGATTATCAAGAAGGGGAGCCTTTGACTATTACTCAGTTAAGATATGCTGAGAAAAATAGTAGGGTGTCTGACATGATAGCAGGTCAGATGCAGGACGAGATAAAAATGTCTGTATCTCCCGATCAGATTTCTGATATTTTGTCTCAGTATCATTACCTTGATTCTTACAAAAGATACAATTGGAATGCTGATTCACCTGAAAAGTCTTTGCAGAAGGCTCAGTTTAGAAGATTGTCTGGTTACATGGCAGGAAAGGTAAATAATCTGGATCCTACTGCTATTAATACCATCAATATGGACGCCGAGATAGATAATGGCACTGTCAGAAGGTTCTTGACTGCTCAAGTAGGGTCTGGTGAAAACTCTTATGTTACAGAAAGGGTAGAGATCACAAATGATGAGCTTCTTAAGGCAGGTATAGATCCTTCGGTTGAGGAGCGCAATTATCCAGTAGATGGTTACAAATCAAGTTTTGGAACTTGTGATTTTGTAGATACCGGAAAGAAGGAAGGCTATTCTTATGATAAGTATCTCATACGTAATGGTCTTCCCCGTTTGGCTTCTAAGGCTGATGTCAAGAATGATCTTTATGATATAGTAAAGGTGCATGGTTCTTATCTTAAGCCCGAGGAAATGAATGTTGTTAAAACCCTTGTTGATAATTTCATTGATATGTCTGATAACATATCAGTTCAGTTGGAAGGAATGGATGACAGGGGTTCGAGAGAGGTAGCGGTCAATTTCTATGATAAAAGGACTAAAAATTCTAAAAATCCTGCATTGTTGTTCTCGGATTTTGTTCCTTTGGATCCAGGTAATGATGAGTATGCGGATTACTGGAATAGCATTCACCAGAAGTGTCCTCAGTATTTCTTTGTAAAATACGTGAAGGAGGCTGTTCAAGAACGTCTTGATCAGATGAGGGATCCGTATATGAGAGGAATAAATATCACGCCCAATATGAATGACAAGTTTAGTAAGTTGAACGATTTTTTGCAGAAAATTTATGGCTGACAATAATATAGATAGATATAATCCTGCTGCTAAAACCACTTACGAAGATGTGGCAAGGCAAAGGAAATTAGCCGAAGAAGAGAATTACACTCCGGCTACATTACCAGAGACGACAACGCCTCTGGTTCCTAATTATATGCCTGGTGAAGGTGTGTATGCCCAACCTAAATTTCCGGATTACGCATCAAGGATAGCTGCTGCCGAATACGAAGAGCCGTATATAGCCAAGGAGATAAGCAACAGCTACTCGGAGGCACTGGCTCGTAACAGCTACAGGGGGGCTACACCTGTCCCGCCGCCTCTTAATCCCTATGGACCGAAGGTAAGTATCCGTGAAAGTCATCAGATGGGTAATGATGGGGTATGGCGTACAAAATATCCCAACTATATTCCGGGTATAAATAATGAGGATTATTATGCCAGGAGACAGAGCGGGTGGAGTAAGTTTTGGAATGGTGTAGGTAAATTCGCTTTAAAGTCTGCATTGTACGGTGCGCAAGGAGTTGTGTCATTGCCTGACAAACTTATCAATATGGCATCTGAGGGAAGTTACAAAGCTGCGTTAAACACTAACATGGATAAGTTTGTAGGTGATCTTGACCAGCAAATAGACATGCTTCTTCCCCATTATTACAAGAAAGAGGTAGAAGATTATAATTTCGGTCAGAAGCTTTTTAAGGATACCGGTAATTTCTTATGGAATGACGTCCTTGGTAATGGTATGTCTTTTACCGTAGGAGCCATGATATCAGCGTACATGACCGGAGGACTTGGGGTTGGATCATTGGGCAATATAGGCGCTAAATTAGGTGGAAGAATCGGAGCTAAGTTGGCAGCAAGGCAAGCTGCCAATAGGGGCATAGGAAACCTTAAAAGCGTGTTTAACGACTATGTAAGAAAAGGAGTTGCCACCGGAAGAAATGTAGGGGAGGCGGCTAAGACCATGACGTTGCTGGCTACCAGTGCCGGATTCGAGTCATCGGTTGAAGCAAATTCTTTTATGAAGCAATCCGAGTCTGATTTCAAGGATTATTATCGTAAGATTTATGGTCGTGATCCCAATGCAGAGGAAATGGCTGTTTTTCGTAATTCTAATGCTGATGTAGGTAGTGCTATATTTGCCGCCAATATGGGTATAGTAGGATTATCCAACTGGCTTCTTTTTGGTAAGTATATAGGGTTAGGAGGCAAGGCTATACCTGGTTTGGAAAAGAAGCTCAACAAGCATTTATTTGGATTAGGGACGGAAGTTGCGAAGCCGGGAGAGATGGCTATTAAAATAACCAATCCCAATATAGGACAGAAGATAGCAGGCAATGTTTTCAATATCATGAAAAGACCGGTATCTGAAGGATTATGGGAAGAAGGATCTCAAGGTGCTGTCCAGAATACGGCTGAGGAATATGTTAAGTCAAGATATGACAATGTTGCTATGAACGGGGCCGTTGATGTTCTTGATGCTATTTCTGAAGGATTTAAAAAACAATATACGTCTAAAGAAGGATGGACTGAAATAGGAATCGGTGCTATTATCGGTTCTTTGTTTGGTATGAGGGAAGGCTTCTTTGGAGTGAAAGAGTATAGTAATAATCAGATATTGCTGGAAAGGCAAGTAAATGAATATAACAAAGCATCTTCTAATCTTAATACGGCGGCTTTGAATACGTTGAAAAAGTCAATGAGTTTAGGGCCTCAAGTTCGTTCCGATGCTCAGTCTATGACCGGCAAGGAGCTTGATGATGCAATGTTTGAAAAGATGTCGATTGACAACCAAATGGGAACCTTAGAGGATTCGGCTGAAAATTTCAGGCAGATGGTTGATATGATGCCTATTTCGGAAATAGCCGAAGCCAACGGAATGTCTTTGGAAGAGGCAAAGAAATACAAGGATTCTATTATTGATAATTATAATAATCGTCTTTCGGATTTCAGATCTGCCCAGAGTTTTGCCGAAGATCTTATAGGTGATGATTCTAAGATTGAGTTTAGAAAATACGTGGCTCGTAATGCTTTTCTTGGTCTTCAATCGGAATCAAGAATGAAAGACATAGCTTCTGTCATAGAAACGCTTTCGGGTCAGCCTCGCGTGGCATATGCACTAAGTACGTTCTCCCGGCTGTCGGACAGGGCAAGGGAGCGGGCGATGGCTATCCGTGGCATACGGTCAAGGATAGAAGAGCTTGAATCCGAAATAGAAGATCTTGCTACTCGTCCTCGTAACGTAGATGGAAAAGACCCACAAGCTGAATCCATACAACGAAAAACCAAAGAATTGGAAGATCTTAGAACCAATTATAACAATTCGTTGTCTGAGTTATCAACGTTAATAGGAAAAGAGTTTTCGATAGAAGAGTTGGTAAGTAAAACCGAATCTGTTTTATCATCGCCTCTTTCTCCCATAAGTTCACAAGATGTAATAGAAGCCTATGATACGCTTGTGGCTTTTGATGATTATTTTAATGTAAAATCAAGACAGGAAAAGAAGTTTACAGCCAAAGACAAAGCCATGAGATCCTTGGTAAATGAATACCGAAGGAGTTTGATGGACTATAGGAATATGAATAACTTCTTGTCTAAGATGCTTGATAAAAGATTCTTAGCTGAGGAAAACAGGGGATTTTCAAAAGCGCTGTCTTCTCTATGGTCTACTCCTTATAAGGGGGATGATAAGGTTCCTGATTTTGCAGAGCCTAATAAAGTTGGTGAATATGACACTGATGAGGTAGTAGATCAAGCTGTGTCAGAAGGTAAGATTTCGGAAGACGAAGCTTGGACTATCAAGGCTTTTATGCATGCTCTTGATAAAGTAAGGGAAGATAGGATGAAGGAAGCAGAAGACGATATAAAAGAGTCACCGCTTACGGAGTCTGTATCGGATGAAGATTATGAGGCTGCTATGGATAATCCTATTATGGTTCCGGTTGTAAGGCAGTCTATAATTGATAAACTATATACAGGTAATGCCGATCTTCTTACTGCGAGAGAAAAAGATGTGTATGATAAATACAAACAAGATTTTGATGATTATGTATCGTCTTTAGGTGATAGTCCTGTTAATCTCATTAAATCATTATCTGAAAAGGCTGACAGGCTTACAAGTCCGAGATCAGTATATGAGGAAAATAAAGCTATTATTGATATGGCTAAGTCTAATTTGGAGCCAGATCAAAGAAAGGAGCTTGATGATGCTATTTCTTCGTATGTTGATATAATGAACAGACGGGATAAAGGGGAGAAGGTTGACGAAGATAAGCTTGCCGATTCGGTATTTACCATAGAAGATCTTGGCCAAGTTGGAAACATCACAGATCTCCTTCCTTATATCGAACAAAACAGGATTATTGATAAAGGTCGTATTTCCGAATCTACGTTAAGTAATTTTGGGGAGGATGATGCTAATATAGATTCTCTTGTAAATGAGTTAGACGAATCTGATAATACACCTGGAGCTAACATAGATAGTGCCCAGAATCCAGAGACGTTGATGGTAAGAAGAATCTCCAATGATGGCAATGAAAGGTATGAAATTGCAGGTCTTAGAGCTGATAAATTTATATCTTCTATAAAATCATTGGTTCCTATTCAAATAAGCTCTGAAACGAACGCTAATGGTACTAAAAGGTATTCTCTTAACATAGGTGGAGAAACGGCTACTATAATTGAACTGCCTTATCATGCGAGATGGTCTATAGACAAAGAATCGGCTCGTGTTCTTAACCGTTACACAGACGTGTCTATTCAGGACGTGGGTAATTCCTATTCTTTGGTTTATAAGCGTCTTGATTCAGATGAGTTGGTTCCGTACAGAACAGGTGTCGGATTTGGAGAGAATGAGGTAGATAAAATAGATCAGGAAGCATTATCTTCTTTGAAAAAAGGAGATAAGGTTAATCTCGAAATAGATGTAAATGATACCTATAATCAGTCTCTTTTTGCCGAATACAATGATGCTGTTCAGTCCGGAGATAAAAAAAGAATAGAATCTGCTGAAAATAAACTGGTATCCAATATGGTTATCAAGGTCATGAGTGGAAACAGATTCGTTTCTGTTGTAAAAGCTGACACAGGGGGCATAGATGGTATAAGTAAGATAAGAAGAGCGGCTTTCAACAAGTGGAAGAAGGACGCCGGCCGGTCGGCTACCATCGGCGTCGGCACGCATGTTGTTGCCCAGACCCTTCCCGGAAGACCGGTGTTTAACATGAAGGTAAACGGTCAAGGATATGGCCAGGTAGAAAATCTCCCCATTACCGAAAAAGGTGCTGAAAAAGTATCTGATGTCGGATATGTATTAAATGGCAAAGTCGTGCTTAAGAACGGATCTAAATACACAGGCTTCCCATTTGCTTATTCTATATTAAATGACAAGGGGAATAATTACAAAAATGTAAGAGTTCCGGTAGTTGTCATCAAAGGTAAAAACGGTCTTAATTATCTTTTCCCAGTTAGTCTACGTTCTGTAGAATCAGAGGAAGGGCAGAAATGGATGTCTTTTATAGATATGCTACTTGAATCTGGTGATTCTGAATTGCTACAGATGGGTCAAGATGATATACAAGATCTTAATGCGTATCTAACCAAGTTAGGTCTTGATCCGGCTTCGTATCAAGTATCGTATTTGAATCCTATTTCAGGTCTTAGAAAAGCTCGTGAGGCTATAGAAGAATTATCTACAGTTCCTGATGTTGTTAAGTGGGTAGAAGATGGAAGTAGGAGCGTGAAAGACATTGTGACGTCTGAAGTAGAATCTGGAATAGATTTCGAAGGTGAGATGTTTGTTGCTCCTAAGATCAGGATCCAGTTTGGTAAATCATCTTCAAGACCTAAATCACTTATAGAGGATGATCTTCCTTTCTCTGATGAGGGTAAGACCGTTACTTCTAAGGAAGACGTGGAAGTTTATGAAGAGGAAATGCCAGAGGAAGGGGCTGCCCGGGAGACTCAGCCGGCGCCATTAGCTCAGCCGGCTCCTGCGGCACAAGATGCGCAGTCTTTACCTGGCAAGAAGCGTACCTCCAGGAAAAACTTCTCTCTTATGTTAAACGAAATAGAATCTCATATAGAAAAAGAGGGATTGCCGCCTTATGCTAATATTTTTGATTTTATAGCAAGGAAGATTGTAGGAGGTGATTTGAGGTTTCTTCGTGAGAGAGGTAATCCTAAAAGCCTTAAGGAGGAAATGGGATTAGAACCTAAAGGAACAGTAGGTGATAAAATATCCACTCCTTCCGGTAAAGGTGGTAAGACTTTAGAAGAATACGTTTCTTGGCTTCGTTCTCAAACAGATCAGGTAGTCGAGGATTATGTTGGGCCAAGATCTGACGAACAAATTATATCAGAGTTGAAAAACTTTTTGAAATATATTAATTTTGTTCCAAGCAAGGCTTTGAATTATTCTCTTAGAGTCAATGGCATGGATACCCTAAAAGAATATGGCACAAAAGAGGAAGTAGAAAAAATGGAATCTGATATCAATAGTTTGGTTTCTAAAGTTTTGCCTACGGTGGACAACCAAACTATAGAAGATGTTTCTACTGTAATAAAATCAAACAACTTGCCCGCCATATGGGGGCCCGTGGAAAGCCTTGATATGACAAACGAGGAAAAAATAGAGTTTTTGAATAACGTAGCAGATTTCCTTAGCGGCATACCAGAGTATGATGCTGTTGTGGAGTCTATAGAGTCAGAATCAGATAATATTTTAAATGATGGAAAAGAAGGAAGTGCAGAAGGCGGTGCAGTACGCACTGAGGAAGATGGCGATAAAAAGGGAGATGGAGAAGGCAAAGGACAATCCAGAACAAATGTCGAAGTTAAAGGAAATGTCGAATTACCTGGATCTACAAAAGGAGAAATAGAAAAAGACGAACCTCGTATATCCGAAGAACCGCTTACTCACATATCAAGGGTGACAACCCCTTATTTCCTGTACGGCGGTGATGAAGCATATACATCTGTTCCGGCTAAGGTAGAACCTATACCGGAGAAGATAATGGGTCGTAATGGCATTAAATTTGGTATGAGTGTAGTCGAGTTAACCAAATTAGGGTACAAAAAAGCTGGTGGAAACTGGATATATAAATTCTATATGAACTCAGGTGTGTATGATTTGTATAATATCAGTACCGGTGAAGCGTTTAGGGCGAAACCGGATCTTGGAGTTAAGATAAGCTCCAGCGCATTCATTCGCTCTTTATCTCAATCTGGTAGAAAAATACAAAATATGATGAGTAATATGAGCCAGGAAGAGATAGATAGGAATAAGAATCTTGTAGAAGGTTCTGATAATTCGGATTCGATAAATGAGTTAAATAAAGAGTGTTGAGTATGAGAAGGAGATTTTTTTAATGCTGCGGATAATTTCGTGGGAGGATGTTATAATAAGTTATCTAATGAGGATATAAAAAGGCTTGGAGGGAAAAGACCTTATGTATGTCAGTTTAATAAAATTCATGTACATATAGGACCTGTGTTAAAAGATCATGATTCTGATGTTAGTTACATAATGTTTAATAGTTATTGGAATTATGGTGGTTATGAATCTATGGTTTATAATCATAGCAATAATGGTATTTTTATATTAGGTGAAAACAAAATTGGTAACATAGAAGATCATATACAAGATCTAACATATTGGTACGAATATGATCCAAGCATTAATGAAAATTATTGTTATTTTTATTATGAGGCTAATAACAGCGGAAATGCTATCAAGTTGAATGGTGAGTTTGGTGAGACCAGTACTGTTTTCAACATTCCCAGCTTGGAAGTCACCACTCTTCGTGATGGCAGTTTGAGTTTTCCGGAGATTTATATAGAAGGAATTTGGGATCCGTCATTGTATAAGTCGGTTTTATAATTAACTTTGCAAAAAAGTTAATTACAATGGGTGTCAAATGTCAGATAGAAAAAAAGGAAAATGAAATAAAACGGGTTAAGGCTCCTAACGGGGAGCCTTCCGTTCTTTACGAAAGTGCCTTAAAATTATTAGGAAACAGCGAGCGGGCTCTTCAGGTATGGGCTAAGGCTTACACTCCTGGTTTTTTGTCGTATTACGGTCATTGGAATAACCCGGCTCCAGGGGAGATGTTTAACACCGATCCCAATGGCGAACCTCTTTTAGAAGACGTGCTGTCGTATATGAAGCGTCAGGCTTATTTTTCCGATCCCTTAACGGCTCAGGATGTTAAGGATGTAAGAGATGTTATGATATCCAATTCCATATATAGCATACGATCTCTTATTAATAGAGTTAGAGGCTCTTTTTATGTGGATGGTAATCTTATCCTAAATGAAGAAAATCTAAGGAGATCCGGCTTGTACAATGAGACAGAGATAAGTAGGATATTAGATAATCCTTCTGTACTTAATGAGGTCAGCTCTTTTATGAGGTTATTATTAGATTATTCCAATAACGAACACGATCTCGGGAAAGAGTCTTACTTCACAACCGTAGAAAAACCATACGGTCCTGTTGTGTATAAAAATGGCGTCTTCAATAAATTAGGAAAGAGAGCATCATATAATCCGGCTGAAGTTTACGAGGTTATAAAAAATACAGTAGGAGGTATTAGTGTTGCTTCAGAGTTTGATGCTGCTTTCGAATCTTTATCTGATTCATATCCGGAGTTAGTTGAAAGATATCAGTCGGATAAGAGTTTTGCCTTGTCGCTGTTCAACGAATTTTCGAATATGAACATCGTTCCGGTTGTGGCTTTAGAAGATAATAATATCGTAGAAGGGAAGAGACGGTCATTGTCAAAGTTGCAAGATTATGCTTATTATAGCCCTATTAATGCTGAGTCATTACGGGCTCGTATATCAGCCTTTCTAAATAGGGTTAATGCTGATACAGAAGAAGACCTTAGAAGTATGATATGGGACGTAGAAGAGGCTTGTGTAGGTCTTGGTATAGATATCGTAGGGGCGTCTAAAGCATACGACGGAACAGAAGAATCGCTGAATAAAATTGATAGCTTGATGTTGGATCTCGATATTTATGTAGCAAGGCACAACGATGACACTTATGCTCCTACCTTAGCTTCTGCTATTGATAATGTTCTTGGAGATAGCAGGGATCGCCGTGTTATGTTTCTGCCAGAGTATATGGATAATATGAATATCGTTTATATGGAATCTGACATAGATCCGGTATCGGCATTTGAAAATCATTCTCTGCTTTATCTTGGTGGAAACCTATATCATAAGGTAGAAAGAGATAATTTAGGTGATTTGTACGATATAGCTGCCGAGCTTGCCAAGCGGAGTCTAACTTATTTCCCACCTGGTATCTATCCTGAATATTGTTTTAAGGATGGTGTTTTAGATAAGCGCCGCGTGGAAAACGTAGATAGTAAGGTCCTTGCTGATTCTATTAAAAAATACATCCTGTCTTATACCGATTCTCAGAATACGGAAGAGATGAATGCTACCAGATTGGCGTTCGGTCATCTTGTTATTCCTGAAAGTCCGTATGTTAATGAAGAACGGGAGTTTAGCCGATACATAAACAGAAAGCAGGACAAAGAGAATCCTTTACTCTTATTCGATTTATACCAATCTTATCTTGAAAATAAGCTTCATAATACGGAAGTGTATGAAGGGGCATACAAGTATCTTGATTTCAAACCGGATCATTTGCTGGGTCTTACCGTTTCAGATCCGGATACGTTAAAACAAATTGAACTATCTTTGGCAGGTAATGATCGTGAGCAGTTATTTGAGTATAGCATGAGCAGCACCGATCCTTCTTTTACAGATCTGTTCTATTTGGATTATTATGATATGTTATATGCCGGTTCTGATTTCTATCACGATCTTTTTACAAAACATCCTAATCTCTTAAATGAGGTTCGGGGTCATAACATAACTAATCAGGATGATAATGTTATCGTAGAAGGTTTGTATGATAATTTTATCAGAATAGGAAACATAGTGTTCACTAAAGTCGGCGAAAGTAGTTCCGGCTCTATCTACCAAAATCTGACAGGAACCGAATCGGAGGTGAAATACGATTCTACTCAGAAGGCTAAGACGGTAGAAACCGATTACGCTCCATACCAAAACAGATCTGGCTTGACGCAAGATATGATCGTAAGCAAGTCTGAATTGGATGATCTTAACAAATTAGAATGCAAATAATTTTTGTACACATATATAGTTTTTTTATAATTACAATTTGGGAAGTGGGGCTTGTGAAAGTCTCACTTTTCTTATATATGCACGTATATCAATAACATACAAGAAAAGTTAGATTTTCATTGTTTATGAATTATTTTTGTTAAGTTTGCAATATTAGTTTCAGGAAGGGATTATGGAAATAAGGAAAAAGTAAGAACCGAACGTAACTAATAACAGTAGGAAATGAGAATCAGTACCATCAAACGTAACAACAGCATTCATCTTATGTATAAAAACATTATGAATGATTTAGGTCAATTAAGAACTGTAGTTTCAAAATCCTATATTTATAATCTGATACAAAATCAAACCGGATTAAGTATCAGAACTATATCCCATGTCTTGAATCACACAAAAGAACAGGATACAGATTCTTTGTGAAAGGCATACATTTTCCTACATTTGTGTGTTCTTTAGTTTTTAGATTTAAGTTTTTCATGGTATTAGTTTAGATTAGTGTAGATCAGGGCTCGCAGTGATGCGGGCCCTGGTTTGATTTAAAAAGTATTAAAATATTTGCTATTTAAAATCCTGTTCCTATCTTTGCTCCAGAAACAATGAACAACGAGATCCCACCTCTGGTTGTTTGATGTTGAAAGATATTTTTGGCTCATTAGGGTTTGTCATAGTGGGATCTGACATTCTCTTTTGGGCCTATTTTTTTTATCATGGATAAAGTTTCTGTTTTTGAAAGTTCGGATTTTGGAGAGCTTAGAATTATTGTAGATCCAAAAGGAGATGTTTGGTTTGTGGCGTCAGATGTGGCTAAATCTCTTGGATATATAAATGCTAAAGATGCGGTAAAAAGACATGTAGATGATGATGATTCTATGCTTTTGCAAGTATCTGATAATCAATGGGGCGTAAAACGATCTATATTGAAAACCAGATATATAGATAGTATAAGAATAATTAATGAATCTGGTTTATATTCTCTTATATTATCTTCAAAATTAGAGTCTGCTAAGAGATTTAAGAAATGGGTAACATCTGAGGTTCTTCCTTCTATTCGTAAAACAGGAGAATATAAAACAAGTTCCGGTGGAAAGGGAATTTTGGTCCCTGACTTTTCTAATCCGGCAGATGCAGCAAGAGCCTGGGCTGATCAATATGAAGCTGCTCAAAAAGCTATAGCCGAAAAGTCGCAGGCAGAGGCAGAAGCCGGCGTTCTGATGGGACGTACATGGGGTACGGTGGTGGTATTTACGACCATTACGGTATGCATGAGAAGATGAAGGAAATGGAAGAGCGAGAAAACGAGCTGGAAGAAAGGGAAAGAAGGCTCGAAGAGCGCGAACGTCGTCATGAAATGGAAGACCGGGAATACCGGAGGATGGGTTACGAATCCTACCCGACCGATTACTATGGAGACGACAGATACTACGGTGACGGACCTCAGATGCGCAGAGGTCGCGGACGTGGCAGAGGTCGTTCTTATTGAGGAGCAGACGCAGAGGATCCAGCTTATCAGAAATATGTAGATACTTACGGCTACCATTTTTCTAATGCTCTCGCTGATGAGGCGGTAAAGAAGATGGTCAACGTCGATGGATCCAAGAGGATCTGGAAGCAGCCGGAAATAAAAGATATTTTTGAAAAGTGCGGAGCGAAGAAGCCGGATAAAGCGACATGGGGCGATGTCCAATATGTCTTTGCAATGTACTATTCGGATGGTTTTCCGAAGGTCTTCAAATGTGAGAACGAGTTGGTGAAAGCTACGTTAATGTATTTGGATGATCCGGATGCTCCCGAAGGAGTAGCCTTTATAAGATGGCTTGCCGTGCAAGATTACCTCGGCGAAAAAATAAACTGGAAGGATCTGACCTGAGATCCAGACCCAGGTCCTTCCGGTGGTGCGGGAGCCATAGTAAAAAATATGATTCCCGCATTCCCGTTTTTCCCGTTTGGAAAAAAAGAATAAAAATGTTATACCGGTCGGCGGGCAATAGAATACCCGTGGCCGGTTTGTTTCACATAACTTTTTTTGACATGAATATAGCACACGAATCTAAATCGAATAAAACCCCATTGTATTTAATGGGAGAGTTGATTGGCGTACCGAATACGGTTATAGACTCAGCATTGCATGAACTGAAAGATAGAATAGACAAAGACCCTAAATATAAAGATGTTAAAAATTGGCTCGAATCTTTACCCAAGATCTGAACCTATTTTTCCCAATACCAGGTCCGATGCGATTTTAACGTATCGGGTTTTTATTTTAATTCATATTGTTTTATTTTAAATCTAATTAATTCATAAATGTCGTACATTTGTTGAAAAAGTATTCTATATGGAAAATAAGGAAGATTACGTTGGTTACGAAGATCAAGAACTGTGTAACCGGTATTACAAAGAGGCCGAAGCCATGAGGCAAAAGCAGGACTGGTATCGGCTTAGGGCTGTCCCTGCTCCGGCCAAGGGAACGCCATCGCCCGGCTGGGGTCAGCTTGGACGTGGAAATGAAGTTCGTGTCAAGTACGTTAGCATCAATTCAGGATTAGGAGGGGACAGATTATGACCGTAGAAGAATTGGCTAATAAAAGATACGGTGGCGAATTTGTTTTTATGCTTGGTCATTTGGAAGGTGTAACAAGATTCGTTTTTGAATGTTTCGATCCCAGACCTGATCACGAAGGTAAAAATACTTATATGGTTTCCTATTTTGATAAGCGCATCCGTAGAAGAGATGTAGTAGATGTGCCATGTTATACGAGTGTTTTAGCAAAATAAATTAAAATATTGTAAATATCATGGTTAGAATCGCATATTTCGGAACCGATGGCTGCCCCGGTCATCACGTTATTCCAATACGAGGTAAATTCACAGAAGAGGATATTAAGGTAATAGAATCTGTAGATTGTGATGATTTCTATAAGGTGTTTGACGTTATGCGTTTTAAGATAGCTGAGTTTAAAGGATGGACGATATTGGGAATCCCGGCAAGCTTAGACGATCATAGACCTGGGAGCAAAACCGTTATCTTCATAGAGGGTAAAGCTAACGAAGCTGATTTTATGGAAGTCATACAAGAGTATTCTTTTCTTAAAAATAAGGTAAAGAAACTTATCGAATTGTATCATGATGGAGAATGGCTTGCGACTGGTAAATTGAATCAAGATCCGCCTACTAACAAGGAGCGGTTTCAATTTATGTTAGACAAGGATGATATTATTAACATGATTAGGGGAGTCGATTTAGATCCTTATTCTGATGTGGCGAATGAAATGGAGAAAATCGGATTGGGATCATCATCTGATTCTTCATATGAGGGTCCCACATGGTCTTGGTTTGTTAACAAAGTAGAACTTTGGCAGAAGAATAATGTATGGGATAGTTTCTCCGCTGAGTTTTTGTGGGGTTTGTATTGTAGGATAAAGAAAGTATAGTAACAATTAATTTAAAACAAATCATGGAATTAAAAGATTTTAAAGATGTGGTTAGAGTAATGACAAAAGAAGAGTTCGAATCAACAATCGAAGAAGATATTAAATTCGTTGAGGGATTCAAGAATTTATTAAAACATGATGATGCCACGAGGATAGTAGAGCATATCAAGTCTGTGTTAGAAGCATCAGTAGATTACTACTATCCTAATCATCCTGAAGTAGAATTTGAAAAAAAATTTTAATATACAATACGATGTCAATAAGATCTTGAACAAATACGGCCACACCGAAATGGGTCTGTATAAAATACAGCTCTATGTAGAGAAGATTTTGGGTAGTATTCAAAACAAGAAGCCTGTAGACGTGGGAGAAGTCTCTGACGGATACCACACTTTCAATGAATTGTATCGGTATCGCATGTTGTATAACGCTGCCTTCTTTAATCTATTAGCCAGAAGCGGACAGGTTGAAGTTTGCAAATCAAGGAGACACAGCGACGGAGAAAAATGCTTCGGTTCTGATGATTGGTTTATTGTGATGGCGATCCTACCTACCGGTCAGGTATCTAATCACTATGAAAGCAAATACTGGGATTTGTTTGATGTTCCTGAAAGAGAAACCGCTTTCGAATACGATGGCCATACACCAAATGAAGCCTCCGACAGACTTGAAAAGTATCTCAAACTGCCTCGTCGTGGCATGACATTCGAACAGGCTTTAGAACAGCTTAAATTAGGTCGTAAGATAAAAAGAATCGATTGGGGTAAAAAGTATATCTGTATGCTTATTGCAGAATCTGACGTAAATATATTGATGATAGATACAGGTCAAAAAGTAGCATCAAATTGGAATCCAACCAAACATGATATTATGTTTAATGACTGGGAGATTGCGGGATGAGTTTGTTTGTATGTTCAAAGTGTGGCTGTATAGATAATACAGCCACATCCTGTTATTGGGCTCTTATAAGACCTTGTAAGAATCGTATTTATGATAAGTCGCTAAAGGGATATGAAGGCAAGCCTCTTTGTTCTGAATGTGCCGCTATTGAATATGATAAGGATGATAAACTGGTGGTGGTTCCTGGAACGTGGCATGGTAGGTTCAAGAAAGAATGGCCTACTGAAGAAGAAAAGAAGCATATTGGTAAAAACGGTATTTTAAATTATTGATTTATGTGTGATAAGGAAATTGTTGTATGCGCAGCTATATGGGTTCAAGATCACAAGAACAAGCCTCACGGTCCAGTAAACATACCATCCGGAACCGTATTTTGTGGATTGAGACATTGTTCCATAATATCTCAACTTGCGGCATACGGTATAGCCCATAAAAACCGCAGTGTTCAAGGATTTTTGACGAGCAAGAACCGGTTTTTAACAAGAGAGGAAGCATCTGAACTTGTTAAAAAGCGGTTTGAAAACGAATCAAAGTAATATAAAGTAGGACATGTATCTTGTCCGATTTTTTTTATATATTTGTGGCATGTCAAGAGGTTATTATTGGATACCACAAACAGATGAAACGTTAAATGGCAGAAGCTATTACGTGGCTAAGATAGTAGGAGATATCACGTTTGATACTAAACGAAAAAGAATCGTATTTCAAGCTGATAGGTATTTCCCTGTAGGATCTGTTTTCCATTTTACGCACAATTGCTTCAACTATATCATAACTTGCCGACTTCGCAAGCCGGGGCTTTGGTTTGAAGCCAGGAGAGAGGATTCAGGCCCTATTTGCCCTGAAGATATTGAGCGCTTTGAATCGGGAAGGTTTATACACCGAGATGGGTACATGCATTACATATAAGCTGAACTTGACGATTTTTCGTCAGATTATAATTTTTTTTCATATTATTTTTAAGCCATCAGACTGAGAAGTTAGGTGGCTTTATTTTTTATGATATGCTTGATTTTTAACTACCTTTGTCTCATAACAAAAATGTTTTACTATGACATCAGCGTGTATTATTAAAAGAGATAATAAAAAGAAAGTTGTTTCTGTCTCTACCATATCAGGGGACAGGTCTATGTTATTTGATAAAATAGCATCTATTCCTCTTATGGAGAACAGGGAACGGGCCACTACTGTTTTTAAAACCGTATTTTCTAATAAGTTCTTAAAGGCTTTTGGCGACTGGAGAAAGAGAGTGCCTATCAACAAACCGGCTTATAATAAGGTAAAATCCAACATCGATCTTATTCCGGAAGCCTATAGAGAAAGGGTGTTGGATAAGGCTTCTAAGATGAGTAATCCTGTTCTTGTGTCAAAATCAGATGTACCTTATGAAATCCAAGAATCGGGCTTTGGATTCTACAGCCAAAATCTGGGTGATAATATTATGTTGGTGGATGCTATGGTCCCGTCAAGTATTTCCGTACCGGAAGGACCGGGAATAGACGCCGGGCAGTATCTACAAGATGCTATATCTTCGGACTTCACTCCCGTATCTATGGTACAGGATAAGGGTGTTAATTATATGGTTATAAAAGATGGTCTTAAGATATTTAGCCCAGAGGAGTTACCAGAAACAGATTCTAATCCTGTGGGTGTAACGTATCAGACCGGAGAGCCTCGTTTGTTTTTCATGAACGATCGTAGTCAATTATTTGAAGATTACGGAGAAGCTCTTCGCTCTGGCGGGAATGATATTAGAATAGGGTTCTTATCAGGCACCGTTCAAGAATCTACCGTGGATGGCGTGGAAGACATTACTTACAAAGCTGGAAAGTATGTTCTTAATAATCCCAAGTCTTTTATACCGGTCATGACCGCGTCTGCTTCTACTTCTTTATCAACAAAAGGTGGTATAATTAACTACCTTATAAAGAAAGGTCTTTTGTCCGGATCTAAGATATTCGATCCTGAAACAAGAAGCTATTATCTTACAGGAGAAGGACATACAGGACAAATTAGACTTTTCAATTCAGCCTTATCCTACACCGAGCTCCGTAATCATTTTGGTTCCGATGTTTCCATGAACGACCAAGGTATGATAACCATAAGCTCGTTGGATAATAGTAAGGTAACTATGAGGCTCGCCACCGGAGGAACGGAAAGGGTTAGCAAAGAGCAGATAAAGAACGATCTTAAGTCAGGAAGATACAATGAATTGGACGCCAAGTACGATCATTTTGATGCGCTTGTAGTTTCATTCATATTAGAAGACAACGATCTTTATGCTGATACTAAAGCTAAGATCGTATCAGATTATAGCAGGCAGGAACGTGATCAACGAAATTCTATTGTCGAGATACTGAAAACTCTTGGCGTTAGTGTCATAGGTATGACCGACTATATAGAGAAGTACCAAACCAAATACGGGCATGAACCTTCTGCTAAGGCATTGGCGGATATTGCCAATAACGTAATAGCAGTTGGTGAAGATGCTACTTTATCTGATTTAGTAGAAGAAACAGCCCACTTCCTTGTAGAGGCATACAGAGATCAGAATGCCGTTGAGGCTGTTCTGCAAGATGTAGAAGGTACGGAAGAGTGGAACCAGTATGCAGGTCAGTATTATAATACATACGGTAAGGTATATGAAGGAGCTGAGCTTGATAATGCTGTTAGGAGAGAAATTCTTGGAAAGATCCTCGCCATGGAGATGCAGACCGGCACAGCACAGGCGCCGGTAGAGCCCACCTCCTTCCTGGGGCGCGTCCGGCAGCTTCTCTCTGGAATCGTAAGCTGGCTTAAATCAGCTTTATCAACCCAAAGACAAGATTTGAATAACGTTATTAAAAACATTCGTGATCTTGCCATTACTGACATAGATAAAGGATTTGACACTTCTCTGTTAAAGGATAATGACTTTACATTATACTCCCTTTCTTCTATGAACAAGAACAAGTTTCTTGAGTCTAAGATCAGATCACTAAGAAAAACATTAAGAGACTTACGTCAGATAAGCTCTGATAGGGCTGTAACTACGTCTATGACCCTTGCTCAGCTTAAGACCATAGAAGATAAGATAAATAAGGTAGAGACCGAAATAGACAAGAATGAGATGGCGGCTGCCATGAACAGCATGATCTCCACAGCCGAAGCTCAGGTTAGATACTTAAGTAATGTGGTGAACACCATCCTTCATGGTGATACCAAAGACGGTAAGCTTCACTTCAATACCAATGATCGAAAGAACGTAGATATTATCAACAATCAGGTTCTTCCGATCATGAACGATCTTCGAGGATATATCCGTAACAGAAGTACCGAATTTGATGAACGTGAAAAGCAGGATTATACAAATAGGATCAATACCGTCATTGCCGACATCAATGGTATTCAGTCTGATATTAAATCAGTACAAGACCTTGATGAAAGTACGTTGCTTGATAAGTTAATGAACGAACTTCATGTGCCGGCAGATAAGGTAAAGAGAGTAAAAGAATTTTTTGACAAGGTTCAACACGATGTTTCTTGGATAAGTAGGTGGTTTGGTATATTAGAGCATTCTTCCAGCCCGTTCAATAACGCTCTTGGAGCTATGATTGCCAAAGACAATTACAATGCGATGGTGAATGCCCAGCCCGCCATATCCGACTTCCTGGCATATGCTAAAAAGCATGGTTTTAACAAATCTGAATTTGAAAAACTGCTTCAGAAAGTAGACGGCAAAACTTCCAATTACCTTCGTAGTGCTCTTGATATGGCTAAATACGATCGTAATAAGAAGCTGGCGCAGATGCGAGCGTTTGCGACTGCCATGAACATAGAGATATCAGAAGAAGAAATTGGTGATGTGGTTGACAATAACCGTAATTACGTATTTAAAAGAGAAGTAGTTGACAAGGACGGAAATACGGTTACTGAAAACGCTAAATTTAAACCATCGTCCGATAGGGTTAATACCGATATTTTTACCATCGAGCAGGAAAAGATCTATACGGAGCAGATGGAAAAGTGGGATGCTGAAAATTCAGAATTGGAATTTAGTGAAAGTTATGCCACAAGAATGGAATCCATATACAAAAAGGCTGAAGAAGAATTAGGACATCCGGTTTCTCAAACAACCAAAGAATACCTTAATGCCTTATCCCGGCAAAAACGGATATTGAGGCAGCCTTTTATTGATAGCGGTGGTAATTTTGATGAGGTTGCCTACTATAAGAGTAGTAACTACGAAGAAGAAGGACTGCTTCGTAAACAACGTAAGGAGGCAGCTTCGGAATACATATATGTAGGAACCAGGAGAGTGGAAAAAACCGGCGACCAACTTAAGATGGCCAAAGAAATACAAGCCATAAATGAAGTTTGGAGAAAAGAATCAAATAATGCCACTAATGCCGTATCAGAATCGTTTTTGCAAAAATTAAGAACGATTCAGAGCGAGTCTGGAGGAGAAGCTGCGCTGAAGACGCTTATGTTGGGGGGTCACCTGTCATTCAACGATCGGTTTTGGAATGACGTAGAATCGGAACAGTCGGCGCGTACCGAATCAAATAACAAGGCTTCGTATCTTAAAATGGCGCATGATATCATTAGTTCTACGACAAGTGATAGAGATGCGACTGACGTGGACTCGATTGTAAAAGATATAGAAAAAAATAAGGCCATTATCAAGGAAATAATCGGAAACAATCGCGATGTGGCTGATATCGGAGAAATCAATGAAGCGACATTTACCTCATCTGAAAGAGATGCTTTTAGGGCCGCATCTGAAGCTATTGAAGCCGATTACGCTATTTTGATAGATTATGCTAAGATGGTGGGTCTTGAAGATATTGATAAGTACCTTACTAAAAGCAGTAAGGCTGAAAACGAAGTAAATCAGTCTTATTTAAGTGCTCTTGCTGACTCTAAGGAAATTGAATGGCAGTTTGCACAGCGTCATACTACTGCCAAAAAAGCCAAAAGGATTCAGGCTCTTAGAGATAAGTTATTCATGGCTCAAGATAACAGGTATATGTTTACCGTCTCTGAAACCAACTACTTGTCAGAAAAATTGGGAATAGATAAAAAGCTAGATCGTAGAGATTTTAGGAATGCGGTTAGAGCTAAGATGTCTGACATATTTGGACACGATAACGGAGTAGCTGAAGTGAACGATATCGTTAATGAATTTGCCAGGAGCCAGGTCTTTTCGTACTATAAACGCATGGCGCCTACCGGATATGCGGCTATGATCGACAAAATCGGTCGAGGTGAGATAGATGTGGCGCAGATGGTTAAGGACGTACAAAACGGTACATCCACCCAAGATTATGGCATGGACATATCGTACCTGTCTTTCGATCCTGCAAGGGCATGGGTGGCTGAATCTGAAGCCGAAAATAGCGGCCGTAATCCTGATTATGTAAAAGATCATGGGTATGGTCATCGCATGCCTAAGAAAAGCCTGTATCGTGATGAATCATATTTCAACGACTTCGGCATTAAGTATGATGCTGATGGTAATGAGGTTGCTACTAAAAACATAGAGCAGTGGAATATGATTCAAAAACTCAAGGAAATAAAAAGACAATCCCTTGATCTATACAAAGAGCAGAGCCCGAACCTGTATGCTATTCCACAGATATCCAAACAAGATATAGAACGTATAGAAGGGTTAGGTATCAGCCTTAAAAGTACGGTCAGGAACTTCGTATCCGACTTATGTCTTGACCGCGTAGATGACTCCCTGTATGGTAAAACACGTCAGGGTGAGGTATATGATCCGGAAGATAGGGTTCGGTCCATACCTAAATACTACATATATGAATTAGAGAACCAAGATGATGTATCTCACGATTTTGGCTACTCTTATTCGATGCTTATGATGCAGTCATCGTTATATAACGAAAAGCAGAAGTCTATAGAGCTTGCCCAAGGACTGGAGCAGATGTTACTGAATAAACAATTTGAGGGTGGTAAGAAGGCTGAAGCAACCCAAGCATATCAGATGTTCAGGGACTTCTTCAACGATCATTATTATGGCATTAGGATGAACACCAAAAAACTTACGGTGAACATCGGAGGATATACGGTAGACCTTACAAGAATTATGATGGCTGTTGAAAGGTTTATGTCGGTCATGAACTTGGCACTGTCTCCGTTTGTGGCAGCTACCGGCGCCCTTACCGGCCATATCAACCTCATCATGGAATCTGCCGTAGGACAGTATATAAGCAAAGACTCCCTTAAATACGCATCGGCTGAGTTTTCACGTCTTGCGCCATCTTGTATAGCAGAAACCGGAGACATAGATAGGAAAAGCAAATTATATGTCATAGGTGAGAGAATGGGGATATTCAATATCCGAAATCGTATGTATGGTGCCGGATACAATAGAGCGGCCAGGACCTTAATGCGTTCGCCTATGTATGCTTTTATGGAAATCCTGAACTACCCTCTTGCTCCGCAGGTTATGATTGCTACTATGGACAATGTTCGTTATTACAAAGGCCGGTTCTACACGTTCCAAGATTTCAAGATGGAAAAAGAACGTAATAAAGAACAGAGTACCATAAAAAGAGAATGGAATGCATTAAAAGATCGTACTTTATGGAGTATGGTAGACGTCGTGGATGGGAAGGTGGTTGTAAAGCCAGGATCGGGTGTTACTGTTGAGGAAGTTGAAACCCAGATGGCTATAACCAGAAATCAAGTTCGTAGCTTGTCGCAGATATGTAACGGATCTTTGAATGAAGAAAACCGAACTGCCGCATCGCGCAACTGGATAGCCAGGTTCATGACCGCCCACCGAGGATGGTTGGTGCTGGCGGCTCAACGTCTGTGGAAAAGACGTGGCTTCAATTTCCAGACAATGCAAGAAGAGGAAGGACTGTCAATTACGTTAAAGAATATGATAGCCAAAACATTTAGCTTAGCTTCCGAGTCTGGTATGAAAAACATCATAGATGCCTGGAACGAAAATAAAGACAATATGAATGAGGTAGAGAAAACCAATATAAAACGTCTCAGTGTCTATGCCGGCACGTTCCTTATCATGCAAGCCGTATCCATGCTTCTTGCCGGATGGCGTGATGATGATGAAAACGAAGAAAGTTGGCTTACTCAATTTGGATCCTATGTCGGATTCAGAACCATAAACGAAATAGCTTCACAGATGCCGTTTATTATGGAGCTTAACGTTGTAGATATCATTAACGACCCGTTTGTCATGGGGCGGAAGTTGAAGGATCTTACTGATCTTAGGAATTACTCACTTGATAAAGTAACATCCGGCACATACAAAGGAGAGTTTAAGTTATTTAGGCAACTCGCCAAACAGACGTTTATCAAACAATGGTATAATATCAAGACGCCGGAAGACGTAGCGCGCGCCTATAATTGGTGGCAGCGGACAAACAACAAGTCAATGATGTTCTTCATCGGCGCTACTCCTGATTCGGAAGGAGACGATGACGTTAGTTACAAATAGACGAAGAATATCGGACTTGCATTGTTTTTGTATGATTCCAATATGTTATATTAGCATCGTCAAAGAGTAGATTGTACGTTTTTTGTTCTTACTTGAAAGATTATGTAGGTTTAATTTTTTCTGAAATTGTTTTCTTACCGGTTCTCAGTCAGAGATGATAGAGAACCGGTTTCTTTTATGTTGTCAATTATTGCTATCTTGCAAACAAAAATCATGAGACGAAGATTTCAAATAGGGATGGGGGTAAATCCCTCGCTTATAATCAATAAAGGCATATACATCCAACATGTAGATGGAGGATTATATACAAAAGAAAATTGGTCTAATAAAGGATATTCCAATGATCTATGCAATGGAATAGCTCTTGTAGATAAAGTGTGTTTTGTTATAGCCACCGAATATATTGGCACATTTCGTTGGGGTAAGGATGGAAGAGTAGATAATGTATTTGCACAAAATAGTTCTTATATGGAGACCGTTAAAAAGGATTATTGGGGGCGTGAAAATCAGAATGCGTATCTTGAATATGATACCAGTAATGAAAATTACGCTTTTAATAAAGCTAATAGCTATTTATTTAAAAATGGTCAAAATGGATATGTAGGTGGCGCCGGAGAGTTTTTTTTGATATCATTGTAAATTAATTTTATGAAATTATGAGAAGAAGATTTGAAAATAATGCTAAACTATATGAGTATAAGATAGTTAGCAATTGTATAGGGGGGGGGGTAATCGTAGAAGGAAAGAAAGTAGGCACCATTCCACAGGGCGGGCAATTTATCTTTCTGTCTAAAAAAGAACGGCTGGATTCCATAAGTGTCCAAGGCGGTGTTCCAATGGAAGATAGGCAAGAGATCGATAATAGGGTTGATACGACAGAGGAATTGCTTGAACAGGATTCGGTGGTTCTTGCTATTGCTTTAACAACCTCTCCTTATTATGGATTTAGAGTAAGTGTGATAGCACCTGATGAGTTTACGCTAAGAACAACCAATAGGATTTATAGAACCTTTTTAATAACAAGCTTTACTCCACCTGCTGCTATATACGGTGTAAACTTTAGTGATCCTATTGTCCTTAATTATGATAGTTACCAACATGAGATGCCAGATCTTGTAATTGATGGACCTCATGATAGAATAGTTAGGGCAGATCCTAATCTTACTTGGACTATAAGCTGTACAGATGCCGACTTTACACCTTTGCCATATCCAGAATCATGGTCTGGCCAAGGTTTAAATTCTATGTTCTTATCAGAAATGGAACGTCTTACTCCTGGTGATCATCATGTATCATATACAGCTTATATTAAATTGGACTTGATAGATGATGGCGGAAGTAAAGTTCATACTGAATATCTGATATTAGAAAAAACACTTAATTTTACGATATGACAACAATCCCCAACCGTACGCCTATTGTATGGTTGGGGATTGTTGTAGTTACCATCTTTTCTTGTATAAGCAGAACATGAAATAAGTTTCTAAGCATTAACTTCATGACCTCCCCTATCCGTGAAAACTAAACCAATACCTTCTATGATATGTCCTACTACAGGAGCTTTGTCAAATTCCTCCTTCGTAGCCCAAGTAGCATTATCAGGCATCAGATCCTTGAATGCGTCCGAAACATCACCTTGACACCAGCAGTTATTTGATGTAACAATGCCTTTCCCTTCGATATTGATATACATTTTTCTTCCACCACATCCAAGGCTGTTCCATCCGCTCGGTACGTTTTCCACCATAGGCTTAAGCACCCAGCTTACACCGTCTATCCTAACCCATCCCGGATCGTCTTTGTGCTTGTCGTACAAGTTTTGCCAAAAAGAGCATTCGTAGCACCATCCCTTGTCTTCCATGATAGTTCTTATCTCACACCTTTCAAATCCATCTGCATCCAACGTGTGCGGAGAATGAGGCTGGTGAGGGGTGCCACATTTTGGACATACGAGTTTTAAATTATCTTTCATATTGCTTTACTTTTACGATTTTAATAGAATCACCAATATTGTATTCTCCTTGGTATCCAACGAATTTTATAATTCTATTATTTTTAAATATTGAAACTCTTTCGTCTTCACCATAATATATCACACGTCCACCATCTAAAGGAAGTAGATCATATATAACCCATCCTTCATTAACCTGATCATCATTCGAACATGATGATAACACAAGTGTCATCAATAAAATAAAATACCTCATATTATTTTCAACATAAAAATTTGTAACCTGGTTTTACTGCCTCTGCTTCTTCTTTTGTATCAAACATTAAGGTAGTGACAGCTCCTATGCCTTCACAAACGTAAGATACTTTTACCCACCACCTGAAAATTCCCGATCCGTAATCATCATAATACGGCTCGGAAAGGACCTCTTCTACGTACCCATCTAAGTAATTCATGATCGCTCCTCCTTATTTTCAGATTCTGCCTCTTCGAGTATGCTGATCACCTTATCAACAATATCCGAATCAGACATTTTCTCAATAAAAACATCCATTGCCTTAGTTATGTCATTGGCTTCTTTTTCTTCAAAAGCAATCTCTCCACCGGTAATAGCATCAGATAATGATGTAGATAAGTGTCTTATCTTATCAATGCTCATAAACGTAAATGGATTACCACCCCAGCCTCCACCCATTTCTTTCATAATCTGATATCCACCTGAAATAAGTCTGCCTGATGTCGTGGCCAAGGAGGATACGATTAGGGACAGCACCGCCACCTCCGTCCGCTCCTCCGACACGCCCTTCGACCACACGGCTGCCCTTATAGCGCCGGCCAGGTCGTCTATGTATGGCATGAGGCAATCTTCCATCGCTTGTGTTATATCAGCTATAACCTCACTACGCTCTTTATTTATGTAGTAGATAGAAGCATTGTACCTCTTTATCTCTTTGTCCATGTCATTTAAAAGACGCTTGATATTGTGCTTATACATAGGACTGGTTTTAATTACTTCCTTTAGCTTAAGAATGTAATTATAAGCCTGGTTGTTTACAAACAACGTCATGGTCTCAACCGTTGAATGAAGCGTGTTAAGCTTGACGAATGTTGTAAAGAACATAATTATATAACAAGCCGGATTTGAAGCAAATATCCTCAAACCGGTTGTCTTTAACTATATGCCTTTCAACTAATCTCATTTGAATGATTTATATCGTAAATGTAATCGTTATTTGTAAAATAATCAAATTATTCAATCATCGCATTCAAATTTTAGATTTTCAAGTTCGTGTATTTGTAACTTAAGAGACTTAATTAAATTCGTTCTCTGTTCCTCTGCATGTTTTAAAGCCTCTTCCTTGCTTTCAAAAGCACAATCCCCTATCTGATAAGGGGTGTAACGACCAGGAGTGTCGGCTAATAAAAGACCACCACAATCTTCTATTCTGGCTTTTACCTTTCTTATTTTCCCATCTTTTAGACACATGTCTGTAACCCATACGAATTTACCATATAATTTATCATACTCTTCTAATCTCTCTTCTTGCAATTCATACCATTTCGGCTTAGGAAATCTTAATGTGAATTTAACCTCAGTATCTTTTTCTAAGACATTAATATCGTATGCTTCCGGCCACAGCTTTTTTATGCTGTCTTCGTCTTCGGTATACGCTACAAGTATGAATGAATCATCGGATTCACCACTACACCAATATGGATATTTTTATAGGCCATTTGACTGGACGGTAGTCGTTACCGCAGTCGGATTTTTTAATGTAAAATCTTGCTCTAATCATATCGTTATTAATCTAATAATTTTTCTATTTTAATTGATTTTGATGATAGATACATATTCCACGTTCCTCTGCCTCTATCACCTTTTTCGTTTTGTTTTTGGATTGTCAAGTACAGATCTCCGTCTTCACATACTTCAACTTTTTTCAAGAAGCCTATCATTTCATCTCCTGCTTCGTGTAAAATACGGATCTTATCTCCTTCTTTTAACCCATAATTGGAATCAAAATATTCTTTTTTGATTCTATCAATATTGTCTTTATGGTTTTTTATAGCATAAAGCTCTTTTCTTAATAAATAATTTAGTTGTTCTATTGTCATTTCTTTTCCTCCTTATTTAATGGCATTAACCCTTTTCCGTGCTTGTCATACCACAGCATAGCTATGCAGTTCCATGCACATTGTGCAAGATGAAAACATCCTGTATCGGAATCCACTCTTTCCCCTTTCATGTATTCCATTAGGTGTCGAAACATCGCAGCACGGTACCGTTCAATGCCATTGTCAAGATTCTGCCAAGTATTAGGACCGTACTTTTTGGCTCCGGCATGATAGACTTTTACAATGTCCTCAATTTCTTCCATCGGAAGCAAATCCCATCGTAGTTTATCGTCAATGATGTCATTTTTCACCGATTTGTTTTCTCTGGATACTTTGACAGGAATAATACCCATAATGTCCGTTCCTACGATAAACGTCTCTCCATTGCAACAAACCTCCGCATATTCATCATCTACCTCTATGTCTGATACTGCCTCCACTATAGCTCCTCTGGCTATTTCTAATTCGGAACTGATTACATCACTTTCCAACATGCGAAAAATAGATCCTTTTGGATAAAGGATGTTTTTAGTATTATTGTCCATCTTTTCCATTGTTTTATCGTTGTTTTAATCGCTTGATATAATAATATAATCCATCATTCTCCTGTAAAGCGGTCAAATTCTTCTCCGCTCATGACAATGCGGTTAATGATAATTATGCCGTTATCGCTATAATCATCATCTTTAATTCCCATATCATCAAGCTCTTTCTTTAAGTCTTCAAATGTGGGACCTTTCTTGTCTTTAGAAAATAAAGTAGCATGTACAACCTTTCCGTTGTTTAGTTTTACTCTCACGGTATAGAGATATCCTTTTTCTTCTTCATCCTTTTTATTGATACCATCAAGGATGCTATTTATCATATCCTTGTTCTCACGTGATAGGTTGGGTATAGCTATTCTGACCTTGAATCTAAATACTTCGTTTTCGTTCATGACTTTCTGTTTTTATTGTTTTCAAAATATTGTCTTACGGCTTCTATGGCTTTATCATCATCAAAAACTTCTTCAAACTCCGTGTAGAACCTATCTCGCTCCATGCAGAATGTGTTTTTCCCTTCCGGTATAGGACGGAACACAACCATCCTCTCTTTGTCGTGATTGGTTCCTATTATGTTATTATCTAAGATAATAGAATACCTTCTTGAACTTTTGTTGATAACAACATCATGTTGAAGACCATACAATTTAAGTATTTCCCTTAATTCATTTGTTTTCATTTATATTACTCCTTCCAAATTTACTTTAATAGAACCATTTATGGTTTTAATGCTCCCATCTATGGTTGAAATCACATCATCTATATCATTTATAATACTTTCCATGTCATCAACCACCTCCTCCATATCAGTTACAGCCTGATCTGATTCCCAATATCTTTCTGAGTCTTGTAACGATTCCGGTATATTATCTCTCGCCTCAGTCTCTTCGTCTAAAATCATATCAACATCATCTTTGGCTGAATTTATGTTGCACTTCAACTCCGATAACTTTGATTTGATGTATTCAAAATCTGTTTTATACTTATTTACGTTGTTAATAACATCCGATATTTTTTTTCTTCTCTTGTTGTTCATGCTTTTATCCTATTATAATATTCTATAACCTTTTCTTTTCTATCTCCTGGTTTTACTGCCATATTCTCAGCCAAGAACCTAAAATACGACACCGGTATGTCCTTGAATCTAATTCCTTCATATTTTCCAAACCACATTATTATACTATCAAGATCGTCTTCTCTCCTACCATCTCCATTCACAGATTTAAGCGAGGCTGCCCGACGAAGGATCTCGTCTTTGGTAATAATATCACCCATCCTTATATTAGACAGAAGTTGATCGCCAGCAAACATACACCAGCCCTTAGAAGGGAATTGCTCGATTGTCAGGTCTTCTATCCGACCAAAGCGTCTCATGTTGTCGCAGCAATCAACTATCAGCGCCTCTTTCTTGTCAGGATGGATGCGGACGGCGCGGCCTAATATTTGGTAATAAGTTGAATATGAGAAAGTTGGTCGACCAAACATCACACAATCAAGTTCAGGAAAATCAAATCCGGTAGCAAGCGTTAAATAATTAAAAACCACCTTCAACTTACCTTCTTTGAAATCGGATATGATTTGCTCTCTTTTCTTTTTGGTTGTTAGCGATGTTACGACACCGGTTATGGCTCCCATCCTGGCATTCATGAACTCTGATATTCTATTACATGATTCGATAGAATCCATGCAAACCAAAATGGCTTTACGCTCGTTCATAAGTTGAAGAAGGCGCTTGTAGATAGAGTTGTTTAAGCCGTTTCGTACAATACTTTCTTTAATAGATTCGTTGGTGTATTCGGCTCCGGTACTGTTTAACATCAGAGCCGATTCATCAAACGACCATCGTTCGTACTTAAGTGGACACCAAAACCCTTGAGAAGTTAGTTCTTGTATTTGAGTCACATGAACTATTTTCTTGAAGAAGTTATGCTCGTCTTTCGTCAGCATATTGAGCTTGCTATAGTTCCCTTCCAGCATGGAATTGTAGGTTCGGAGGCGGCAGGGAGTGGCGGTGAAGCCCAGTACCTTCGCCTCTGGGAACCTGTTCATAAACTCCATAAATTCAGAACCTTCTTCAGGAGAATATCCTGAATGACATTCGTCTATCAATAAGGTATCTATCCCTATATCCTTCAACCTCGCTACATCTTTCTTTATGCTCTTTAATGTTGCATAAGTCATAGCCGACAGCTCCTTTATACCACATGAAGCAGAATATATAGTAGGTTTAGAACCGAATGATACGGCCTTTGCATAATTCTGCTCCAGAATCTCTTTTGAGGGCTGTAATACTAATGTCGGTCTATTTATTTCATGTGCTATCTTGGATATCAGAAGGCTCTTTCCACATCCGCATGGGGCTACGATTATGCCAGGCTTCTTAGAACTTCCTGTAAGAAACTTAAGCCCGGCATCTACTGCTTCTTTTTGGTAAGGTCTAAGTTCAAAGCCCATCGCAATCTATTATATTATTTTTTGAAAGTTCTATTATCGCCTCTTTCAACATCTCCCTTGCTTTATTCTCATTATCTTCAAACAGGCATACACTGCATGTAGCACCTTTGGAGGGGTAGTCTCTGTAGGCTTCTGCTCTTTCTACAACGTACTCACAACAATAGTCGTGACTCATGTCTTTTGCTATACTTATAAAATGATCTTCTCCATCCATCAACACGCAATATTCAGCATCGTTTTCGCATGCAATAACACCTTTGTTTTTTAAAATGGATAGCACTTTATTTCCAAAAAGTCCAATATAGACCCATATATCTTTCCCTGCATTTTTGTAAAAAATATCCATTCCTTCTTTGATTGTGACTTTCTTTTCCATAATCCCTTATTTTATATCAGTAATTAAAACATATATTTTAGCAATATCTTCAAGACTCACAGAAGAACGTATATATAGTTTTTCTTCGTACTCATATAGAGCGTACCCTTCTTTTATGTCTAATATCTTAATCACATGCTTGCCTCTTTCAAATGGATCCTCAAAGTAGCTCTTATGTTCGTATCTTTGACCTACTTTGATTTTGTCAGTTTTCTTCTTCATCTTATAACGCTCTACTGCTCTACCTGTTTTTATGAAAGCTGTCGTGAGTAAGTGTAATAAAACTAAATACAAAAGGATCGCTACTCCACATATTAGATCTTCTTTCATTACACTCCTTTTAAATAGTTGAACCATATATCCTCCAGCTTCTCCTGAAGCTCAAACGCTTTCTTGAAATTCCCGCATCTTACAGCAACGTCTCTCATGTATTCTACGTTTATAACTTCCGGATCTTGCCGGTATTTCGTTCTTAACTTTTGAACATCCTCGTATTTCATCGTTTTATCTTTTTAGACGGATCCCAATCTGAAGAGAAAGGGCATTCGTTTTTGTTATGTAATCCAAAGTCACAATAATAACACAGCGCCGACGGGCAGGGTAGCTTGTTTTGCGAAACAGGCTGGCTTAGGGTGGCGCGCCGCTTGCTATACCTGGCTTCTTCTGCTCCCTGGATGTACGCTTGAAATGTTTTTACACTATTATCTTCAAAATCATACATTTTAGACAAAGTGTCATTTAGCATTTCTATAGATTTTGTTTTACGCTCTTCATCTATCTTAACCTTTTGGTACTGCCTGGTTCTGGTAAAGAAATAGATGTTCATATCTGGCAGAACTCCACCATATTTTCTATAGATGTAAAATGAATATATAGGATGCTGTAAATTCGTTTCCAACTTCTTAGAATCAAAAATCTTATTCCCTGATTTCCAATCTATGACATAATGGTGAACTACGTTCTTGCTCTTTATAGCCAGATGAAGGTCTACCGATCCTACTATGTACACATGAGTATGAATTACTCCATTTATATCAACAGGCTTAGGAAGACGGTACGGCAGCACAAAATCTTCTTCGACTCCAACTATAGCGCCGTGTCTGATAAGTTTCTCACAGGGATTAAGATCACTATCAGCTATCATAAACCTATTCCCGTCTTTTTTAAACAGATCCACAATCCAAGCAAGAAGCTCCCCAGATTGTTTCATGGCTATCATCATATTTTCCGGTGATAGCCAAGGTATGTCTTCTTGGTAAGCATAGTAACTTATTGCTTCTCCAAGGTCTTTACCAGAAGGCTGTCTTCCGTTCTTAAAGAAGTATTCCAGTGTCTTATGGATAACCGTACCATAAGATGTAGCTTCTTGTTTTTCTGTAGACCTTTTGCCCTCTACGTAAGTTTTATACCATTTCATTGGACAGGTAAGAAACGTATCTATCTGGGAATAAGATATGGCAAGACGTTTCACACCATTAAACTCCTTATATAGCAAATGCGTTTCCGGGACCATCATAAGTCATTGTCTTTAAATCCTTCTGGGTAATATACGACATACTTCTTACCGTCTTCTGGTGTCATGGCAAACTGCATGTAGTTATTACGATTACGATGCTTGCCATCCAATCCTCGTTTCCAATACAGGATACCGTCTATATCCACATAAGATCGGCCGCGGTCGGCTCTAACCACGTCCGTGTGTAGCAGATACCCGTCGGAAGACACAATCCACACTTTATCCCCTTTGCTTAAATAAGATATTCTTTTTCTTACAACAACCCTTTTCTTATTATCCAATACAAATTCCTCGTCAGTCATACTCTTCATCCTCCTCTTCTTCTGTTTCAAAATCAATTCCATAATACTGATCATAATGCTTGGTCAGTTCTTCTGGTTCTAAATCTTGTCCAAAATCCATGTTAAAAATATCGTAATTAGTAAAGCACTGTTCCTGCCGGCAGGAAATCTATGAATGCTGCTTTTATTTCTTCAATTAGGCCCAAGTGTAACCTTGGGCCATTGTATTTATTTTTTGTCATCTCCTTTTAGCTTCTTTAAAGTATCTGCAATCGGAAGCTGATCAATGACTCCCAATGCCGGAGCGACGGTCTTGACAACATTGTTAAGGAAATTACCGGTACTGTTCTGACCGCCGTCAAATACTGTGATATTTCCGAGGTTAATGTGCTCAAATGCCTTAACCTGTTCTCCGGCAATTTCTTTCCACTGATTAACCATCTTGTACTGGATGGCGATCTGAGGATTGGATTCTGCTGCTTCCACCATGGCCTTAAATCCGTCGGCTTCTGCCATTAACGACTTTTTCTTACCTTCGGCTTCTGCCTCCAGCTTCATCTGAATAGCTTTTGCCTCCGCCTCAGCTTTTGCCAAATGTGCTGCTGCCTCAGCCTCAGCCCGGCGTTTGATCTTCTCGGCCTCGGCATCAGCTTGCAAGATAGCCTCTTCCTTCTGGGTTTCAGCCGGCACAATCTTTTCAGCCTTAAGCGCAGCCTGAACTTTCTTAGCCTTAGCTTCTTCCACTTCTTTGTCGGCAAGCTCTTTTGCTGTTTTTACAGCCGCTTCCGATTTAACTTTTTCTTCTCCGGCCTTCTTCTCTGATTGAGCTTTGATGATCTGTAGTTCTGATACTGATACAGCAACCTCCTTCTGGGCATTGTTGTATCCTATAGACGCATTTTTCTCAGCCTCAGCCTTCTTAATCTGAGCTTCAGAGTCTTGTATTGCTATAGCTGCTTCCTTGTCAGCTTCAGCCTTATTCTTTCCGACTTCTTCCATTCTTTCAGCCTCGGCTTTATTTACTTCAAGTTCTGCCTTAGATCTTACGATCGCCGATTCCTTGTCGGTTAAAGTTTTTGCGATAACCGCAGCCCTGTCTCTATCTGCTTGAGCTACACCGATCTGTTTCTCTTTGTCGGTTAAAGCTAAAGCTATTTCTTTTTCTTTCTTCGTTTCAGCTACTATTGTCTCCTTTTCTTTTTCAGTACAAGCAATTTGAATCTCTTGTTCTTTTTTGGTATTAGCCACAGCCGTTTCTTTTTCCTTCTGCTGTACAGCAATTTTAATAGCACCCAGCTTCTCCTGTTCTTCGATATTAGCCTGTGCCTCGTTCAGAGCCCTACTTTCAGCTTCCTTACCAAGGTTCATAATATAACCGGCTTCGTCTCTGATGTCACTGATGTTGATGTTCAGGAGGTAAAGACCTAACTTGTTAAGCTCGTTATCAATGTTCTTTCTCGCCTTATCCAAAAACTCATCCCTGTCAGAATTAAGTTTTTCGATTGTCATTTCAGCAATAATCAAACGCATCTGACCGTAAACGATGTCCGTAATAAGATTTTCAGTAGATTCGGTATCCATCCCCAAAAGTCTTTCTGCCGCATTTTGCATGATTTCGGGATTTGTACTGATAGCTACTGTAATGGTCGTAGGTACATCTACTCTAATATTCTGAGATGACAAAGCACCGGTAAGCTTGCAATCTATTTGCATAGGCTCCATTGACAAAACATCATAGCTTTGAATAATAGGCAAGACAAATGCCGCTCCACCATGATATAATTTCGCCGATTTCTTTTCCCCACCTGTCTTACCGTAAACGACCAAGACCTGATTAGGTTTACATCTACGATACCTTGATAAGACTCCGATGATTGTCAAAATAATCACTACAGCTAAGATAGCTGACACGTACATGATTATTGTCATAACTTTTAAAATTTAATTGTTGATAAAAAAATTAGATACTTAATTCTCCTTCTTCATATTTTATATTCACCTTGTCACCGTTTTTGTAGGTTTTTCCAGACAAGCATCTTACTCTCATTTGCTCCTGTCTTCCATTTTTCGAAATATTTACCATATAATGATTCTTCCCTGATCTAAACACTATCTCCACTTCTCTTCCATTTAAATCTTCCGGACATTCGTACACCATTTCTTGCTTTAACTTAAGAAGTAACTTATATACGTAAAACAAAACGATAAAGAAAAGCGACCCTATCACAACCCCTACTAAATGGGAACCCGAAAAGTAGGTAGTCCAGCTATATCCAAGAATAAAATGTGTTATGCCCTTGAATGATATGATGTCCGACAAAGACATGCTTAAATCAGAAGCACTGTCAATGTCAATATCCGTATCCAGATCAGATCCTAATATCGACAACAAAAACTGTATAACAAAAGCAAATGACGCTATTAAAGCCATGCATAAAATTATGTCACTTCCCATATCCTTCTGTTATTATTTTGTAAACAAGATCAGTCATATCTTTGATGGTCTCCATATCATAATCAATAATAACAATATTGAATTTTTGTTCCACCATCACATCAAGCTCAATCCGATCAACAGAATCTAATCCAAGTTCTTTAAACGACACATCTTCTTCATGAACTATATCTATTTCCGAATTAAGAAACTGAGTAATAATTATATCCTCTATTATCTTTCTGATTCTTACTTTTTCCATTGCTTTCTAATTTTGTTAAATAAGTATGTTTTTATGTTTTTCAATCTCTCTTTGTCTGTTTCAGAACTTCCGGTAAATAAATAATCCGGATTGCCTTTAGCCGGCGGCGTAGGCAATTTAGATACGGCAAACAACCAATCCATTTCCTTATTCTTCTTAGGCTCCAAATAAGGCTCGGTAGCGATCTTAAATTTTTCAGCTATTAAGTCAAAGAGCTTTGAATTTTTAAGGTTCATATGAACTGAAAAAGCTTGAGAAGGCGGTTTCCATATGAAGTTACATAAGCTCATTGTATAATCTCCTGACTCTGCTATATAAGATTCCGTTACCTGAAGTATGACCTCTTTCTTGAATGAGGTGTTACCCATAAACCAACACAATCTGGATTCTGCTTCTTTTCTGCTGACACCTATGTCTTTTGAATATGATTCGTACATTCCTATCATAATCTTCAACGTTTCCAGAACCTCGTCTGTCATTTCCGGTGTCTCTATATAATTCACAAAAGACGTTCCCTTGTTGGTCAATCTCATCACGCCTGATTTTAATTTCTCAACCAGGCCAAGCTCTATATACCTCCCAGCATCTTCTTCCGGCATGGCTTCGATCATAACCGAATCCTTCTGTCTTATGGCAAGAAGATTGGCAAGATCATTAGGAGTCATGTCTGATGCTGCAAGTTGTCTGAAATTGATGTACATTCTTAATCAGCTTTAATAAAAATAACATTCTTGTTATCTTGTCTATCAGCATGTCCACATGGACCAATAATTATGTCTGTACATGAACAAGAATCGTAATCTTCGAATATACACCTATCGCATGTATCACCTTCCACACATTTTAATCTTACAAGTCCGGCAGTAAATACTTCTCCTACTTTAAATTCCTTCTTTTCCATATTCCCTCCTTGTTTTTAACTGTTGTACCCTTCTTTAATAATCGAATTTCTACCGGTAGATACCGACTGTCGAAGATCGTCATGTACAGAATCTACCGTAGAATACTTGTTTCTGGTTGTAAAAATCACTTCCAGCATCTCCTTGTAATCACCTAAAGCTACTTCGTATCTCGGATCTACTTTGGCTTTTCTTTCGGCCTCGGCATTACTTTTAGCCAGTTCTCGGTCGAGGAGGTCTTCTTTGATTCGGTCAGCAATCATATCAAGTTCTTTTTTAATAACTTCTCCTGCTGCCCGAAGTTGACCTTCTACGTCACCAAGCTGGTCTTGGACGGTTCCTATTTCTTTCTTTAAACGATCGTATTCGTTAATCATACCCATATCACCTGCATATCCGGAAAAGTCCTTGATTATTCTGGTTCCTTCTTTAAGGAGCTCAATGACTCGTCTTTTACGTTCTCTGCTTATTAAAGACGGAAGACGATAATTCATATCCGCCACCGCCTTATCATGTATGGAGTTGATTAAAAACATCTCTCTTTCATCTCCTGCAAACTCAGTAAGAACCAAAAGGAACTTACTTATCAGGTATTCGTTTTCTTCTACTGTCAGTCTCATGGTTCTTATTTTTTTTAATACAATGACTGTTCTTCTTTTGTCTCTTGTTCTTGTTCCTGATTGTCCGTAACGTCTTCCACAGTATAGAGCTTGGGCGGCGTCGGCGGCTGGTTGGGGTTCACGAACTTCGTCCCGCCCTCCCCGTACATCCATCCATGCCCCGGCAGAATCTCTGGGTGGATTGTATTAGTAAGCTCTTCCATACTAACTTGCCTTACCTTCAGTATATGATGAAACACCAGTCCGGCTGTCCTGAATGATGTTTTGTTTTCAGTTTTAAACCTATCAAGAGTCTGATACCAATCTTTCCCAAATATCATATACTTATCCAGCCCGTACCTACGAGGATTGTGCAAACCTATCATTAACGTACATAACTGACCCAGCGTATCAGATTGGTAAAAATCAGAAAGACGCGGAGGCTGCTCTTGTGGGCTTTTTATCCTTCCTTCTATCTCTCTGTTGAATTGTGATATGATGAGGAAAAATATGTTTTTATATACTAATTTAGCTTCGTTCATAACCGCCACCAAATCATCTATAGCCGACTTAGGATCTAACCCCATTCTTTTTATCAAAGCAATATGATCGACTTTAAATATTATAAGACGTTTGTCTTTGTGTTTGGTAGCTATATGATACACAGCCGCCTCAAACTCTTTTACCGTACACGGAGCATCGATGTATATTATATTATTCCTGATTTCACCTTGAAGGATTTCAAACATCCTCATCTCTTCCACTGTATTAGAATCTTGCCTTCTTAATATTTCAGGAGCCCGCTTTTTCATATCCTGGCTCATTCTACGAAGAAGAAGATCTTGAGGATTCATTTCGAACTCGCAATTAACAAGAAAATAATCTTCTGCTTGCGGGTTGATCATCGGATTCATCACATTTTCCAATATCTTTTGGGCCACATACGATTTACCTACAGATGGCCGGGCTCCTATGGCAATAGCATGCTGAGGGAAAATACCTCCAAGCAAAGCCTCATCAATATAATCGTATCCGGTTTTAGCGGGGATAAGCTCTCCCCGCCTGTATTTCAAGATATTCTCATACGCCTCTTCCATGACCTGTTTAGAGGTCTTGAATATCCTTCTTATATCTATCCTATTTGCTATCTCCTCGTGCATTTTTGTCACCTTTTGTATCCGATTTGGATCCCCTATTAGCTTTTACTGATTTATACCTAAGACCGTTCTTGGTATGAGAACAATCTTTGCCTTTCCTCCAGCCTTTGCCCTTCTTCTTGTCTGTTTCATAATTCTTACGACCAAGTTCCCGGCGTTTGGCTTTCTGCTCCGGTCTGGCATTTATCTCCTTGTCCTTTTTAGCCTTTTTCTTCCTGGCTTCGGGATGAGTCCTGTAGTACTCTGTTGATCTGCCCATCTTCTTACATTTTTGATTAATAATAGCACAAAGATAGGCAATTCGCATCCTATTTCAACCTGCCGTAGCTCATATCAGGATCACACCAGACATATCCGTCTTTCTCATCATGAAGATACTCAGGACATCCTCTACATGCGCTACTGCCTGACACTATTTGATTGTTTTTATTAGGACACTTATCTCCAGGTTTATGCCATTCTATTTTTGAACCTGACCGTTCTTTGTTTATATAACAGAACTGAAATACTTTTCCCATCGTCTTCTCGCCAAACATACCTATATGCGTGTACTCTTCCGGTATAGAGAGAAATTCGGACAAATCTTTATACATCCTTTCCCGTTCTTCCGGCGTAGACCACAGTCTGTCAAGTTCGGCATGAACTCTTATCTTAAGAGATCTCAGTGATGGCCCTGCAAGCCGGCCTTTAGCTTTTCCCTTATTCGGCCCTGATTCATGAACACCGACATAAGCGTTGCATGGTTTGCACATCATAACCATCCCTAAGCCTTTTCTGCTATATATTTTATCGGCATTGACCAGCTCGGTTTCCCTTCCGCAATAAGGACAAATTTCGCCTCTTAAAACCCGTTGTTGGCGCTCATTAAGTTCCATACCCTATTCTTTTGTTTTTCTTTAAACTTTTCATACAAACTGCTTTCAGTTTCCATTTCTGAGATCTCTACCTCTACGTCCTCTCTTTTGAAAATTACTTTCTTGGCTGTCGGATACGCACATTTAGAGATACGAATAGCATTACGAATAGCGTAAACAAAATACGTTTCTGGCGACGATTCAATCACCACTACCTCGTTTAAAGTGTTTTTGTAATTTTCCATATTATCTACTTGCTTCAATTATATAACCCGGATGATCTTCACACGCCTCTTTATATTCGATAAGAAACTTAAGAAATGAATCATAAGACCCCCATCCGTTTTCCGGCTCGTATCTCAAAAGACTTTTTCTCTTAGAGATCATAATACATATGCCTTTTGTAAGTACATTCTTCATCTCATCGGTATCTATTTCCCTACCCAATTCTTCTGGTCTCCAAACATAATCGTACAGCGTTTCTTTATTTTCTGATACGAATATTCTTTGTGCCATCTTGTTCATGTTGTGGGTGATGTTCGCAACCCATTCACGATCTTCTTTCTTCTTGTTCTTAATATAAACATCCAGGCTCATGATATTTTTCTTTTACCTTGTTATTGATTATCAAATCTGCCACATCATCTCCGTCTCCTACATTTTCAACATTTTGAAGATAGTCCGATACTTTTATCCTTGACTTCATCATCATCCCATCTATCTTTTTACTCCATGTCTCAAATGCTTGTCCTTTGTCCGGAAAAGCTACGGTCTTTCTATCTTTTAAAACATCTATCACTTCCGGTCTTAGATTCTGCAACCCACCGGTAGCTACAAATAACTCATCCGGTTTATTCACAGCGCATATAATAGCCGTCTTTTCTGATTCCACCAAATTAACCACCTTATCCGGATATTGGCTTAGAAGATGTTCTCCGAACAGGCATTGTCTAAACAAGAAGTCTCTTGCATGCAACGAGTGATAAAACATAACATGAGGCCGCTCATTGTCACCGTCTTTTTCTTTCACTCTTTTTACATCAATCTCATTCCCCTGGCTGTCGGTCTTTATATAAAAGTCCATGATCTTGCCGGTTCTACATACAAAATCTTTGTCTATCTGCCAGAATATACAACACCCTTTCCATCCCCATAAGTCCATTGTTCCGACATGATACCTTCTGAACACATCAGATACCCTTTCTTTTCCCCATAGAGACGATAAAAATCTAAATACGGTGTTTCTATCGTCTGGAACCACAGTCCTCTCAAACTCGCTAAAAGGTATGTAATTTACAACGTCAGGATTTACAGGAGGACGATAAGCTCTTATACACTTGTTTCCCGAGATCCAAAGATCTTTGTCACCTACATCCTTACCAGTAGGTCGTTTATCGTAACCGCAAGTCCGTTCATGATCGCATCTTCCGAACTCGTTGCCAACAACCTGGCCTGTTGCCACATCAATATAAGGGGTGAGACACCGGCTTTTCCCGCAAGCTGGGCAGGTTAGCTTCAGTCGGCTCCTTCCGGGCCTGCGGTCAAGTTGAAACCGGGGTACGTTTTCGTATCTTCTGAAATCAAGCATTTTTAACTCCTCTCATTGCTTCTATGATTCTATCCGCTATAGTTATAGACCATGACACCACATCTGGTATATATACTCCGCAATCTATTTCTCCTTTTCTATCTTGCATTTTAATGAACTCAATAGAATAAGCCTTAACAAGATCGAATCTACGTTGTTCCCAGTCTACATCTTTGTTCTCATCATCCACAGGAAGGGTATCGAGATAATAATTTAAACTCTCATTTATCACACTTCCGTTGCTGTCATAGAATTGTATTTTGTCATAGTCTCTTCTTATAGTTGAACCATTGAAGGTGATTACGTCTATTATCTCCCCGGTTCTTCTAATTTTTCTTTTCATACTCTTCTTGTGTTTCTAACCAGTATAGGCATTGTCACATTAACAGTCTTGCCATATTTCTCGTAAGATGTGAGTATGCATATTGCATACTTATCCCCTATTTTCAAATCTTTCGATAATCTTAATCTTGAACCCCTTTTGATGTTAATAAAATAATCACCAAAAGGATTGATACATATCGGTTTTACGATTTCCACATAATCTCCTTTAGGAATAACAATATCACTCATATTACGAATCTTTTAGACATTTCCTCAGCAATATCATATACGACAATATGATCCTCTTCATTGTACGGCTTATTGATATTCAGCACTCCTTTTCTCACTTTAAACCTCTTATCTTTTCTGATATGATTCAACATCCCTTGTTGGAACACACAGTCCGCTTTCTCCATAGCAGCATTTTTATCAGACCATTCTTTTAGCGTATAACCTTTACTGTTCGTGCTTTTTGGAGAAAAATTCATAATACGTGCATCAATTCCGTACCAGTTTTTAACCATTCTCCTTTCAGCCTCCAATTGAAAAGCATGTTCATTTCGTATGTCACCTGATTTAAAATCTAAGATAACAATCTCTTCTTTCTCCACTTCTCTTACTTCCTTCTTCGGATCTCCTTTTTTGAACTGCCCCGTAGCCCTTTGATACACGGCTCCAAAATAACCTTCTTCTTTGTATTTGAATGTCATTTTAACCATCGCATCTATCGGCGTAGCTACCAAATAATCTTCTAATGACAATATTCTTTCAATCATCATCGGCTTAACCTTATACTCCGAACAAAACTTAGCAAACTTCATAACTCTGACAATCATATCGTCAAGATCATCTATGCTACCAAAGAATTTGTCAAGATTCTTTTTTGATATTTTAAGCTTGCCTTCTTGCACTGTCTTAACTATAAAACTTCGATTTAAGACCATATCTCTACCCGTCAAGTACAATCCGTATAGGTAGTGCATGATCGTTCCTTTATCTGCATCATATTCTGATACTTCTTCCGGATTGCGACCAATCATCCTCATCTCCTGTCTCCATTCTTGAAGAGCCGTCTTGTCATCTACGAATCCGTCTCTGATCATGGTTGTTACCGAAGCATATATCTTGGCTGTCCCATCATCCATCTTTCTTACATAAAAACGATTACCGTCTAATGTCAATCTTACGAATTTGGGAGTCTCGATCTTCTTTAACTCATCACAGATATAAAACGGCTCTAACGTTTCCTGATTTTCTGTAAACGGATTCGAATCCTCTTCTCCAGGGTTAGAAGCGGCTCCCTCCTCCGGAGCTTCCGGTTCCTCCTTCTGGGCCTGCTCTGGCTCAGGCGCCGGCTCTTCAACTACTGGAACCTGTCCGCCTCTTTCTGCTATGTCTCTGTTCTTTATTAAAGACATAACCTCCTTCTTTAACTGCTCTGGTGTTTGGTTGGGATCTGACACCGATATCACAACATCGTTCATTCTAAACAACGTATTTCCTTCTCCTTCCACCATAGGTACAAATCCTAAATCTGTCAATATTTTTATTTTTTCTTTCATGATCTTCCTCTAATCAATTCTTCTTTAATACAATGTAACACTGTTTCCACTTCATCTTTATCTCTATCTTTCACTGCGATAGCTATATCCTTACCATAACTCTCTCTTCGTATGTGAGCATAAAAGATAGTTTCATCGTCAGCTTCTATTCTTATTTTATAAAGTTTTCTCATATCTGTCAATTATTTCAATAATTAATCTACCTCTTTCTTTAATCATTCCCCTGCTTTCCATATCCAGTACCTTCTTTACCGCATACTTCCACACAAAAGGAAATTCTGTTTCAAGTTTATCAAATTCCATCCGGTCAAGATACATGTCGAATACCGTATGCTCCGATTCATGAAGGAAAACTATATTATCTCTGCAAGTGGCAACCGACTTATATAACCTTTTCGGAAGTATGTGACAGACGTTACATACTGTAGGAAAATGAATAGCCTTACCAGTCATAGACATTCGAATAGTACTCAATTCCTCCAACATAAGACGAAAAAACCCGGATAAATCCGGGTTCTCTAACTTTTTCTTCTTGCTGCTGTTTTTAATGGATGTAATTCTGTCTTTTTTCTTCGGAGTCAACTCTTTGCTCCTGCAAGCCTGGCATAAGCCATGACTTCTTATCATCACTTTTCGTCCGCATTTTTCGCAGACGTATAGCTTCTTTTCCTTGCTTTCCATTCGAATAATAATGATATTATTGAAAAGAATAATCCCGCTGAAGCCAGTAGATAAGGTACGTTCATTAATAATTTAGATACCTCGTCTGTCTTAATCACTATCAGAAGGAAAGCGCCTGCTGAAAGCAATGATATTATCGCCACAACAAGCGCTATGTTGGAAACTACATCAGCCTTACTCTTCACTCTTCTTCTCGCCTAATTTTTCAGCTCCCTTCTGAAGATCGTATTTAAACACTTCAATGATTTTCGTTTCCACAATAGACTCGCAATTCCAGTCTCCTAACGTACCCTGCATACCTTTAGTCAACACAGCTTCGGCATCCTTAGGATTGCCGGCCTGGATATACATATAGCATGGAGTTTTCTTTTCTTTACCTTTCTTTTCATCCAGTGTAATGTAATTCACCTTACACTTATACCAGTACTCAGCTTCTCCGTTGAAGAAGATTTCCGACACTTTAATAGGATTAATTTTTACAACCTCGAAAGAATTGTACAAATCCTTGAAGATCTCCAACGATCTTGATTCTGCCTCTGTGTAAGACAAGGCATCCACTAAATACTTTTCAGTTACTTTCTTTTTTTTGCCGTTCTCGATATTATCAATCTCGGCTTTTACCGTAATTTCAAACCATCGATTCATTGTATTAATATTTAATTAGTTGATTTCTTTCCTTTCTCTATACTATTTTTAAATCTTTCAGAACACCACTGCAAAACATCCATCATCATCATCTCATTATTGGATAAGATGCCTTTTATAATTAACGCCAATTGATGCTGTGACATTCTTAGGCTCATATCAAATCTTCTTTCCTCTTCATTTACTATCGTAGCCACGAAATACTTACACCCCTCTAAGTGCGTCAGGGCTTCAATCATAGCTTCTTTTATCTCTTTTTCTTCCATTCTGTTTGTTTTTTTTTGGATAAAGATATGTCTTTTGATAATAAAAAAGATTCAAAATAATTTAATTTAGCTTAATTACTGCTCTTTTGATTCGTCCGGTATAGGCATGTCAAACTTTTTTCTGATAAACGACTCTGTTTCTTCATTGAATGGATAGGCCTCCTTAATAAAATTCATAGCTACCTCCATATCACCATCTGCTATATCTTTATACCTTTCAAAGATGCCAACCAGGTCATTGTTATATGAACGCTCTTGTTTTATGTTGTACACGTATTTCAACACCCTGTCTTTAATTTCATTGGCATTTTTCAAAGTGTTATTGAAGGAATTTATACTTTCCAATTCTGGATCTTGGTTTTCCTTGTTTACCTTATCAAACTCTTCTTTGCTATACCCCGCTTCCCCTTTAATAGCCGGGCAAACACTTTCTTTTATGATCCGTATGATATGCTCGTTACACAATTCAGCCAGTGCGCATAGGTTCCTTTTTCTGTATTTAACCTGCTGTATTCTACTTTTGTCTCTCCATTTCCATATTCAATTACTCTTTTTAGAAATGGTTTTGCATAAACACTAAAACCGAAAGGTTGGGCGTTTAAGGCATCTAAACGGGAAGTTCCATCCCTCCATTCTCCATTTTCATCGCCTCCTGTCCATTCCTTAGAGGGGTTAGGGACAATATTTCCGTTTTTGTCATATGAAAACAGGCAATTCGTTTCCAGTTGATACTTAATAACAGGCACTTCTTCTACTATTTTATAACTCAAACATCTCTTCAGAACTTCCCTGATTTGACTTTCCAAATCAGAAAGTGCTATACTATTGAAATATCCTTCGTTGCCTAATCTGTTTGTAGGTAATTTGATCCCATAAGAATGAATCTTGTCCACATCTTCTTTTGACAAGGTAGTGGTAAACACTCCTTCTTTGGTGACATTCACTTTAACAGTTACAGACAAACTGTTATTAGCGTTCTTTTCCGTTATATTTAGTGTTGTTAATGCTGCCATAATCAGATCTTTTTAAAATCAATTCGAATAAATATAATACATTCCTGCTTCATATACCTTATGTACATCAGGGTCATTCTTGTCTTCCGGTTCCAATTCACTCTCTTCACAAGTATAATCCCATTCAGAGTTGTAGTACATATCCTCGTCTGTTTTCTCCAAGGAACAATCTTTCATTAGATTCATATTTTCTCCCCATACTGCAACTTCTTGTCGTTGCTCTTCTTCTGTCATAAGGGATATTTTGTCTTTTAATTCTTTCCAGGTCATGATTTCTAAAATATGATCAATAATTCATTCTACATCAAAAAGTTGATCTAACACCAATAATTCTGCATCCATATCTTCATCTTTCGGGAAACGAACTTTTATGTTTCCGAACTTAGATGTCTTAAACAAGATGTAGGGGTTCATGTCTTCGGCGGTCACCGGCTTATATTCCTTAACTTCCGACATCTTGAGATACCAGTCGCCTATTTTTACAAATCCGGAGAAGATAGAACACAGATGCGCTTTTACGGACTGTATCTCCTTTTTATCTTTGAAAGGTATAATTTCGTCCTTTCCCCTTATCCTGATTGACAGAAAAGGACGAATGTTATCTGTTTCATTTTGAAATTTGAAGCCTGTTATAGCTTGTTTGGGGATTCTTCTTCCCATTAATATGAAATAAGCCATTGCAATAAGTTGTTTTACTTTGTATTCTATAATCCTACCAACAAGTTCCCCGATGATAGAAAATATTCTAATTCATAGAGGAAAGAAAAGAAGTAGCTCTTTCAAATTTTCTTCTTAGTTCATTAGACCATTGATGATCATAATCTGCCAATAATGATCCCATTTCCATTATTAAGGAATAAACTTCTTCTTTTCTTGCTAAAAAAGATTGTTTGTCTTTTTCTTTTAATGTTTTCATGACTGTAACTTAAAAATGAATAATTAATTGATTTATAAAAAATGTGTTAAAATGACATATAAATGCCTTGATCAATTGGACACAAATGTACAAGTTTTATTAAGATACCCTTCTGTCATCTCTATGAAATTCACACAATCTAATTTGCTTAACTTGTAAATCAATGCCGGATTGTGTACTATGGCTATAATTTGTGTTTGTGGTTTATGGAATGACAATACATTATAAATTTGCATTATGTTGTCAATGTCAAGATTCCTATCTGGCTCATCCATGAGAACCGTGTATTCAAAACTGCTTTCTGTTAATGTTATGCGGTTTCTTTCATAATACTTCAACAGGTTATCAATTCTTTTAATCCAAAACGCATTTGATTTTTTCTTGTATTCTACAAGATCTTGTATTGGAAATGTATAATCCTTTTGACCGAACATTAAATTGAAAAGTGATTCCAATGATAATACCACTTTCTCTCCATAAGATCTTCGAATATTATTCACATACAAATCTAAGTTGCTGATGTTTTTTAATACACTATCTCGATTCATCTCCGCCGATGGCAATAAACGGAATACTTTCCCTGCATAATCGGATGATATGTCAATCCCATCAAGAACCTTGTCATCATCATCATCATCAAATATAGGTGGAAAATCCAGTGCCTCGATCGGTATTTCAGAGCACATGGATTTCTCACATAACGCATACATTGATATGATGTTAAGCAAGGTTGATTTTCCACTACCGTTTTTACCTATAATTACGTTCACTCCTGGCTTGAAAATAAATTCTCTGCCATTTTCAAATGCTTCTATGTCAGAAGCATATTCAAAAGGAGTTTTTGTGTTGTCTTTTATTTTTACCGATGTTATCATTGTAATCCTTTTTAAAAATCAATTACCGCCCGAACCCTGCTACTGTTGTACTTGTCACTGTAGTACGCGCTACCAATGGAGAAGTCCACGTACCACGCGACGCTCGGGCTGCTCTCGGTACTGGATCTATACCACGTCGAGGAGAGGGGAGATGCCGAAACATAAGCGAATGCTTTGTTTAGTTCGTCCATATAATGGGCCATTAAATTTAATTGACCAAGAGATGGTATATACTCGCCATCTTTCAGCAAATTTTTCAACTTTGGATTTCTGGCCACAAGGCGTTCCGTATTGCCGCGTCCGTCAATGTCAAACAGCGCATCACATTTACGTTCGTAATATGTCTCACTTCCGGATTTTTCACGGCTATCATCGTCAAGCAATTGTACGCTATCATGCTCCGTCAGTGAGATAGCAAACGATACGTCTTTGTGCTTTAATCCGATATAACGCACATTCTTTTTGAAATTCTCTCCAGCAAACGGCTCAGCGTGTCCGTTTCCGTAGATTAGATACAAACCATCTTTTCTTGATGGTACTCTATTTTCACATACGCATCTTTTTTTGGTCTTACAATTATGTTCAACTCATTCAACACATGATCTTTTATAACCTCCCCACATATTTTCCTTACAAAACCATAGCCTTCTTTTTGTTTAAGTTCGTCATTTACCATACATCTGATCCAATTTTCTATCTGATTGTTTCCTCCGTATGTATTATGCATGCACCTTTTTACAAGCTTTTCCAATAATGGTTCTATGTTTTTGATTATATCTTCTTTGGTAAGGTGAAGTTCATTTAGTATGCAGTTTCTTACCGCCTTGTATTCTTTACTTGTGCTCATAATATATCTACTTAATACTGTGAATTATATTTTTTTCTCTCTCCCACTATCTTCCCCTATAGGATTATTCCATCCGTATTTTACAGCCGTAGCTCTAAATAGAGGAAGTCTATAAAATCTATAATCATTCTCAAGATGAGCATATACTGTTGATTTCATTTCAGTTCTTTAATTAAAGCATCCGCATATATTACAGCTAATTCAGCCGCCTTATCACACGCTTCCAATATTAATTCACCGTGAGGTCCACGTCCTGATACGGATGTGATAGGAAGTATGGTTTTTGCTATCTCGTATCTACGTTGTTCCCAATCTACATGGGTGTTACACGGTTCTTGATTGACCTGTATATATCTTCCTTCAATATTAGAAGATCTTAATGTTTCCGCATTCTCTTCGCCGAATGCAACCAGAATAGACCCACATCCTGGACTTTCACCTATTGTTCCATCTTCTCTGTGGAATTTTATCCTTCCTTTCATGAACAATATACCTTTTGCTTTCGGGAATACAACATCCTGAAACATCTTATTGTCAAGACGATTAAAAAGAAGAGCTATTCCATTATTGTGCTCTACCATACGAGTAATAAAATGCTCTATAGTCGGTCTTGAATAAGGTGGGTTTAACCATACCCTTCCTTCCCATTTTTGTTTTAATCCATCTTGCTCTTTGTTATACATAACCCTGGCTGTCCTCCATAACGGACGCATAGGCGCACATGGATCTAAATCAAATTCCCCTAAAGCGTCTATAATTTCTTTAGGTGTGTACCATTCATCTGTACTGTTTTTAGATTTCTCAAATGATGTATTCATATATCTATGTTTTATAAGTTAATCCCATCCTCCAGTAGTGTACAAAGATACATCTTCCTCCTCTACGTTTATACCTTTAATAGCCTGTAGAAGTTTTTTCTTTGTCTCCCGGCACATATTGTAACCATATCCTTTATACCGATATGAGCGCTCCCATGTACTTACCGGAAAAGGGATATTCTCGTCAATAACCAGTCTCTTCATATGAAGATGTTCGAAGAATTTCTCATGATAGAGTAGTTTGTACTCGTATGCTACTATACTTGCAGATGAGAATGGAAAATAATCATCTTCTTTTTCTTCGTATTTAGGCTCCTTATAGTAGGCCATTTTTGCCACAGTAAAGTCGAAGCTCCTGAGAATCTCTTCTGGCTTTCCGAACTCTGACTCTATGAACTCTACCCATACCTTTTCTCCCTCTTTCTGGAATGCGTATACCTTCTCATTCCTATACTTAAATTTCCATCCTTCTTTCTGATGTCTTCCATCATTGAACAAATTAACAGCTTCCTGAAAATCGCTTTCACTTTCAAAGAAAATATCAATATCTTTTACTTTTTCTCCGGAAAGGATATTCTTAAAACATCCACCAGCTATGAACCCTTTGTGGCCTTCCATATACTTATCAAGCCATCTTATTTGCCAGAAATTATCTGGAGTATCTATTACAAAATTATTCATATCGTTTGTATTTTACTGTTACCAAGCGAGATAAAAATTCCGCTTCACAATAATACAGTGAGTGTAATTGCTCAGGTTGATTCCGTTGTCCGTAAATGTATCCAGGACTCGTTTTTCCACGTATTTGAGTTTTACTGTTATCCCCTTCTTAAACACTTCTATTAACTTCTCATTGCACTCAATAGGCCCAATAAGACAGTATCTATTCGAAGGACTGTCTGATATACAATATGTCTGACATCCTAACATGTTGCTTAAAATTACTTCGTTCATAATTTCTCTATGATTCTAATATGGTGTCTACAAACTCCGTTATTTTATCAACGGATTCTTTTGATAAGGTATATCTTCTCCAATCCCATCTAAAATGCGCTTTTGGGAGATTTTTAGTAGAATATTTTTCATTTCCGTCCTTGTTAGTCCATTCGTAATTATCCTCCGGATCCGCCACTTTTATCCCCGATTTAGGTCCGTTACGAAAGCTATATAGCATTCTTATAACCGATTCAAAATCCGAACCTATATCAAATAGCATATGATACACCTTGTTTATTAAAGCCCTATCAGCTTGTTCCAAGTCTTCACCAAACAACTCTCTTACACTCCAATTTTTCATTTCTGAATAACGAATGAAATTAAGTTTCCCTTTTTCTATATTAGGATTTTTTCTTGATAATACAAGCTCCAAATCTTTCACAAATGATTCTTTTAGCTTCTGTTGTCCTAACAAGGCGGCGTATTTACTTACTATATCCATTATCCAAAGTTTTTTAATATTGCTCCAAACGAATCATATTTAACCCCTAATACATCATGCGCCTTTTGGGATCCACATTCACATTTTCCTACCTTCTGTCCTGATCCACACCCGCATAAGTCTATTCCCCAATGGTTGACGCAGTGGTTGCAGCAGCAGCAGAACTGGTGAAGCCATGTGGCATCACCAGTATCCAAATCCAATTTTTCAAATGTTTCTCAAAACATGCTATTCGAAGCACCATTATCAAATCTGATAGTGACTGCGCCGCATTTACATTTTTGTATGTATTCTATTTTCATATATGTTCCATTTTCAAAATTTCTGGGGACAGATATTCTTATAACTCCAATTTGCGTATTGGGACAAGACAATCCAGATGTTTAGCGTCCATTTCTTGCCTATTCTCATCTACCCACATTAAAGTATCTTTACTGCTACATTCCGGACATTTGTCAGCTCCACATGGAAGAAGCATTTGTGCTCCACATAAGACACATCTTACCCAGTCTCCGTGCTGCACCCCTTCGTATGTTCTTGTTTTCATATTTGTCATTTTATCATTTACAACTTTCACTTCTTCGCTCCACAAACGTATCTTATATATCGGAGTGATGCCGATCAGAATACCACTATCTTCACCCCAATACTGAAGTGTTTTGGACTCGATTTTATGATGCAATTCCTGTATTCCTCCTTTGTTTCTGTCATAAGGATAAAAATCAGATAACTTTATCGTTTTCATTTTTCTGGATTTTCAGCAGTTTCTAAAAGACATCCATTGCCCTCAAAAGGAATGCAATAATCCCATAATGTTCCATTGGAACATTCATACTTATAAGGCAATCCATTATAATCGTCCACAATTTCCCTTGCAAACAAACTGATATTCCATTTTTTATTTCCTTCTTTTCTTACCAGCACTTTGTCAAACGGCTTAAAATCATATTTCGGCTCTTCTTTAATCCCGAAGAAGCGTTTCAGATATTCTTTTGCTTTAGGATTTTCGCTTTTCTTTAACGCTTTAATCATCTTCTGTTTTTCCGAATCTGTTGCAAGTCTATAACATTCTATGTGGTTTTCGTGTGCAGCCAAATCATCCAATATATTAAGACTTGTTCCCGCTGCAAGACTCGCATACAAAGATGTTAAATATTTCCCATGCATATTTAAAATAAAAATATAACTTCCATCTTTGTTGCTTAACACATCTCCATCTTTAAATGTAGTATATTCCGGGACTTCAAGAAGGAGGCGATTTTCGCCGTTAAATGCTTTTCCTGTAGCAGAAAACCAATCTGCCGATACAGAAATAGAATGAATTACAACCAATAACGGACAAATTGACGAATTGTCTTCATATACTATTTCTGCTCTATTTCGTCCTTTCTCTGTCACAATACGACCTGCTATTTCCCCTATGTTTATTTTTTTCGCCGTTTCTAAATCAAACGGAACAATAATTGCATTTTCCATATTTTTCTTGTTTTTAGTTGTTATAAAATAAGATGGGTTACTTAAACCCATCCCAGTTGTTTTGCTATTCTCTCCATTTCGTTATATGCTATCCTATGACATCCAGCGGTTAGCAAATCGTTTTCGTACCGATTTAGACTCCACTGGTGACCGGTGATGTCCTCCACCAGACCGTGCCGAAACTCGGCGCCCCGGTGCATTGCCGACACAGCCCGCCACAGTTTTCTGGCTTCTGCTATTCCAATCTTTATCTGTTTACTTGTCTCAATAATATTTCCTTTTATACGAATCCAGGCGTTAGGTTTTTCACCAGGAATATAGAAAGGTGTATTCAAGAAATTGATTTCTCCTGACTTCCACTCTTCCAGTTTTTCATCAAAATCCTTGTAACGGGCTTCTTCTTCCTTTCTTAATCTCTCTAATTTTATTCTTTCTCTTTCTTCCTCACCCTTTCTCCATCTTTCAGATCTTTCTGAATACTTAATCCATGTACCTTCCCCGCAAACTTCATCAACAATCACATTTACGGTCCCTAACACTTTTAATCCTTGATGATCTAATAAAATTTGAAAGATGCGTTTTAATTCATGTACGTGCTTACGCTTGATACTATCTCCGCTCTTGGATAATTCATGATTGGTTCCAAGCCAATCATTAGCACTCTTTTTAAGGATACTCTTAGCAGTCCCCATGTTAAAGAACTGAATGTAATCCATCATATTCCCAAAAGCGCCCCAAATATCTGTATAAGATAATTCTGTTTTAGCTCTTTTGTATTTTTCAATAGACTTCTTAATTGATTCCAGTTTGCTGGCAACAAACCTCATATTACCAGTATCCGATATATTATCCCCTACACTGAAAACCATTGCCCAAGTTGGTATCGCATTACGAACATAGCATTGATGTTTGCTCGTGGTAGCAGAATAATAATCTTCATTTATCAGGTATGCTTTCTTCCCTTGTTTGTTTTTTACTATTCTCCCGACTTCAAAGTGATGCCCATAAGAATAAATACTTGTACCTTCAAAGAAGAAATTGCTCCCTGATGCTGATTCTTCTTGTTCATGAGCCCACAAGTGAGCGACCATTGAATTGTTCATATAAATATCTTTTTAATTGTTTAACTTACCTTTATCATATGACATTCTCTTTTCGTATTTTTCAATACGTTCGGTTATCATATCGCAGAAGACTTGCCCCTCTTTTTCGGAACCTCTGAAGTAACCAACCATCTTCAGAATATTTCCGTCAAATTCATGGACAAACTTGTTATAATAATGTTCACCCATTACCCGTCCGTATTTTTCTACGAACAAATCCTTGTCCAGTGATTCATCCTTAAAGCAACGGTTGTAATCCCATCTTACGATACGAAACAATGTTTCAAAATTCAATCTTTCCATATCTTGTATTTTATGGATTTCCTCACATTCTTCATCCGTTAATCCAGTGTAATCATCATTGATTAACGGACAAGCCCAACAAGATGGCAACCTGTATCTTATTACTTTTATGCTCATAGTTTTATTAATCTACAGTTACTATCTTCAAATACCGGAACCTTCCCTTGTTCTCTAAAATAAGCAGTGGCCACCTTGAAAGCATAAAGCGGATTTACTTTCTGGATTTCTTGTTGTGATTTATAGAAAGATACTGGCTGGCATACATAGAAGTTTTCATTGCCAAGGCAACCGAAAAGCCAATCCATATTGGATCCACTGCAATTAGTACCTCCAAGTACGATCATATCGCACCCGGTCTTTCTTGTTCCCAAAATAAATGCCTTGTTCTTATTCTCTGGCTGCATAAATATCTCCTTGTCGATTATAAACCAGTCACTCTGGCAGCTCTCTACATCCCGGCGAACGATTTCGTCAATTTCATGGGCATATTCTTCTTGTGTTTTCATAAGATATGTTATTAAAAAATGATAACTGAATGTATTTCTTAAAAGAAACTCCAACAAAATGTTACGATAAATTCTCCCATCCCGTATTCAGCAAGTTGCTTAAATGATTCTATCCCATTACAATAATAAAAAACATCATCATTATCATCATCGTTGATACTCAGCGATAGTTTGATTGTCACTCTTTTATCGTCTCCTGTCTCCTTCCATACAATCTGACATTCTACGTATTCAGGCTCCTTACCTGTTCTTTCTACAAATTCATGAAATCTTAAATCAATTTCATGTTTGACTTCTTCAACGTTAGATATTATTACCTCATTTTCACAATCCCCGCAAATAGCATGCGCGAAAGATCCATCAAAATAATCTATTATTTCTCTGGTATTCGGATTTACTATGGCTTCACAAGCAACCTTTGTTCCACCACATCTTGTACATATATATCCCATAATTATCTTCTTTTAAAATGTTCAATAATTTCATCTACTGTAACCTTACGCCATGTGATGCAGCCCGCGTCTCCCCTGAACCGGAGCTCTTCGCACTTTACCCCACCTGTCTCCTGTGGCGTCCGTCACTATCTGACTAATGTACGGTCCTGGCCACAGACAGCCAGGCCGACCTCATGGCAGGGCAGGCGCCGCCTTACTCTGGCTGTTCTACCCACTCCCTGTATCCTACATTAAAACCAATAGGATCATGCCTTTTGATCATAGTGCCATAATTCTCTCTACCGCAATACCTGTTCTTTCCTCCAATGATCCATGCCTCATCGTCTCTATCTGGAGATATGGAGTTAAGATACTTCTCATAATCTTTTCTACTCTTTTTATTTAGATCCATATTCCACTATATTCCACTATATTTATGTTATCGAATTTTTCTTTTATAATATCCAAGACTCCGTACTCGTTTGTTATCATAGCATGCATCCCTGGCTTCATTCTCCACAGATTAAAATACCTTGTCACATTCATAGTGGCATTAAATAATGATATTTCATATCTTGTGTTTCCATTTTTATCACGCCCTATGTTTTTAATATAACATATGTCTGGCTTGTATTTGAAATAATTAAAAAGCCTATACCATCCCTTCCCGTTACATGTTTCACAATTCCATATTCCAGCAAGCCTCCTGTATCCCCTTACTGGTATTTTCTCTATTTCTTTTGGCATGATTTCAATATACTTTCCTTCTCCGATTGGTATAGTCATATTACCTGCCTCTTCCGTGCAAAAGTATTCTATTTCAGATGCCATTCCTTTATACACATAGAACCGGTATGGGTTCCCGTCAGGGTCTACCCGATCCATATAGTATAATATCACTTTGTCTACTTCTATTCTTATTTTCTCCATCTTTGTCCTCCTTTCTTGAATAAAAAAACGGCACCTATCTTCACAGACCAGTGCCGGCAACTAACTCGCATGGAAAACTACTTAACCTCAACTAATTCTACAGAGTTGTAGAATTTAGTGAAGCTATCAACAAATTCTCTTATATTTTTATATTCTTCTGGTCGTTTTCTGTTACCATCTTTTATATAATTCACCCACAGTCTATCCTCTATGTTCTTAATCGCATTCTCTATAGTAAATTCGTCGCTGACACACATTAAGCACGAAGACCCTGTTTTCTTATGCGGTTTATACACCCTTGAGAAAGACCACATTTTTATCCTGTCGTATATATATCCGTTGTTGGGATAAACGAATCCTATCCGGCTGTCACCTTCTTTAGCGTAAAACACACCTGGCTCCTTCCCGCCCTTTCTATATACTACAAATCCTTTTTCTTTTAGGATATTAACCACTTTGTCTAATTTATTTTCCACGTTCATTTTCATGCAAAAATTTAAAAACGACCCTCATTATAGTTACGAAGTTCTCCACCTTAACCCACTCATGAGCTACTGCTCTAAGTACGGATGTTTCGTATGTCGGAATATCGTCTTCTTCAATCACCTTACAAGAAGCCAGAACTCCTTCAGTCGGCTTTAGTCCTCGGTCATGCAGATCGCAGAGACCGTCCGGCTGGCGGAATGCGCACCACCCGTCTTTTTCTGTTGGCTGGATCATCGCTATTGGTTTTTCTTTCACTGCAAGATACCCGACCATCCACATTGTTTCTTTTAACCTGTCAGCGTATCCGGCATCTATGATAGCCTCTATGTCTTTTGGCGTACCAATACAAGGAACCTTACACATATTCTTGCATTTATCACATGTACAAGGTTGCTCCCATCTGTTATGATCTATGCCAACCAACTTCTTTATCCGTTCTACTTTCTCTTTCATACTTCTTTTGTTAGTTCATCATAATAAGCTTTCAGTTCCGGTGAAGCGTATTCCATAAATGCTTCAAACAAGTAGGGTACCTCTATTATCATATTCACATTACAACCTTCTGCCTGTGAAAGCAATTCAGGATCATTACTGTACAGACACGCAACATGAGCACCTATATTAAATACATGCAAATCTATCCTTACGTATTCTATACATGAAGACAATGCATTAAACAAATTCTTTACTTCATTCTTGTCAAAAAGTTCTACAAATTCTCTCAACCCCATCATTTTACTACCCTTTCTATGTGTTTAATTAATACTACCGCCATTCCATTGCCGGTTTTTATCGCACATTCCGATCCTTTTATCCATTCTACACACCCTACATACTTTTCCGTAGCATGAAATCCGGGATTGTATTTTCCAGATGTACTGAACTCTACCGTATCCCCTACCTTCAAATCATCAAAAGCAATAGACCATGTGGTCCAAATTCTATCATGTCTCCCAGGCTGAATGGCTTCAATTACGCCCTTCTTACGACCGTTTTTTATCGCCCTTAGTATTATCTTTCTATCATCTTCGATAAGGCTGCAAAAGCGCCCGTAAAAGGTCAAATCAACCTGTTTTCCTCCTATTTCTTCTATTATTTTTGTTATTCTGTTCATTTTCTGATTTTGTTTTATTTTTTTTCTTATTTTTTCTATCTTCTATAGAAGATGATAATAACATTATCTTTTCTATGTTACTTTTTGACTGTAAAAAAGAATCACATTTCATTACTACTACCACCTTCTTAAGTTCCCCATTATCGTATAGCGATACACGCATCATGTTTTGCGCCTCGTCCACTATCAGACCTGGAGTAGTCTTAGCCATTTTGCGTAGCTTATTATACTCCGGTCTTTCCATTTCCTCTGTTTATTACTCTATAGTATTTATCCTTATCCCCTTCTTCCAACTTCTCCAAGTAGAAAATTCCATCATGCAAATGAGACAAACAAAACCTGTATCCGTATTTCTGCGTTCTTCTTACATGATCCCGCAATCTTATCTCTTCACTTTTGTCTTGTACTTTGATTTTAATACTGTCTCCTTCTTTGATTGTGTATAAAATAGTTTGAATCTCTTCTTTTTTCATCTTATAAAATATTTTAACGGCAGCACCTATACTCACGCACCACTACTGCCTTATGTTTAACAATTAAATACTTAACTCTTCAATGGTCAAGCCTTTTTCTTTTACCCACTTTAGCATCGCGCATAATTCTGTTTCTGACTTATATTTCGGATCACGCCACGCCCATCCGAATTTATCCAGGACATGATGATATAATTCGTCGGCCTTTGCCGTGTAAATGTCTTTGAATAAATGCTCCGAACCTTCTGGTATAAGCATCTCTGTTGTTGCAAAATCGGAATACGACAAACATCCGTAAGCATATTCTGTTATTTCACTCCACGCTTCTCCGGCTTTAAATCCAAATTCTTTTACAAAAGCCAAAGTTAGATACATATTTAATAATATTGTTACATCATATCCCGAATCTGACTTTCTTTCTATTATTTTCTTTTCAAATTCCTTTAAATCTTCAGGCCCTAAAAAGATGTATCCTGATACCGACCGATAATTAGCCTCCGCATACTTCTTGCATTTATCATCATTAACAATCTTACCAATGTTAGATAACATCTTTTTCCTCCATTCATCACAAAACTCTATCCTTACATCCATCCAATCAGTACCATAATTGTACTCTTTTGGATGTCCTACCGATATTACCTTTATGTTATTCACACCATATTCATAAATGCGTTCGCCCACCTTATTCGCCCATTCCTGTACAAAAGGAATAAACTTATTGCAATAAGAATCAAAATCAAAATCTAATTCCTCCTCATATTCCGGCATCTCTTCATAATCTTGTTCAAAGAAATATCGAGGATCTGCTATTGTTTCATAGAAACTTACGTTAATGAAACAAAACTCGTTGGTTGTCGTTTTTAATATCACAGCTTTTTGTATTTACGTACATTTTTCTTGCCATAGAATCTACACATGGCACGAATCTGACTATAAAATACTTTTGTCCTCCTGGCCTCAAAGTATTTAAACATTTCTTCATTCTTTGTTTCCCAAACGTAATCCGTTTGGGAACTCATGTGATTTTTGTCCTTGCGTGAATAATGGTAATATGATACCACAACACGTTTCGCACCATTCTTTACAGGTACGATATTCACATCTATGTTATTATCTGTCATCTTATTATTGTTTTATGCATTATATAAATATAAAGAGCGCATACCTTCACAGGCCGGCGCTCCTTTCAATAAAAAGGAAAAAACTAACATTAACATAAAAATCCGTTTTCTACTTCTTATGTTTTAATCTTTTAATGGCATCCTTTCTTGAGTATGCCATTACTTTAGTGCCATTAATATCAAATTCTTTTTCTGTTCTGACAATCTTTTCTCTTCTATATGTAGATTGCATTCCTTTTCCCCTTTTAGTATTTAGCACAAAGGCATCATCTCCGCACATTGCAGCTAATATCATAGGGAGCAACAGACCTCTGTATTTCATATTTTTCCTCCACAATTATTATATCTACCATATTCGTTTCTTCCATCATTCCGTATTTCAAAAATCATCTTCTTATGATCTTTGCCTGGTAACTTATCCTTAACAGCCGATATTACGCCCGCTATAGACGTGAATCCTGAATCTGTTATCGAACACAGCAACGCACCTCTGTCGGCGCCGGTGCTTATCGCTGACGCCTTTATAATATCATTTTTATATATTCTCATAATCTTTCGTTTTATTATCTACAAACTTATCTATATCGTCTCTTATTCTTTTTAGCACTCCGGCTATAATTTCCGGCATCTCTCCTTCGGTACGGTTCAGAGTTTCTATCACCCCATCAATCCTACCAATTTGACGCCATAAGAAATTGGCGTCTTTAGCATTAAATTCCCCCATCATGTCTTATTTTACAGTAAACAACTTCTTTTTCAATGCACCAGTCTTGCGATTCTGAGAGTAAACAGCTTCCGTCGTTGTTATAAAATATACAATCTTTACATGACATGACAGGCTTTTCGTCGTCACCAACTACTTTGACATCATACTCTATGCCATACAATTTTAATCTAAATACATCTCCTGCTTCTTTAGAAGATAAATCCATGTCTGGACTGAATGTTATTACTTCCATATGATTATGATTTATTGTTTGTGAGATGCCCAGAATCGAACCAGGACCGGCACATACATACCGGCACGCCGCGCCATCCCTCTATGATACAGAAATAGACATGCCTATTCTCACGAACCGACATGCCAAAACCCAAAACTTAATTTGATGAATAAAATAGATTAACAAAAATACTATTCTAATTCTTTTATAATGTCTTTTACGATATTTAGCCTCACCTCCTTCGTTTCCGGACTAATACAGCCAAACCATCCATATATCCTCCATTCTTTTTCTGGTTCTGTAGCCATACTTTTCTTTTCCTCCAATTCCGGGAAATATATTTTCACCAGTTTATCTAAATATAACCCATAAATGGATTCTATTTTTTTAGAAGTTCTGAAAAACTTAAATACTATATTTCTCAACATGACGCATATATAATCCCCATTCTCTGACCTTTCGATCTCCTCATATACTTTTTTCCAAATGAATAATCGCTCTTCTTTTGTAAACATATCTTTCTTTATTTTTATGGTATTATTTGACTGTATGCAGACTTTTCCATGTACACAACACTATGTTCCTGTCCAAGTATTTTCTTTGCTGCTTCTTTCTTTATCGCGCAATATCTCCCTGTACGATACGGATTCTTTTGATCTGATCCATCCTCGACTTCGATAATAAAACAACCTCCGTCATCTATTATCTTTTTGCAATTGTCACATATTTCTCCCGTGCATATATGATGCGGCGCCTGCCCTTTGATGTTATTCCCTAATAAAGCAATCCCCATCTCTTCGCCACATATCATGCAGACTTCTATAGACGGATTCAATCCGTGTTCTGGATGCAATTTAATGCCATCTTTCATTTTCTTTCCTCCTTTGTTTTTAATGTTGTGTGAGATCGCCGGAATCGAACCGACCTACCGCACCATGAATCCCATAAAGCAAGTGCTCCGATCTTCGCAGACGGGAGCACTTTGTCTAAAGCATAAGAAAATTAATGAAGAAATTTTTCTCACTTACGCCATAGCATCTAAAATAGATATCAGCACTATTTCTATGACAAACATAATAGAAAATATCTTAAATGCCTTTTTCATATCGCTATCTCCTCCTTTTTATTTTTTTTAGTTCCACAATAAACTGTTCCGGCTCTGCTCCGACCTACGTTCCACCTACAACCGCAGGCCTTAGCCCAAGGCGCCGCCTACTCCCCCTCTATGGTAGCCATCTACACAACTATCACTACCCGATAATAAACATTTATCCTTATAACATTTATCCTTATGACAATCATAAAAAAATACACCTATCACAACTGTAATCCTTAACTTCTACACAGCTAACTACCTTAGCGTATTCTATTCCATCACTACCTTCTATTCCTTTCACCACAAAAATAGAACCTTCTCCCTCCTTACTCAAATCTAAGTCAGGCGCAAAGTCATATACGTTCATGTTGTTTATGTTTTAATTGTTATACATTCCGATTGAAAAAAATACTCACATAATGCAGTCCTTAACTCTTACCTACAGAATACTGTTTTAAAAACGCTGTCTTAATTTTGTTGGAAAATCCTACATTATGCTGTTTTAAAACGTTGATTTGTTGAATTTTGTTGGTAGAAACTACATTATGCTGTTTTAAAACGCTGTAAGTCTTAACTTTGTTGGAAGAAACTACA